CATATTTTGTTAAAATTAAAATTCCTTATAAATTCCGGCGTGATTATCTATTTCTTCGCGTGTCTACTCCGTACAGCATAATATTTCCTTGTACAAGTCCTTTTTGTTTCATTGTTTTCCAATACACTTTGTCGTAATTGTATTTGTGACGCCAAAACGGAAACATCATTTTGTGCTGTTTACTAAAATAATTGGGATCGGTTGGTCCGCACACGCTACAATAAAACACCGGATGACCGGTCTCGGGACAAATTTTGTTTGTACAATAACAACATTCTTTACAATTGTTTTGGTTATAGTACACAATAAACGGACGATATTTTTCATATTCTTTGTAGTAAACTTCCACATAGTAGGTGACAATTTTGCAATGTTGGTTTACGACGCACGCCATTTTAGCGTTTAACGCCAACGGTTTGTCAAAATTGTATCTGGCGCCGTAATCGACGCGCATCGTGTCCACGTTGTCTTCGGATACTAATTCGTCGTTGTTTCGTTTCAGACACAATTTTTGTATTTCGTGATTATGCTCTTTGTCATTGAAAATTTGCTGAATGACACTTTCCACATCTTCTACCACAACATATTTTTTGTACAACAAAACGTCGGTATCCAAAAAATTAAAAAAAAATTTTTTAATAACATTGAAATACATTAATTTTTTAACACTATGTAACGACAAAGTGGGATATAGTTCTATCACGTCCATCATACCCTCGTTGTTTTTGCAGCATTTTAAACAACAAAATTTTAATATTTCGTCTTGTAGATTTAAATAATCAAAAACAACAATAAAAATGAATGAAGTGTGTTTTTTTGTTTCTTTAAAAGAGTCGTTACATTTAAAACATGATGTCGTGTTTATTCCCAAAATTAATTTTTGCGCTTCACCTACCATAGCGTTGATTACTTCTTGCGTTTCTTTAGTCAAAAATTGAACACGTATGTCTTGCATGATTTCGATTAAAGTGGTTCGTAAAATTTGTTGGATATCATTTAAATAATAAACATAATGCACATGTAACAATTATTAGTGGTCGTAAAAATTACAGCAAACACGCGCGCACACACTCTAACAAATGTAACTGGGTTATATAAAAGAGCGAATATGGAACATGACCTCATTCGCAATCATGTTTTTTGTTGTGTTGTTGTCATGTTGTCTAAGTATTGTTCAAGGATCGAATATTTTATGTGTGTTTCCAACACCTGCGTTTAGCCATCAAACGGTCTTTGCTGCCTATGTCGACAAATTGGCAACCGCCGGTCACAACGTTACTGTTATAACACCCATGCCTCGAAACGTCAAACATATTACCGAAATTGGGTGTAAGTTGTCCGTGCAATATTTTACGTCGTTGGTGAAAAATTCTACAATGATTAAACAACGAGGCGTGGTGGCAGACGAAAATACTGTGACCGCTGATAATTATATCCCGCTGGTGGACATGGTTGTGGAGCAATTTAAAAGTGAAAACGTTACAAAATTACTCACCAACAAGGATAACCATTTTGATTTAGTGGTGTGCGAGGCGTTTTTGAGTATAAATTTAATATTTGGATATTTGTACCGGGCGCCGGTAATAAGAATTTCGTCGGGCTACGGCACTAATGAAAATTTTGAAACTATGAACACCGGTGTCGTTTACAATTTTACAAAACACCCTAATATGTGGCGCTCAAAATTTTATGTTCACAACGAACACAAAGCGAAAATGTTGGAACAAAAATTGGCCGGCGAATGGGCGGTGTTGGAGCAAACACAAGAACAACGATTGAAACAATTATTTGGTGATAATATTCCCTCTATGTCGCAATTAAAAGAAAAAGTGCTGATGTTATTTATAAATGTGGCTTCTGTTTACGACAATAACAGAGCGGTTGGTGATAACGTACAATATTTGGGTGGATTACATTTAAAAAAACCTCAACCAATAACAGATATAGAATTGTCAATGTTTTTAAATAATATAGACGTTGTGATATATGTAAGTTTTGGTTCAATAATGGATGTCTCCGCGATGGATCAAAATATGCTTAGTGAACTAGTGCGCGTTTTCAACAGTTTACCCTACAATGTGTTGTGGCGAGCGCCTGACACGATTCGTACGCGTTTCAATCTTTCATCGAGCGTGCTCACTCGCAATTGGTTTCCGCAGCGTGATATATTAAATCATCCAAACGTAAAATTATTCGTAACACAAGGTGGAGTTCAATCGATGGACGAGGCGATCGACAGCGAAGTACCAACGTTAGGATTGGCTATGGCGGGTGATCAATTTTACAATGTTCACAAAACGGTTCAGTTAGGTATAGGAAAAAGTGTAAATATACTTAAATTGGAAAAAGAACGCCTCGATAAAAAAATTGTACACATGATTAATAACGATAGATATACAAAACGTTTGCGTGATTTAAAAAAATATATACGCTCCACAACCGTTGACCCTCTTCGAAAAGCTTTGTGGCACACAAATCGTGTTTTGAAAAATAGCAATTTAATGTATTTGTTTAATAAATAAAAAATAAAAATATTATTATATATTGGTTTTATTTAAAACTTTTTTATGTCTAACAACAATCATTACAATAATCAACACACCGAGTATTAATACACTACTTGTTAAACATATAACTAAAATCGACATATGCACACTTGATTGTACAATTTTGTTAATGTTTGTGTTTTTTGTAGTTTTGTTCACAAAATGAATATTATACTTTGAAGTACAAATATCCGTGTTGGCCTCATCCATTACAGGAGTTAATTCTTGGTTGTTGCGCGTGTCCATATCGATACTGTACAATGTGGCATATTCTTTAAAATTTATTTGTCCATATTCCATGTTAAGAGTGCGCAACTCGCTACCAAAACGCTTTTTTAAGTAAATTTTTTCCAGAGTATACGAAATATCTTGCACAAGCTCTCGCACAAATACACAATCGAGCGTAAGTGTTGACGACATGTACATAACACCGCAATTTGTTATACAAAAATAATAAAGTGATATTTCGTGACGTAACACAATTTGATTGTCGTCATCCCATTCGCTATTTTTCTCCAACGAATATTGAATTATATTAAGAAAACGATGCGGAAACTCATTGTTCACGATATATTGGGTGATTTCTTGATTGCTTGTGTCTAAATAAACGTTTTCTCCGTCGATATACTGAAATAATTGTATAGTTTTCTGATAATAATTATACGTTTCCCCCACAAGATCTCTATCCTCGTTTTCATCTTCTAATATTACGCTATTGCTAATTACTGTAGCGCCGATTTTTGTTTTATTAGCATTATCAAATATCAATTCCTCTTCGCCGGATCCGTCAAAATCATCGCAAAAAACACTTGCAAACATCAATAGGTATATAATATAGCGTTTCATGATTACAACAATTGTGAAAGTGTGTGGCGATTATTTAAACCACTAAAATTACATATTAGTCACGTAATAAAGATAACTTAAAGTTGCAAATAACATTATTAATACAACTATTGCAAAAGCGTTATAGAAAATTTCTTTGGAGTTTTCGCCTAAGCATTCGCATTGTGAATTATTTTTATCGATAATTTCGTTTTTGTTAACTGTAGTAGGTTGGTAAATTGATTCGTTTGAAAAAGACATTTTTGCGACTACATTTGTGTCAAACATTAATATTTAAGATATTAAGATGGAAAAAAATACGTCTTAAAATTGTTTAAAAATATAGACCATTCACGTAGATACTCTTGATGTTTCGGTCGGTCGTCCACCAACAAACCGTAATATCTTGCGTAATTTTTGGGATTCAATCGCCATTTTGCGTATTTGTACACTAACTTTACAATTTCTTTGGGCGGACACATCAAGTGACCGGGCGTTTCGCCACCAAATTTTAAACCGCAAATTTTTATTCGCGTTTTTTTTTCATTTTCCACACCACCGTTGCAAGTGCCCACGCTTTCTATAACTTTTGAAATCACTTTAGTGTTGTCGTTAAAAGGGTTTTTTTCTTTTAACATCATTGTCAATACAGTGTTGTAAACAAGAAATCCTTTGTAAATATGTTGTGAAGCAATCGTGTCTTCGTATTCGGGTACAGTAGTAAAGAAAAATTGCTCGTTAATTATCGGCTCCTCACCGTCTTTGTACAAACAATACATTTCTTGCGGTAAAACAATACATTGTCTAAAAGAATACAAACATTGAACGTACATTTCGTTAAACAAAACGTACACTTTTGCTTCGTCGTGCACCGTATCGTTTTTTGCGTGACCGTTTAGACCGCTTTTGTCGTTTTCCAAATACTCGTAAACGTAACGCATCACCATTCGTATCAACTCTGTGTCAATTTCGCCCGCTTCGTCCAAATTACGCACAATTTCACCTTGCTCGCTTTCCACGATCACACCGCAAACACTTTTGTAGGCGTTTTGAAAACGCTGAGCGCGCCTCTCTTTGTTGTCCGACAACAACCATTCGTAATACGGATCGCCGTTAACAGAACAATAGCGCATATCAATTGTTGTGTAGTGATGATAAAACGTTTTAGTTAGACCCTTCGTTTGAATCAGATTGCAATTCGCACGATGAGGATGAAAGCGACATTGTCTCTTGGTGGTGCGCACCGGTTGGTAAACAGCAGTCGATCGTGCCGTAGCAACTTCGACGCAATTCATTTGTCTTGTCGTCTATAACGTAAAAAATAAGATACTTGTTGTTTATTAAACTCGTATTATCTTTTAATATACTATCCAAAATGTCGTTAATGTCGTCCATTAAATTGCCGGAGCTACATAAAATTATTTTTATATCGGACGTTGATGTGGCTCTAAGCGATCAATACATTTTTATAGAAGAAATTGACGGATTATTCGCGTATAAAAACAAAATTAATAACAATTTAACGTATTTCTCTAAGAAACTTGTTAATCTACACAACACCGAAAACAATTATTTAATTTATTATTGACGATGGCAGACGACAATTTGCATTTAGTAGAAAACACACAATCCGATTCGGACGATGGCGCCAATGTGTACAACATTGGTGGTAAAAAAAAAACCAAAAAACGACGCGGTAGTTTATCTTCGATAAAAAATTTTTTTATTAAAAGAACCAGTAAGGAAAGTGAAAACAACAATAAAATGAACGTTAGTTCCAGCGGCGATGTAACGTTTGGTGATTATGAACGCGATAACAGCGGTAGGGTTGCCATCAATTCCGTGTTGGTACCGGTGTCGGTCAACACTTATAACGCCCCACCGCAAAAGTACACAGTATCAGAAAATATTTTAAATGCACGCGTGCCCACATTTTATAACATGGATTTGGGCACACTACAAGTTTCGCTCAATTATTATTTCGAAAACACATTGAACGATTCTTTTAACGCCTACGAATTAACACACAGTCCGGGCGACAGAGCAGTAGGATATTTTTTTTATTCGCGCTATTTAATATCGGAAAAAGTGGGCAACACACCAGAGGTGTTTAAAATGCTTATTAAAATAATGTACCAAATGTACGAAAATTGGAGTTTTCAAACAAAGTCGTTGTATCCGTTGGTTGTAAATTTAAACGGCGCCGATCCCACCAAGGAAATTATGAACATTGTCAATCAAAGTGTTTATTCAGTGGTTAGATTTATTATGAAAAATGTGCTGGGCAAAACTATTCCGCTTCTTTTTACCGATTTAAACTACCGTTTAACGGACCCAATACCCGAAAATTGTGAACGTGCCTGGTATAAATATTATTACAAATTGATTAGTGACCAAGCTCAATTGTCGTGTTCTTACAATAATATAATTAGCAGAATTAGTGTAGCGGCAAAGTTTTACCATTTCGACGAAGAAACACCGTACAAAATATTGAGCGACGTAAAACTAATTGCCGCGCCCGTTCCCGCTTCGCCAAAATTTAATTTTACCATAATCAAATAGTCAGTTTTAAAATTAAATCAACATCTTGATATCCGCTTACGGTTTTTTTCAGTGCTTGCGTGAATTGCTCAATTTTTTCGTCTTCACCTTCGTTTAACACAAATTTATTACTTTTTTCAAGAAACACTTTTGCGTGTTCATTGTTTATAAACGGATACTCAAATCGATACTCAATTTTGCGTTTATACGGATCTTGTTTCTCCAATCGCTTGTCACAATCTTTACACATAACACGTTCCAAATCGGCCGTGCCGCCGCACGTAATATACACAACTCCTTTGTTATTATTGTCTATTTCGTTTAAACAAATCGAGCATTCCATAATTTCAAATTGGTCGCGAATTAAAGTTTCGGCCGCCTCTTTACACTGAGTTTCCATAGTAATAAAAAACATGCTCGCAATTATGTGTGTCTTACTATTATTTTTGAAAGAATATGACGCCGCTCCAATTATAAACCCGGAAAATTATCGTCAAGCGTCGTTGGTGATTAACGCTATTAGTTGCATGTTGCAATTTATAGAAATATTTTTAGTAATCACGTTTACTTTGTACAAAATAAAACAATAAATTATATTTTAACAGTATATTTTTTATTTATTACAATAAATCAATAACTATAAATTTTTACTATTTATTAATATACAATAACAATACATTTTATTTACATTTTATTTTACATTTTATTATATATAACTAAAATATTCATAATTAAAAAATATTTTTACAATGGCTATTTGTTCTCCGTCTCGCCTCAGCTCACCTTTAATTTCTTTTTCGCAAATATTTTTAATGGTAATTTTACCATTCACATGCGTATAACTACAATAATCAACTATAAATTGGTAGCCATCTCCTTTTAAACCACTTATTTCCACCCATTTTATAATGTTGTCGTTTCGTTTTTTCAGTACACACTGTACCGATCCTTCGGTAATAGTTAATTGTTCAATGTTAAAAGCGCGTTTACCGTCTGTCGTTTTAATGTGTACATTTTGTAATTGTTCTACAGTGTAAAACATTTTTATCGTTAGTGTCCTTTTAAAAGTTAACACAAAATGATTCCGCTAACCACATTGGGTGTGCTTTTATACAAATTCAAAGCGTTATCTAAACCTATTTTAACTGGTTCAATAATAAAACGTTTAATAATAAAACAATATTTTTCAACGCGTATTAACTAAATATTTATTAAATAAAACACACAATCGCAAAACTGCGTTTATTTAAACATGTGTATCATTACGGATTTCAATAATTTGTATACATACTTGTCGGAAAATTATAATTTGAATTTTCAATTATCTTGCCAACACGATCGCAATAGCGTTGTGTCGCTCGATTCCATTAAAACGTATTTTTGTTGTGCTGTTAGCGTTTCCGCAAAAAAGTGTATTCTTCACAATTGTGTAGTTGTAATATTGGGCACGTGGTTGGATAGAAAATTTCGAGGCAACGAAAGCGATTACGGGTTTGCCGGAACTTTTGTGATTGACGGTCGCCATTTTTCATTTCCCAACATCATGATGAACAACAATGTGCTTATGCACAATTTTTTTGACAAACAATATGCGCGCGACAAAAAAATGAAAAGAATGTTTTTGTATGGAAATTACGATGACGAAAAAACCGTAAACAGAGCGATCCAGCTGGTGTACGACAAAGTGGACGATATTTTGTATGTGCGCGACGTTTACGCTAAAGATTACATTGTGGATAGCGGAATAAATAAAGTCTTGAGAGAATATTTAAAATGCAGCGGCAAATGGCCCGAAATGGATTTTGTGTTTCTTTTTGAGGACAATTACGAATTCTTTGTGCAATTAAAAAAAATTATGAGTGTCGATATAACATATCAAATAGATTCGTTATCAAATAAAATAATATATAAACATTCGTATTTGTTACTGTTAACGTACAATACTATATTAAACAAAATCAAAAACAATATTATTGCGGAGGGTGAAGCGTCAAAAAAAAAATCAATATTATATCCGGTTGAGTCAAAAAAAATTTATGATATAATAGTTATGGGTAAACTGATACAATCGGTGTCGAAAACGTTGAGTAAACAAAAAAAATACGATCAAGAATACAATTCGAACAACAACAATTTGGAAATCTACCCGCTTCGACACAGGATAGGCAACGAGGTGTTGCGTATTATTAACGAAAATTTACAGCAAGACATGCTCAAACACACTTGCGATTACGTAAAATTTGTTGATAGTTTTTTTCACGGCGAAATGACGGTCGCGGGTAAGAAATTTTTTTTATGCCACAATACCGTGCTTCCTGACGTTAACTACAAACATATTAGCCAATTGTTTACAAAACTTATTAGTGAAAAATTATTTTTTGTCAACAATTGTCGCGTTATCGCTAACACAAACAAGATTGAACATGAAGCCGAAGTAATCGAACAAAATCAAACGAAAGAAAAATTGTTAAATAACTTCGGCGTCGAATCCAAACTCAAATTCGATAATGTTTTGGTGGCTTTTAACAATCGTCCCACAAAATATTATTGCGACAAAAACAATTTGTATTCTATATATTATATTTTAAAACGTTGCAATACTCCTGTTGAAATAAAATTTATTGATAATATACTATTTATTAACCATCACGAAGGAATGGTGATGTTGAAAAAAGTGGTGTGTATAGACAACGAAATTCGTATAAACACTTTACAAACACCGTACGAGTATCACAACGAAAACAGTTTGGTGAATAGAGATCAAGTGTTACAATTTGAAAATAAAGCAAACGAAAACACTACGGTTTCGTTAATGTCCACCATGATATTAGAATATTACAAAAATTATTTGCATATATTTGACACCATACCCGTGTCTAAGATAATAGTTAGTTTGACAAATTTAAAAAACGGTATGGTTGTGCAAAATAAAAATTTTAAAATGCTTCCTCTTGGCAATAGCGTTGTTGTTGACGATTCTATATATTACAACGATCGCATGTTTTGTTTGTGGACAATAGTTATGGATAAAAAATTAAAAACGGCCGAAGACCCTTACATACCGCACATTGATTTACCCATAAAAATTTATCACAATAAAATAAATCGTTTAAAAGGAAAGGCGAGCGGAGACCTAACCGAAAACGTTTTTGTTTATAAAAAAAGCACAAAAAATAATATAATTCCGGTGGAGGGTGAAAACTATTTGTGCATATTTGGCACACTTGTGTGTAACAACAAAATAAATTGGAATCACGATGGTAAAAAGTATAAAATAGAGTATTGTGCAAGCAAACAGTGGCATGTGTATAAATTTTACGTGTATTTTAGAAAAGTTAACGGGCAATTGGTGGAAAAAGTGGACAGCGAAATGATGCACGACGATTCGGGTGGAGTGTTTGTTAAATTAGAAATTGTGTACACCGTTACGGATCTTGAGGGTTTGAAAATTTGCGGTGTGCACGGACAAAAGGGTGTTTTAAACGAACCAGAAGATTTAAGCGAGTTTGTGGCGGAAGACGATCCCACGGTACACGCTCAAATATGTTTATCGCCCATTTCGTACTTGTCGCGTCAGACTAATTTTATAAATATGCCTGCAAAATTTTGCCGCAAAGACAATGTTCGCTATCCACTTATATTGATTCCGTACATATTTTTCAACAACACTCCCGACAACATTTATAAAGAATTTATTGGCAAAAATATAACGGGCTTTGAAAAATTGGAGGGAACTCGATTGGACCAGTGGAGTATTAATCAATCGTTTATGGGTAATCGGTTGGCGGAGGGATTGCAATGTGTTCGCAATGCTGCCAACTCTATCGAATCGTCCGGTCAATATAATGTTTTTCAAACTTTGTTGCATTGTAACAATATAAAAATTGTCAATTAATGCTATATAAATACAATAAAAGATAATGTTTATTCAAAAACCAATTCATAATTATGTTAACATTTTTGTTGTTGTTACCAGTTGTTGTAGCGACATCAAGTATAGACGGTGTAAATTTAACGCCGTCCTTAAAAATTTCGCCAAAGTATTACGAATTAAAAATGTACACAACTAATAATGAAAGCGTATGGCACACGCCCAACAAAAACGGCAATAGATTGAGAATAGAAAGCGGCACCGCCTCCAAAAGTATAATATTTCAAATATTTGTAGTAAATAACGGCTATCTCATAAAATATTTTAATTATAGAGATATGTTGTGTTTAAATTCACAAAAACAATTTAAAATGTTGACTCGTCCTTCTACCAAAAATTTACCTAATGATTGCATAGTTTTTTTTGAAAATATGAATAACGCTAGCGACAATTGTAACAATAACATAAATTACAAATTATTTGAAAACAAAAACATTTGCATTGACAAAAACACCTCCACAATTAATAATTGTCAATTTGTTGTGTATGCTTTGTTCGACAAAACTAAATATTATTTAAAAATAACAAAAACATCGTTAACGAGTACTCGTTATTTTAAAGAAGCAACAGTATTTAAAGCAATGTATCAATCGTGTTTGTCGCAAATATCTGAGGGATTGAGCGCTTTTGTGTGTTATATCAATAAAGAGACTTGGCCGTGTAACAATGCAAAAATAATGGATCATAAAATTGATCAATGGAAAAAAAAAATTTTAAAAAATTACACAACAAATACAAATAATTTAATACACACCATAGATACAACAACAACAATAACAAGTTTATTCTCAAATACAATTAAAACAACAACCAATTTACTCGCAAATACAACTAAATTACCTATATATTATTTTTCCACAAACGCGCCAACCACCAGTTCGTGGTTTGATATAAATTTTTTTGGTTGCAATAATATTAATTTGTTTGGGTGTAATAATATGAGTAACAAAAAAAATACAAATGTAATGTTGATAATTAATATTTTATTGCTCACGATTTCATACAAATATATAATATTATTTTAAATATAGACGTTTTATCATCGCTTGTATCGTCAAGAGGATTATACTCGTAGGTTGGGTGTTGTTTAACAAAAAACATCAAATCTATAATCAAAGTGAAGATTCCGACTAATATTTATTGTTATAATAAAATGTATATTGTCGACAAATAAAACCATATTATTTTATATAAATAATTTTAATAAAATATAATTTTTACATTGTTTTTTTTATTTTTAAACATTAAATTTCTCCATTGCTCCATACACTTTTGTAATAAAATTCATGTTAGAAATGGCTTTTTCTGGTATAGCGCTCACTAAATTTAAACCATCCGAATGTGTGCTTCTGCTCAACGCTACGTACGCTTGACCCGGTGCAAATAAACAAGCTGGATACACTGTTAAATTTTTGACAGTCATTCCTTGAGCTTTATGTACAGTTATTGCCCATCCATAGCTAATCGGTAAACCGTTTACCAATTTGACGACACCTTTTGATTTTGTATTAAAATACAATTGTATCGGCGTCAGTAATTGTAGAGAGTTGTCGTGTTCGCGTCGTATATACAATCCCAATTCGGTTATATATTCTATTACGCCCATATCGCCGTTGCAAAAATGTTGAGTGGTATGCGTCACCATAATTCTTGTGTTCGGACAAATTTTTATGTTCGGTTTGAATATCAACCGTTCTTGATCTGCATTGTATACTGTAATTTTGTGCGACCACGGTAATAATTTTGTTTCGCAAGTGTGCACAATTTCTTGTTCTCGGTCAGCAATATAAGAATAGCATTGCAAATTAATATTATCGGCTTCTTTGTGTGTGCTCACCAATGAGGTGAACGCGACTTTTTCCTCGACGGTTGGTATTCGGTTTGAAACCAACGAATCAAAATAGTTTAAACATCGCAAATCACCGACGCGTAGTAAATTTAGATTTTTAATGTATTCTGGCTCGGTGTGACGCATGTTTTCTGTGAGCTCGTACAGTTTAAACAAATTCCAAACGTCCGATTCGTACGGCGGCAGCGTGTAATTTATTCTATTGTTGACCGGCGGTAATTGATACAAATCACCAAAAGCGACAACGTTTACACCGCCAAACGGCAATTCAAAGTTACGCGAATTTTGTCTCATCCTCAAATCTATACCGTCCAGCATTTTTTCAGGTATCATACTAATTTCATCAATGATTATATAGTCTGGAAGTCCTACACGTTTGTCCGTAATGTTCATGTCAAAATCGAACCCAAACAACGAATGACAGGTTTTACCATCAATGTTGCGCGCCGCCAAATGAGTAAACGCCGTTACAAACACAATTTTTCCTTGTTCCCTCCAATAATTACGCAACGTTATTAATAAAGCACTCTTGCCGGTGCCAGCGGAACCGCTTACAAAAACGGGCTCAAAATAATCTGAATTCACCAAAAAATTGAATAGGTGCTGTTGCTTAGCGTTTAATGATGAAGGTGCGCTCAAACGCTTAATTTGCTTATTGTTGTATTTTGTAGCAATCATTTTTATGAGTTTCTTGTTCTCCGCAACAGTAGAAAGCAAGTCTTGATCCATTGTAAAAATAACCCTTCTTTGCCAGTTCTTCGCACTCGATTAAAGAATATTTTTGAGTATTGAGCAAATTATTTATACGATCGAAGACGTTAAGATAACGTTCGTGACCAACCTCTACCATACTAATGTTTTCTTGTCTATTGCATTCTTTGTTATGCTCTTCCAAAATAATATCTATAGATTTGTCGATAATTTCAAATTGTTGTTTACAAAAAAAACAAATAACATTGCCGCACCAACAATACATGCCGTTTTTGGCCAACAGTCGCGCTATTTTATCGGCGTGACCCGATCCGCCAAAGCTTTTCAATCTTTCCTTTTCCATCACCATAATTTGGCTGCGTTTATTTTCGTTTGCGTACATTTTTAATTTGATTAGTTCCCGATCTGCCAATTCTTTAATAAATTTTTCGTCTCTCGGCACAAAATGTATTTCGGGCATATCGCTAAATTTTACCATGTAAACAGCCATCACCGCGCCGGTCACATACAATTGCGCTTGCATTTGTCTATAGTGGTCATTGCGTTTTTCCACAGCCACATGAAGAGTGTCGTGTCTGTTCACCGAAAACGCAGTGTGAGGTACCCGATACCGACTTCGTGAACTGTTCATTTTTAAACGAATACTTTCTAACGTTTCGTTGCGATAGGTGTACGGACATTTTATTTCAAGCACCACCAAATCGTTATTGTCCAGCCTAAAATAGGCGTCCGGTGAAGCGCTATACAATCCGATTTCGCTTAAAAACAAACCGCAATCCAACACTTCTTCAATAATTTCCTTTTTTAATTTTTTTTCTACACCTTCTCTAATAATACTCATAACTATTTTGTTTTTCTTCAACAATTTTTCGTTGTCTATACCGTATTTCATTGCCGGTGTTGTTTCACCGTAAAAACCACCAGAAGTGCCGGACGCCGTCGTTCTATTAATACGCAACAGTTTCCACAATACATTTTTTGCTTGTCCTCGTGTCGCTTTTTCCAATTCCATAATTTCCTCGGTGGTGTTACGATGTGATTCCGTCAACGTTTTAATATAATTTTGCAACATGTATTTTTTTGCAAATCCTAATTGTTCATCGGACATACCACCCTCGGAAACGGCCAGTTCGTACGCCATAATAACTAATTATAAATGAGAGGTTAATAAAAACATTTTGTTATATCGTGTGATATTATTTGTTTAACGTTGAAAAATTTGTTGTGCGCACACACCAGGACAATTCTAGCGCCCAATATTGCAATCGTTGAGCCAAAAGTCGTTTTGGTGACAAATCCGCCAACGCCATCAAACCGCCCATAGTCACATAATTGGTGTTTGGAAATTCATCAAAAACACGTAAATACATCTCGTGAATGTATCCGTGATCACACATATTAAACAATAACCGTAACAATTCGACAAGTTTAAAATGCACTTGCAATTCATTTTCAGTTACAATTATAGCGAGGCGTTTTCCTTCAAATTGTTGTTTAGAGAATTTTATCATATTAAAAATTATGAATTGTGTCGAGATAATAATATTTTACACGTTAAATATATTGTGTTTTGCACGTATAAATGAATCGGTGTCTAAAAAAATTGTGCAAAAAACAATGAATCGCTATTTATTTATCGTCGTATCGTGTATCAGTGTGATTATCGCCACAAATCCTTATGAATATACGGTGGACAACAAAAATTATACTGTTCACTTAATGGACGGTACTACTCTAAACAATACATTATCTCCCATGGAATATCTTTTGCAAACAAACAAAACATACGGATTAGGGTTCAGTGTGGGTTTAGATCGCAATAATATCAATTTGTATTCGGATCCGTCATCTTTTAGCGTACGCTCGACACCCGCCAATTTTACTTATTATTTTTTTCGCGACAAGAGTAAATATTTTATCAGAGATCATCAATGCAATTTTCTATGCGTTAATCCGTGCGGGGAATCGTTTATGAGTCCCATACGATTTCAACATTATTGTAAATTTAATATAATAAAAAATTTAAACAACAAATACAGTGTTTACGCTTCGAGTAAAAGTGTGTCGATTACACACAGGATATTGGAGTTTGACAATGTCGAAAATAAATTAAGGGCGCGCATTGTTAAAAACGCAAACGAATCAATGATGGAAACGATACCGCCTTTTCAATTAAAAAACGGACCGATTTTATACCGAGGCAAATGTGTACCTATCAATAAAGTGGAGCAAAAAAATTTGGATACCACCGAAGAAAGATGCAAATTAAACGATATTGTCAAAAGCACGGCACCCACAAACGTCGATGTGTATGTCAAGAAAGACAATGTAAAATTTTACAAACTGCGTTTGGAAAACGACCAAAACACAGCATTTGAAAATGGCGACGTGTTTGTTAAAAATGTTTTGCAGCCTAATGTTTATTCGTTGCGCAACGTCAAAACTTGCAAATACGTGTGTCAAAACTACGATTGCGGTGTGTATATGAGCGACGAAAATAGCAATGAATGCAAAATTCGCGTGGAACAAAATGAGGATCGAAACTCATTTTTTATTCGCTTTTTGCACAACAATTATTATTTATCGTACAACGCTTCCGTTGATACAATGTCGTTTTCGCACAACACAAAAACGCGCATAGAATTTGTAGAAGCGGAATATAAGAAAAAATTGAATTGTAAAAAATTTGAATTCAACGCAAACAAATCGCCCACAAATAAATGCACTAAAAGTTTGGGTAGCACGCTTTCCATAAATTTACCGCATTTATTTTTTTTTCTAATGCTTAACTTTACTAGAAATACCGATGATATCATCGAATAAATATACTTGGTTACATAACAAATTTTGTTTTAATTGCCAAATAAATAGTCGGATACAATACAATAATACACACGGTAAACACGATTAGTAAAAAACATATACAAAAACGACACCAACTACAGCAGCAGCAACAGCGTTTTTGGTTTATTTCGTCGTCTTCCCAAGCGCCATCTTCTATTTCGGAAATATTAATTTTATCCAAGCAGCTATTACAACACAATCCCATTATATTGTATTATGAAAAAAAACACACTGTACATGTTTATAAATAACAACGTTCACCACGTTTTAGATTTATGTCTAATGTACCACGTTTTTCCATTGTGCGTTTTATTCCACGCCGGTGTATAAACATATTGCACCGTTTTAACAATTATGGCGCCTAATTTCACGGTGTACATTGGTTGTTTATTTTTTTCTTCTTTGTTCATTGTCTAAACGTTTTTGACAAATTTTCAAGGAAAACTCAGCTTTTATACGCAGACGAACAACAATTACATTATTTTTAGAAAGAAAATTTATTACGAACAGCTTTTAAAATAATAAATTCGCTGTGTTCAAATAGATGATACTACTTTATTCGTAAATCGTTATAATCAAAAACTACTCATTGTTGTTTGTTGTGTTATTAGAATCTATTAACATTACAATTAATACAATTATTAAAAAACACATAGTCAAACTCAATACAAACCACATGTCCGCTAACTTATTTAAACACTTAAATATCATAACGAAGCCGAATTAATTTTTAAAATTTATTTTCAAATATTTTCTGTTTTTAACTCGGCTTCAAAAACAAACTCGTGTATATTAAAACGTGCTTTATATATATATAGTTAAAAAATTTGTGTATCGTTTCAATCATTAAACATGTTGTTTTCGACGTTTGCAGACGTCTACGATAAACTTGTTGGTTTAACTTCTATTAATGAAATTAATTCGTTTATTAACAAAAATGTTACACTGGATAACAAAAACGGATTGTATATGTGGCTATATTTGATTTCGACTTTTGACAAAAAATTTAAAATTAACGACAAACATTTGTTGACTGTGTTTTGTAAAATTCAAGAACCGCACATTGATCGAAAAAATTTACAAGAAGCATTTAAAACTTTTGGGGTGGCGCAAACGTGTAGCACAATCGTTAAAATCGATCAGCAAGAATCAACACTGACTATGAGTGATGTTTACACATTTTTGAAAAAATTACAAACAATTCCTTCCAAAAGTTTTTATCTGCTTAAATTGTTTAAAAGTATTGTTCCGTATTGTAATCAAAAAGCATTGTATTGTATAATTAATCTAATCAGAAACACTAATAAAAATAAAAAATTGCAAACTAAAAAAAGAAATTTATATTTATTTAGACAAGTATTTGGTCGCAAAGGATTAGAAGAAGTAGACGTTTATATTAACAATCTTAAACGAGGTGTGAATGATAGTGATTTAATGATAAAAAATATAAATATGGTTGAATATATTAAACCCGGCAAACCGATAGAATCGATGTTGGCTCAACCGTGCAAATCGTTTGATTCGATAACATTCAAAGAAATGTGTATAGAAATTAAATACAATGGAGAACGTTTGCAATTACACAAATTTGGCGATAAAATCACTTGTTATAAACGCAATTTAAATGTCAATCAAAAATGTAACAGTTTGACTAACGTTATAAAACGAGTATTGGCGCATGTGAATAATGTTATTTTAGACTGTGAGCTTGTTGGAACTTGTTTTAGCGATTATCAATTGATCGTTTTTGACATTTTGTACTACAACGGACAGTGTTTAATTAATGAAAAACTTAAAACTAGAAAATCTTTGCTAAAAGAAATAATGTGCAACGAAGAAGCGCAAATGATGAATATTCAGTACAAAGTTTCCGATGACAAAAATGTTGTAGAATCATGGGTGAAAACCATTTTAAAACTGGACAATTTTAACGAAAAAGACGATGTTGAGGGTGTTGTCGTAAAAAATTGGAACGGAGGATACGAACCAAAACGAAAAAAATGGTTTAAAATTAAAAAAAGCTATTTTAGAAATGTGTGCAGCGCCGATTTGGTTGTGGTGGGTGGATGGAAAAGCGAAAACAAAGGAGGACGCACAACCATTTATTTGGTCGCTACACCTTTTTATGATTATGAATTAAAAAAATGGATGTTTTTGCCAGTGTCCAAAGTAAAATATTCAAAGAACAATTACGAAGAATATATGGAACCGTACGATGAACAACGCTGCGATTGGCTGGTGGTCGACGAACATTTAAAATCATTAGAAAAAATTCCAGACATTATAGCGACGGATCCTTTACGTATGCCTGTATGGGAAATGGAAGGTGATTTTATTAGAAGCGAAAACATATGGAATTGGGGAAATGTCACGCGCAATTACGTTTCAATTCGGTTGCCAAGGTTTATTAGAGTCCGCGACGACAAAACCTATAAACAAGCAAACACAATTTTTGATTTACAATTGTTATCGAGTATAACAAACAAAACGTTTCAATATCCCGAATTGTATGATTTTTATTTGTACGATAATATTAAAAATTATTCGCCTAATAAATAAAAAACTTTTTGACATACAAATATTTTTATTCAAAACAAGATTCATCCAAACATACAAACATACCGTTATTTTCCACATTTATTATATTAAACAATGCTCTTCTACAAATAACACAATAATTGTCGGTATCGAATACAATAGTTTGTAAATCATCTGTATCTTCGCTAGAAAAACTATTAAATTTTACACAATTATTAACACAATTGGTTATAATTTTATCTACACAAAAAAATTGTGCGTCACTACTACATTTGTAGCATTCGTTAGTTTCCAGATTTTTGTAATAAGTTATCGCCCACCGCTGCGGCAAAAACAATTCTCGTGCGTATTTTGCATTCCATATCAACATCAACAATTCTTCGTGGCACAATTCGTGTATTGGCGTCAATAATACGGGCGGTTTTAACATAAAATCGTCGGTGTCGTTTTTCAACAAATCACTGTTTAATATTATATTTTTGACAGCATCAAAAGATTGAGCGTTTTCGTTGGTGTTGTAAATTAACGTAAAAAATTTTGAATAAACAATTGGATTATACTGTCCCATGTTGCACGTGCTACCCAACACAATCTATAGGTTTAATGATTCATATTTCGTTTAGACAAACATTATATATTGCGCGATAAAAACTTGTCAATAAAAATTCTTGACATAATTGACGTCATTTTCGTTTTTGATAACGTGTATTTGAGTGCGCGATTTGTAACGCGCCATTACTCCTTTTTTTCCTATCCAAATATACTTGAAATTAGGCAAAGTTTTACGCACCGTATGCAACAACAACTTAAATTTAGTGGGCGCCGCCGCAAACACTTTTACTTTACTCTCGCCTCCGCCCTCTCTTAAATCTTCCAAACAAATACGTTTCTCCCTCGATCTTCTTTCCCATTCGTTTACGGCTTTTTCGTTAATCAATCTAATCAACAATCCGTTGTTTTTTACTGTAAAACTTTCCACATCGTAGAAATTTAAATTCAAAACTCTACACAGTATTTGCAAGCACGTTTGGTAATCGTCCCACTCGCCCAGACCAAAAATTTCGACACATTTATCGATATAATGTTGCTGTTGTTGCATTTGGCTCATATCCCTTATTGAATAGATACCGTTTTTTTTAACACAAAAATGTGTCTATTAAATGTGTAGGAAAAAGAAACTCTTCGGGTAAATGACTAACGCTGCCCAATATTAAATCGTTTTGTTTGTAGCAAATAATATTGTTGTTGAGATAAAGATTTAAAAATATCACCGTGTTGTGATATATATCGCCGCCGCTAAATTTGACACGACTGTGACTGGTTATATGAGAATTTAATCCGTCGAGCGCCCGCTGCGCCACTACATTTACATGATCACTTTCCGTTCTAGCGTATTGTTTGGTGTTTTCTATCAAATTAACACTACCTTTAGCGCCGCTATTTATAATGTCTTGAAAACACCCTTCTAACTCGTAAACTTCTCGCTCGCTGCACACTATTTGTTCTTCGTTTATAATGTCGCAGAATTTTTTAAAGATTAACGTCGCCAAATTGCTGCTAAATACTAATGCGACGTCCGTAAAAAACCGTTCCAACCGTTTCGATAATGTGTTAACGTTATTATGCAAACACCATAGTTTGTACACTTCGGGATATTTTTTCAATTCTACTTCCACTTGATTAAAGTTCTTGTGTAAATACAAAATTTGTTGCGACACAAATGAAAGTTTATTTTTGTCAAAACACAAGAACGAATATTTTGGATCGCAATACAGCAACGATTCCAGATCTATTAACGAATTGGGATAGGGTAAAAATGTTATGACCTCCTTGTCGCCGTCACAATCTCTGTTGGCACCCACAAATGTACCAAGGCCGACTTTTACGTTCCAATTGTTTTTCTTATTTTGAATCACCGTAGAAAACTGAGTGGACAATTGCGATATGTTCGGGTGACGCGTGTTCCAAACTCGTATGTTATCGACGCGACGACCGTAATAACGTTCAATGCTTATTTTGGGCGGAATAATTTCGTTGACACCATTAAAACATTGAACGTTGGCATAGAAACTGCTAGTGTTTAAAAATGTCGAGTATAAATATTGGCCGGCGTATCCATTTTTGTTTTGAATCAAATCTTTAATAACGCCTTGTGTGAGCGAAATTTTTTGCATGGCACCCCACACATTTACCAAACTGCCAATTTTTTTGCTGTTGAACTTTTTATTTAAAAACACTAAAAAATTGTGATCCCACAGCGTAAAATTTGGCAAAATCAAATAATCAATGTTGTCCGTGAATTTGTTGATTTTTAATTTTTTCAAAAACACATTTTCCTCTATATCGGTGACCACCACGTTGCTAGCCAATATCACTTGAGCAAGCGTGTTGGCGTATTCGGGTGAAATTTCGTTTTCTTGATGTGCGGTGATTAATTGTCCAATTATTGAATTATAATAAGTACACTTGCTTTGTTTTAAATAATTTAACAAATCACGAACAAATTTTCCAAAGTAATTGTTATTCATAAACATGCATCGTTCCAACTGATTTACGTTTTTTAGCACACCGATTATGGTTGGATCGCGTTTTTTAAATTCAATGCGACACCCGTCCATGTTCCGTTACGTTAAATTTTTCTTTGGGTATTTTAACCGCAAAAAAACCACCCGTAAACACGTTACACGCTTTACAATTAATGCACGTTAACGCGCATTCTTGACACAAACAAAAATGAAAACACGGTAAAAGCACTGCGTCTATACACTTTGATTTGCACTCTAAACATTTTGGTAAATTATAGTGACCGTCATCATACATGGGCGCTGAAGGCGCAACGTTTTGATGATCATCATCAATGTTACTATTACTATTGTTATTATGACATAATTTACGCAAATACAACAATGGACAATGTTTGTTGGACGCTTTATGCATCGACCAAACATCGCTTTTATCCGTAAAATTTTTAACAATAACGTTACACGCGTAACAACACACAAAATCACCCACGTTCGTATAATAGAACCCAGCGTCGCACAATTTATTAACAAGCGATTTAAGACATTTGGGATAATTTATAAAACTATTAATACGATGCTCCAACAAAGTGTAATCGCCTCGATGCGGCGCTAACATAGGATAATTGTTGGTTACGGTGCGCTCAGACAAAAACCGTGTATTTATATAATTAGTATTATTATTTAGATAAAACGGACACTCGGGCGAGTAACGTTTATGATCAAGCAAAGTATTTTCTTTGCCAGTGGTAAAATTATACGAATCAAATTTACAATAATAGCAAGTTATTAGATCTTTAAATCCAGTATAATAAAAACCTACTAAAGATAATTTTTCTTTGTCTTCGTCGCCTGTCCAATATTTAAAACTATTTAATCTGTTTTCATACAAATCCATTACCACTCAACAAGACAACAAATAAAAATCATATACACATTTTACTATATAATTTATTTGTAAAACAATAATCACATATATAATTACAACTAAAAAAATAGGCATTATCGGGTAAAACAGCACATTCGCTGTTAATGTCGGGCAATGTGTTTGTACCGCCCAGTTTTTTGTAACACTCCACACACAATTGACTATCGCCCATCAAAAACACTTTTAAGTGTACATTTTCTTGTTTTGTTAATACCACGTGCTTTTTTGCAACCACCAACAATACAATATTGGTCAAACGACAATTTTTATAAAAACTTTGATCCAACAATTTATCAACCGTATTATTGTTTAACATTATTTCAAATGTTTTATTTATTAATGTAACAGTTTCGCTTTGAATTTTGTTGTTAATATTGTAAAATTCATCGATAACCTTTTGTTTAATCTTTGTCTTCGACAAATAATTGTGCGCGTGTAACATTTCACGAACAATATTTACAATTTGATTATTTTTTATTCTTCGAGAGGAAATTCGTTCCATGTTGTGCAATTTCATAATCGTACTCAACGTAAATTGCAATAATTTTGCCTTTTTAAAACAAATTCCCCTCCACTACCAAATACGATAACACTATCACTATAAAACCTGTTACTATGGACAAAGGCGATATCAGTCTCGAGTCGAATAGCGCTTCGTTTGGCGGATTAAGAGCATCCAGTACACTTTTAGTAGCCAAACCCATTTCGTGACGTTTTAAATCATAAAAAATTGGTTGTTTATAATCAAAGTGTTCCAACAACCCTTGTCTAACGTTTTTTCTAAACGTTTGTGGAGTGTTTCGAAACGCTAATATTAGCAAATCTTTCCACGCTCTTTCTCGTTCGTTTGGCATTATTTCTATAAATTGCCTGTCCACAATTTGCCAATTGTATTTTTCCATTATGTCTAAAAGACCATCGGAAACCACCATGGATTCGCCGACAAAGAAAAAAATTATAATGACAACCGATCAAGTGGTGTTTATGAAACGAGAATTTCAAAAAGGCGCCGCTCGACTCGAAAACAACGTTATTTACAAATTAGATTGCAAAACTGTGAACGAAAAAAAACAAAACCTTGTTTACGTGAGAACAAAAGAAATGTACGATAGTATCGAAATAAATTGTTCTTATAAATTTACTATTGAGCGACAAGAAAATAAACGTTGGTATCTAATCAATTATGAAAAATTGCAAGATTGCAAAATTGCGATCAAAGAAAATTTGGATACCAAAGATTTTGAAAAAGAAACTGAAACCCTAGTAAATTTTTTTATTGAAGGCGCTTACGATTGCAACAACAACGATTCTATCAAAATTTTTGGTTACGTAAAAATTGATAACGAATACAGACAATGCGATTTAGTGGTCAAATTGAACGGACCGTCGTGTTTTAATTTTGAAACGCACGAATCCAAAAAAAATCGTTCTGATCGCGCTCTTACCAAAATTTATAAAGAAATGATTAACAAATGGTGGGTATTTCAAGTTATGTGTCGCAAAATATATAATAATTATAGTCTTTTAATTCTTGATAATACTATATATGAAGAATCTAATGTAAGTGATATTGTAACTCAATTAGTACAAAATGTATCTTATGTAAGCGAAAAACGTTACAAAATGTCTGAAATTATACAAGTGTCAAAATGTGAATATGTTCAAAGTGCTAATCCTAGGATTGCATTTTCTTTAACAACAATTGACAACAATTTGTTATTTGGTTCTAAATTTAATGTTAAAGAAGATGATGCGCACGATTTACTGAGCGATGTTAATTCTATTAATTTCGAAATTAACACCGGAGCCAAATTTTATTGTATATATTGTTTTAAATTAGACGATTCAAAGATGTACAATAATATAGTTTCAATTGTTTGTGTGGACGATGAAGAACAAGCGTCATCGTTATTTTCCGCTTAGTAAACATAAAGCCGAATTAATTTGATATTTTTATAAAATTATTTTTTGCTAATAAATTCGGCTTCATACTAATGTTTAATATGTAATACAGTTTTTAGTTTGTAGTAATAATGTAAACATATCAAGGTGGTTTGTAATTTTTACGGTAATAAACAATAAAATATATTTGTTGTGTTTAATTTTTATTTGTATTTGGTTTTACAAACGATGAATTTTGTATAGGCAAAACGTGTGCGCTTTTTATTTTTTTAGTGCTTAAATTGGTGTTTGATTTTACAACATCGGTAATTTTAGTTACGATTGTTTCGTGTTTTCGTTTTTCTGGTTTAATAAATTTTTTTTCAACAACCCTACTACCACTACTATTTTTATTTTCGTATTGTTTAATAATACAAATTTTTTCTTGTTCAAATTTATTTTTTAATTCATTAATTTTTGTTTCAAATTCTTGTCGTTCGTGCAATTTTTCCGATTCTAATTTTTCGATAATATCATTTTTTTCCTTTTCTTGACGTTCTTTTTCTTTTTCGTTTTCTATGTACAATTTTTTTTTAATATCAATTTCTTTTTTTATAATAATTTCATCTAATTCTTCTTTTATTGTTTCAATTTGATTTTTGTAATCTGTTTTTTCTTTAGCAAAATCATTTTTTAAAGTTTCAACATACATTTGTAATTTTTTATATTCGCTTTGCAATTTACTCTCTTTATTAATAGCCTCGCATCCTTCATCATAAAAATTTTTTAAATTATTATTATCATTTTTAATTTGACTATTCTCTTTTGTTAACATTTTTTTTTCCGCGTTGAGCGTTTCGTTATCGTTTTTAAGTTTTGAAATAACATTTAAATATTCCTCTAAATTTTGCATATAATGTTTTTCTTTATCGACACACCGACCTTTACACGCTGCCAATTCGTATTCTTTATCGGTAATTTTTTGCTCTATTAACAGCAATTGGTCTTGTGATTGTTTAGCCTCAATTAAATATCTTGTTTTTAATTCTTCATTAAATTTGTTTGTTTCCTCTAATTGTTTAATTAATAAATGTTTATCGTTTAACAGTGTCTGATTTTCTATTTTTAAATTTTCACATAATTGAACAATATTTTGTTGCTCCCGATTTTTATCGTCGTAATCTTTATCTTTTTTATTTAATAAATCGTAGCAATTTTTTTCGTTTTTAATAGCGTTTTCAGTGACACGTTTTAATTCTTCTTCCAATTCGTTAATTCGGGACAAGAGTTTTGATTTATCCGTAATTAATTGAGAATTTTCCTCGTCTAATTTATTCCATTTTTCTGTAATTTCGTTATAGCTAAAATTAAGCGTTTCTATTTCGTTTCTAATATCATTCAATTTTTGTAATGTAATTTTGTGTTTGCTTTGCATTTCTTCAATGAGCGCATCTCTTTCGCCCACTTCCGCACCCAATTTAGCAATTTCTATAACGTTATAATTTATAGTTTCTAAATTTTTTTTATTTTGTTTTGTCAAATTTTCAATATGTTTTTTTAGCGCGTCCGTATTCAAACGAAATTGATTTAATTCGTCTTCTTTATTTGCGCAGCTATCAAGGTTGCTCTTTAAATTATCAATTTCTGTTTGTAAACTAGTAATTTTCGTTTGTAAACTAACAATTTTATCGTTTTTTTCAACATCGTTATTTTTTAACGTTTGGTTTACCGTTCGAATACCGTAAATATATTTTTCTATAGTGTCGTAACTATCGTTGTCGTCAAGTTCTGTCCATTTGTTGACAAATTGTTTCACGCTATTCAATAAACTACAACATTTTTCTTTATCCAATTTTTTAACGCCTAATAAAATTTTAAAATTTGCAATTACATCCTCTTTATTATTTTCTATTGAATTTTTAATTTCTGTTTCACAATTGCTATTGTTTTTTTTGTGTTTCAAATTTTCAATATATTTAGTGTATTTTTTTTTAATTTTTTTTACATATTGTTTACCTTTTTGTCCACCTACAGTCTTTACAAAATCCATAAATATATCGTCGTTCCACTCGCTAGTGCTCATAATGTTTAATTTATCAATTAAATCATTATAGAACTCGTCCCGATCCTCGTCGTCCTCTTCTTCCTCGTCACCGTCGGCATTATATTTTTTATCACCCCAAGTATTATAATTGTAAGTGTGGGTGACCTCTTTTTTTTCGTTGACTTTCAAACAGTTTATCAATAAATACTCAGTCGTCATATCGGCGCTTGATTTTTTTAGATTAGGATTGAAAGCCAATATAATCTCGCGTATTTTATCTTCGAAATTAGTCTTGCTAGCGCTAGTGTTGCTAACCGATCGTTGGTTGGTTATTGTTTTTATTAAATTATTAAAAGTGTGCGGTGTTACGTCGACACCTTTGTATCTTGTTAGTATCATGTCGTCGTTGTTTAAACGAAAATTAGACGAACCACCGACCGACCACACGTTGGTAAAGGCCATAAAATTATCTGATGATACAAAAATTGGATGCGATTTTAAGATTTGCTTGGACGTAAATGAATTGATTTCAAAAAAATTGGTTAGCGCCGGTGCGAGTTATGACAACACCGAAATATTTTTAATTACCCGTCTTCGTTACGATTCGGGATTTTTATATCTTTTTTTGACCGGTTATAATAACGTGCAATTTTACTTTCGTGCTCAATGCAAAATTTATTCTTACAAGCAATGTTTTCACCGTACAACACCGTGTTATAATAATTGCAAACCGCACAAAAGTATGGTAATAACTGGATTGAAAAATAGAGAATGTCACCGAATAAAAGTTTATCGGGTTTTGAGGGAGAAATGCAAACCCAACGAACCTTTTATTTTGGATGATTTTTGTACTGACGAAAATCGAGTGCAAATGCAATTGAAAATTTACGAAGGAGAATACATAAAATTTGAAAACGGAATACAAGTCGATGAAAATAACCGAGCAACGGGATCGATTAGTATGTTAAAAAAGGTACCACTATCAGATTTGAAAGAACCCATTGAAACAATTTTGGGATGTTACGATTTGGAAACCTACACAAATTTACGGTCTTTTTCCAATGCCAAAATTGATCCAATAATAACTGTGTCGTATGTGCTGAGAACACATTCTAATGTAAAACGTTTTTGTTTTATAAACACGCAAGGATTAAAATTTTCTTTGGAAGATGTGGTCGAACGCGATATAGAATATGTGGATGGTGAAATTATTGTGTTGCCGTATCACAATGAACGCGATATGATTGTTTCGTTTTTGTTGTTGTTGTGCAAAAGCAATCCAGACGATATATTGGATTACAACGGTGATAAATTTGATTTACCGTATATATTGCAGCGTGCCGAAATACTCAATATTGACAAAAAATTTTTACAGCGTTACGATTTAAAAGCGGACGAAATGAACACAATATGTGTCAACACCAAATACGGTTATAGTTTTAATAATTTTTTTATGAAATATTTTAACCACTCGGACGTATATCAATTTATCAAAGGATCGATAGACGCCAACAAGCTAGAAAATTTAAAATTGGACACTACGGCTAGTTATTATTTAAAAGTAGGCAAAGTGGAATTGACGGTGCAAAAAATGATGGAGCTGTACAATAAAAAAGAATTTGGACAAATCATCAAATATAACGTGCGCGATTCAATATTGCCGGTGGAAATGTTTCGAAAATGCAAAATGGCGAATAAAATGTACGCGGACGCTTCGTTGCTTTATATGACGCGTGACGATTCTACATTGACAATTTGGCGCAAAATTAATTTGGCGTTGTTTAATCGCGCAATAATAAATACCACCGAGACCGGTCAAAGCGACGAATATTTTTTTAACAAATTTGATTTGTCAAAGATTATGCGCAAAAAAAAAATTATAAAACGTTGCGACAGCGATGATGAAAATGACGACAAAGAAGAAGAAGAAGAAAACGAAAACGATTTGATCGACTACACCAATTTAGACAGAAGTCGAGTACCGGTGCATCAGATTCCCGCCGATGCAATTGCTTTGTGCGATCTTAAAACACACATAACATACACGGGTGGTAAAGTTATTTCGCCTGTACCCGGTTACTATAAACTAATTTTTACCCTTGATTTTCGTCAATTATACACGAGTATAATGATTTTTTTTACTGTTTGTTTGTCCAATCTTTTTTTTGGCGCCGACAATAAATTGTATTTACAACGAAACGAAAACGCTATTACTACAAAATTTCTAAAAGAAATGGCCGACAAGCGAGCATTTTATAAAAAAGAAATGAAAAAATACGCGCCCGATTCGTTTGAGTACGGAATGTATGATTCGTGGCAAAATGCCGTCAAACTTGTGTGCAATTCCCAGTATGGTTGGTTTGGTTTGTGTTGTAAACCATTGGCTAATTTTATTACGCTTCAAGGGCGCATCAAACTGACGGAAGCGGAAAATTATATTAAAAACCTTAGCAACAACGAAGCTATTAAAAAGAAATGGAATTTGAGCGAGTTTCGTTTGGACGTCGTGTACGGAGATACCGATTCAAATTTTGTTAGCGCCGAAATTAAACCGTGCGAATTAGCGGCAATGGGTGGTGTGAAAAAATTTGAGCAATTAATACGCAACGATATCTTGGAGCCGTTAAATAATATTTGGAAAGGCGCTTTTGAAATGGAACTGGAAAATATAATGGACGGAACGTTGATCAAAGGTAAAAAAATGTACATGTGTCTCAAATCGAACGGCGCTTTGTATAAACGCGGTTTAAACGTAAAAAAAGATATTCCGTTGTTTTTAAGGGAAGCGTTTGATAAAGTTTATTTTCAAATATTGACTAAACACAGTTTGAATTGTGTGTTAAATACCCTTGTAAAAACATTAAAACAAAAACGAGACGAGTTTTGTGTGGCCAATTGTGAAGAATATTCGTTTTCTCAAACTTTGAACGAAACAAAAAACGGCGCAGACGGAAATAGCGTAACCACCGCTTACGTGTTATTCATGCAATTGCGCAACGACGCCAACACTAAATATATACCTTCGTCGGGCGATCGTATTCCGTATTTGTTGATTGATAAATTGGAAAGTAAAGTGCGTGATCGCGCCAAACCCACTCAATTGTTTAACCAAAAAGACAATTTAAATTGGAGCAAACATTTGGGTATTGTGTGTACTTTTTTTAACGATTTGATGTCTATGATGCGCAACGATACACTTTTTGTGTACGCTTTTCAAGATATTTGTGAATATTTTCAAAGAACCCAATGTTTCGGTATTGTATATCCTACCATAAAATTAATGACGCAATCTCGCAAAAAAGATATCGTGTGCAAAGAACTTAATATAAAAAATAAAAAAAATTTGTTGGACAAACAATTTGAAGAAATCTTGAAAAACAAAGAATATAAATTTATTCACACACACGAATTTACCATGACAAAACGTTTGCCGACCTATAAAATAAATAAATTGTTAAATGTTAATGATGATTGTTTTGCTTGCAACGGTCGCGGTGTTCCGGCTGTCGATAAAAATATGAAATTGGAATTGTTGTAATATAAAGATATCGTAATTTTTTATCGTATAAATTTATTATTGTAATATAAATATATCGTAATTTTTTATGGTATAAATTTATTTTATTTTTGCTGCACTATTACATTCTCTCAATAGAAAACTCGATAAATTAGCAAAACCATTTTCATCCTCAATAGAGTGTAATAAATGCTGTTTCATTTGTTCAGGACTATAAGAATTGTTATCCATAGTATCGCATATTTTATTTAATAAATTATTAATGTATATATCGTTTTTTATTTTTTCATATAAATAATAAAATTGTTTTTTTGTTAAATCTAGTTTATTACCAAACAAATTATACACCAATTCTCTGTCTAATTCGTCGTTTAAAAACATATTAAATATTTTGTGTAGTTTTTGAAGTAATGTCACATTATTTTCGTTACAATTTTTTTCTTTTACATAATCGTTTACAATAAAATTAAAATTTGTTCTTAAATTGTTGGAAACATGAGTGGTTTTAATGGGATTTAATCCAACCAAATCTTTGAGAAAGTCAAAATTCATTTTTTCCCTTATTATTCTATTGATGAAGTGTTTTTGTTTAGCAATGCGTCAAATGTGTCGTTTAGTTGTTGTTTCTTTTTCATTTTTTTGACGTTTTTATTGTACAAATCTTGGGGATCCGAATCCGTGTTATTATAATACAAATGAAGAATACAAAAAAATAAAACAATCAACACTAGTATGGTTATTAACAATTCGCTACTTCTACACCGATTGACAATAAACGCAAACAAAACCAAACCAACAATTAAATATATTGCCAACATTGTTTTACACACTCTTATTAATAATTATGTATTGACTAGATTTTCTTCTTCTTCTTCGGCGTTTTCGTCGTCAGTGTTGTACATTAAAGGACCCGGGTGAAATTTATTAACATAATGACGTGTGGCGCTAACCGAAGCGTGATTCATCATTTTTGATGTTTTATTAAAACTTACACCTTTTTTTAACATTGTGTCGGCCACAAAATTTCTTATCATATTACTGGTGAATTTATTGTTTCCATTATAAACTTGATTAAGTAACAATTTCATGTCATGAAATCGAGTTGGACTTTTGGCGCTTATTTTGTTTAATGTGTCTACGGGAATTTTTTGGTACATGTCCAAAGCCATTTTTAGAGCGCGTTTGTCAATACATTTTACGTAACAAAAATTTACTTTTGAATGTTTAGTCAACAAATTGAGAACTTTGTGTTCGCCTTTCTCGTACACTTTTTGTAAATCTTCCAATTTTATTTGGTAAGCGTTAGTGATGCGCATTCCGGTGCCTTGAATAATATTAAACGCAATTGCACCCCTAACCAAACTTTGATTGTTATAATAATTTTTAAACTGTATTTCTTGTTCAATGTATTTGCGCACCGGATCAATAAAATCATCTTGTAAATCGATTGTTTTATTTTTGGCTAAACGTTTATTTTTTTCTTTATCTTTTGGTAGTTCTACGCCTGCCGGAATTTTGTAATCGGGCAATTTCATGGCGCGCGTATAGTAATTAATTGTCGCTTGCATACGTTTTTTATTAATTCCACCCAATTCCAGCAAGCGTTCAATAAAATCCTCAACGTCCATTAGGGACCGCGCCAGATAAAGACTTTCCATTTCCCGGTCCACGCTATACCAACCGTAATTGTGTAAATCTTTAGTTTCTATTAAACAATAAATAATTTTTAACAACAACGAACGAAACTCTTGCTTTGTGGACTCTTTATAGTTTTGTTCTTTTCTCAACGGTAACCATATATTTTTTTTTACACTACCGTTCTCCGCCAATTCAATGGGTAAATCGCGTTTTTGTCGTTCTATAGTTTCATCCAACACTTTAGCAAACATACCGTGATTGTTTATAATCAACCGCCAAATGTTATAGTTCTCCATAGTTCTCTTCGTCAAAATCGTTGCGGTACCTTCCATTGATGCGACTTACAATAAAATAACTTACCAAAAGCACCACAATCAAAATAAATACACCAGATGCGATTATTAACCACATGGCGGGTTTAGCATTGTCTTCATTACTTGCGACAACCGTATTTGATTCATTTTGATCGTGGTTGTTGTTATTGTTACTATTATTGTTGATGTGAGCCAATTTAAGAGCTATGGGTTCGACGTAAGTGTTGCGAAGCAGCGAAATGTCAAGTTTAATTTTGTTCATTGCAATATCTTGTTAAACAATAACATTGAAACAAACATTTAATACAATCAATTGATTATTTAAGGCAAATCTGTATATTTTATGTTAAGTTCTTGTATCTTGGCACGCCTCAAAGCCTCGTTTTCAAATGCCAATTCGCTCAAATGATGTTTAAGCGGTATATTAGATTTGGGCACGATTTCCATTTGACTATAATCGATGTTTGTTGGTTGGCCGTTTTGTACCGCTTTTTTTTCAATTAAACCAAAAATATTAGTTGAAACGTTCAACGGACTATTTAATAAATACGTAATATTGTTTCTGAATCTATGCACGGCGGTTTTTAATTTTGGACACAAACACGTATTAATGTAATAACTATTGTGCGCACCAAACAATACATCTTCAACAACACCGTTCAGTATTTCAAAACACATGTTGAGGCGTTCATTGTTTTTTAATTCTATACTTTGCTGAACGTTTGGTGCAATATCAACTTTTTGATATAACATTAACAAATATTCGTTTGATGTGTCGCTGTTGAGTAAAGGCAACGGTTTGCTTTGAGTAACCGCGTTGGCCATTTGTTGTTTAAAAACATCGCTCAAATGACTGGCGGCTAAATTTAGTCGGCGTTTATAAAATTTTTCGGCATAAGCTTTCATTATTGGCGATATAACAAACGATTTATCGAATATTCCGTGCGCACCATTCAATTTTATTAAACCGCTATATTTTTTCTCTAAATTTGCATAATATTCAATTAACTCTTGGTCGTTTGCAAAACGTTTGGCCACATTTACGGGAAGAGGATCTGCTTTTATAAAAATATCTCGCACCAAATTTATACAAGCAATTTGATCGGGATTTAATTTGGCCGTGTTGTTTGTCCTATACATGTTTATCATGTTAGCCACCGTGTTCCAATTTAATTGGTCCATTTTTTTTAATATGCTTACAATATTCAACCTGCGGTTCAATAATCATATAATTATTAACAAAAAACAACAAAAAAACAAAAAAAGCAATAAATATAATATTTATAATAGTAAAATCTATAATATTTATTAATAGTATTATTAACAACACCACACCCAAAACACTTTGTACACTTTTTCTTTTACACAAAATACTTTCGCAATTTTTAAACGCAATGTTAAAATTATTTTCACCGCTAACATACGATTCCAGTTCTTTTCGACAACATTCTTCGCAAAGCATTAAACTTTTTTGCAGAATATACGCTTTGTTGTCGTTTATGTTTTGAAACGTTTTGGGTTGACTGCCGGGATGAAATTCAAAATTAAAATCATTGGCCAAATAAATTTGCGCATAATAATGCGCCAACACAGCTCCCCCCGTTTTTTTCACCTTCACTCGACATATATTAATAATATTAGGCACACCATCGGTGTTTTTTGTTTTGTAATCAAACGCATACTTCAACAAAAGTTGTGAGTCGTATTTAATCCGTTTACTGTTTTCTATTTGACTCGACATAATATTTATCAAACGGCGAGGTCTTACTACTACCCGCCGTTGGTTTAAATTCTGGCACTTCGCACAATTCTTTGTCTAACAAATTGTTTGGTGCAGATATTTGGTAATCGTTGTTGGGTGTAAATGTTTGGTAATCGTTGTCACTGTTGTTGTTTGTTTTTATCGCTCGATAATCGACAGGTTGCACCGTATTTTGCGCCAAGAACAATGATTGATTTTTATTTTTTCTTAAAAACACTACTTGCTCTTTTTCAAATGATATATTGTTGTCGAAAGCGATTAATAATCCCACTAAACCACCTTTGTCTACCTCGTTTACAATTACAATATATTTTTCATTGGTAACAACCACTTCGCTCCACAAATTATTGTCGTTGTTTTTGTAATTTTCAATAATCAATTTATAAGCTGGTATACCCGACTTTTCCAATTTGTATTCGTTACTTGTTTTAAAAAAACATAAATCGTGCTTAATCTCACAATACACCACTATGCTATCTGTTTCTGCCGTATTACTTATCATTTTTTTAGTAGCGATTGTTTTTATATTTTACAATAATTTTGTTGTAACCGATTTCGACAATAGTTCTTTTAGTGCAAGATTAAACGTTCTTAAAGAATATTTGCGCGCAGGCGAAAATAATTCTTTACCCGATGTTTTAGGTTACGTCAGCCACATAAATAAAGATTTGTACAAAGTTACCTACTTTGATACAAAAACTTTAAAAAACGTCAAAGAAGAAACACACAACGAAACACAAGAAGAATTTAATTTTGTTCGACAATCGTACGACAAAGTGAACGTATTTAACAATGACAAAACGGCAAGTGTTGGATTTGTTAGTGAAGACGCTTCAAAATTTATAGCGTACGCTGACGATGGTCCTGTGGTAATGGATTGTGGAGACGGTGTGTTCGATGGCAATCAATGTATAGAAACGCCAATTTGTAACGCTCCCAACACGAATATTCCTTTGACCGAAAACCGTTTGAATCGACTTGTGTTTAACCGTTTTGCGGCACAACAAAAACCTGTATCAGAAGACGACACAAATCACCATCCTACCGCGTACATACGTTGCGACTCTAACCGTGTACCGCACATCGAAGAATGTATGAACGGTGAAACTTTTCAATCGGATCGTTGCAAATACAACCCCGTGGTCACTACAAACGGACAAGGACTAATAATATCTGCGAATATACCTAAAATTAGTAACAGCAACAAATACAAAAAATATATTACAAAAACGTACAAAAAACAATATGAGGCCAAAACCAAAAACTTTGACAATTCCGAGTTTGAGCGCGACACCGAATTTATCGAACAAAATTTAAAAGATGAAAATATTTCAAATAAACTCAGCTTCACACCCAGTATAAATAAAACGTTGGTCAAGAATAGGAAATTTGTTTATGGCAAAAGTAACAAGTTAACTAAAATTGTTGAAATTGTTGACGATCACGCTATGGACAGTCTAAATATTGTTGACAATTACACTAAATTTGCTAGACCCACTCAAACACAACATAAACAACATTTTGTGATTCCGGTTAATTGTGTGTATCCGTTTGATGCATCGCCGTGTATAGAAAACGGTGTTGGTCACACGTTCACATCAAATAAAATAGCTTCGACTCAATTCTTTGAATGTTTAGACGGTAACAATTTATTTTTGCACAGCTGTAATAGTGTAATGTATCTTGATGGTAAATTTTTGTGCGATCACAACAAAGATTGTGCACAATTTAATGACGGATCAGGAATTTTAATTAACACTATTCGCACAGACAACATTATTTTTAATACGGGTAAAAGTGTTTGTGTCGACAACAAAATTACGAAAATATTAAATTGTAATACAGAAAATATTATACCCAACAAGACGTTTGATCATCCTTTAAAATTGTCGTTTAGCTTAAACATTCCCCGTCAAATATACGACGAAGAAACCGATGCTTGTATTGATTATGATGTTAAAAAAGTAAATATAATCAACGACAATTTTATAATTGATATTGATGGTTACGAGGAATTTTTAACTAGCATGGTGGGTAGAGTTAGTAAAATAAACACTGAACATAAATACATGAATTCTAATCGTATCAGTGACTTTGTCACTTATAGTCGAGATGTAGGCGAGATTTGTTTGGATCCCAAAAATAGCAATATAATAGATTGCGGCGATGGCATTGTGGCCGATATTTTTGACAACACAAAATACAATTTGTGCGACAACGGGACATTAATCAAAAAAGTATCGCTTGAAAACGATGAATTTGTTGAAAATAAAAAAATTAAACGCATAGATGGATATATGGGCGAGTGTCGCTATAAAGACAATGAAGATTATTTTGATGTGCCGCATCGAACCGTAGGATCGTACAAATGTTTTTTTACAATTCCTACAATTATTGATTCTACAATTTCTGATTAAAACGATACATTTTGCTGCTTAAAGCATCGTTCGCTACAGGACTACAACTGTTTGTTCGATAATTTCGATTGCCATTGTATTCCGTTGTGTCGTAACAATTCATACCGCTCATACTGCATATATTATTTATATTTTGTTTCAATTGGTTTATTTGTGTTTCTAAATATTTGTGTTGTTGTATAATTTCGTGTTGTGTTTTTTCTATTTCTACATGTCTATGCGCTCCGTCTGGTTTTAGATATAAATTGTCAATTTTCAATTTAGATTGGTTGTTCATCGTAAAATTATCCTTATTATGTGTAATTAATAATTATAAAATGTAAAATTAAGTACTGGAATTTTTAATAATGAAACGGTGCTATTATTTTCAAGACGTTCACCCTGTCAACATTTTTTATTTCAATAATAACAACTATTATTTTAAATTAAATCAATTGGCCGATTGTTTTCATTTATGTTTTAATACAATTCGTTTTACAACGAATCCGAGGTTTTTGGTAAATTTTGATTATTTAAAAACTAAACATCCAAACACTACATACACTTTACACCCTGCCACTTTGTTGTTGCATATACAAGGTCTTGATCATTTTATGACTAAATTTTGCGCCAAGTCATATTGTGATTTATTTTTACATTTTTTAAATGAATGTTTCTTACATAATAATAAATGTGTAAACGAATTATTTCAAATTTGCAATATTACAAATAGTGATATTGATGACAATAACAATGTTAATAATTTAATTGATAAATATGAAAGTGTAAAATGCGTTTACGGTGTACTGGCGTCAAACATCGAATTTATTTTAATACAAAACAAAAAATATTTTAAAGGTGTAGACGTGGCGCGTTACATTAATTGTACACCTTCTTATTGTATAAATAAATATGTTGACGACAACAACATGGTTTTGTGGTACGATTTAAAACAATATATTCAAAATAATTTTATTTGGTTAAATTACGAAAATCGCTGGAAAAACAACACAATTTTTCTCAAAGAAAAGGGAATCAAGCAACTTTTAATGGCGACAATTGGTGACGATGAAATACTTCGCGACATGCTTATCAATGTGGACAATTATGATGCAGCCGAAATACAACAATACAAAAAACAAAAACCCGTTTACACAAAAAAACTATTAAAAGCTTACGAGTGCACAGTGGGAAAAATGAACGGTGTTGTCGATTTTATTGTGACGCCCGATCAAAATGTTTACTACAAATTACATCAAATTGCCAAATATTATATGTTAAAAATTAATAATTATGATTACTATAAAAAATATTTGCTGGAATGGTTTACGTTAAAATCGTCGTTGAAGAAATGCAACATCAACTGGAAACCCAATTTAATTTTAATTGAAGGACAAGGAATTTACAAAATGTTAACGGACGTGGGTCTCAACGTTGAAGCGCAAGATTTTATCTACTCGAAAATGTATGAAGCAAAGTGTTTATGGACACGCCAACACAAATTTAAAGTTAAAGTTTGATTTTTTGAATATAAAGTTTAATTTTTTGAATATAAAGTTTGATTTATTTTATAAAAAAGTTTGATTTTTTGAATATAAAGTTTGATTTATTTTATAAAGCAAAGTTTGATTTTTTGAATATAAAGTTTGATTTTTTGAATATAAAGTTTGATTTATGTTTTAAAAATTAAATTTCCACTGGTGTTTTTGTTCATATTTGCGCTAATTTTAAAACTAAAATGTCCCGTAATCAAATTAAATATATTGGGAAGCGAACGTTCTTTCACGAGACTTTCGTGATCCAATAAATAATGATAATATTGTTGAAAATCGGACCGCATTAATTTAAACAAATCCAAATAAGCATTGGAAAAAAGTATAAGCAATGTAACAAACGGAGTGACATATATTTCGTTAAGATTGGGCGCGGTTTCATTGTCTATGTACATTATTTTGTTGGTGCAAAATTGTTGCGATTGTCGCTGTTCCATTGTTTTTATTCTATCAATTAATTTAAACATTTCCGTTCGCGTGTCGTCAGGTTCAAATTTTGTGTCAACATCAATGGGTTTTTCTAAAATTCTTAGAATATTTGCAGAGTCCACGTAACACGTAATTGTTTGGTCATCGCTGTCCAGACTTTTGTAAAAAACAATTGGATCCGTCGGTATTGACATTTTTCTATCTTCGATTTTGTTAAATTTCATGTCTATAAATTGCATGTTATGCGGTAACATTTGATTGTTGACAAACGCCAATGAATAATAAACAAACGAAAACATTTTGTCCGTTAGCGAACCGCTGCTAAATAACACCCGCAAATCGGGTATGTCAAGTTGACGAATAACTTCCACATAGTATTTGGCCACCATTAAATATAATTGTCTTTTGTTCATTTTTCGTAGATATGCTTCATTTTTGTGCTCCAAATCGCTAACATCAAATTCTTTTTGGTACAAACTATCCGAATCAACTATTTCGGTAACGGTTCGATAATTTTCAATTTTCGCTTCGTCGGTTCTTGAACGGTTCATTTTGTAAATGCTTACACTAACACATAATGTAATACATATAATCGTTGAACAATACCAATTTACGTATTAATGTTAGTTTGGGTGCCGTTCAAAAGCGGCCGTGATAAAATCACCTCGTCGTACATATCGAGCGCGCGTTGTTCCATAGTAGCACGACCATCAAATTCAACTACTGTTCGTATACTAAATTTGGGTTGAACAACAGGATTGTCTAAACGCACCGGTTGGTTGGGGTTATGTAGATCGGGCACCATTAAACCGTTCGCAGTGAATATACACGTGTCGTTATCTTCAATTTTAATTGTGTAACCGCTAATAGTGTAAAGAGTAGGTCTGACCAAGCGATTAATTAAATTTTTCAAAAAAGGCGGATATTGTTCGTACGACAATTGTGCGTTGAATATTCGCGTTTCAGTTGTGGGAAAAGGTCTTTCGCACAAAACGGACGGTTTAACCATACCCATAATGGTGTTTATAGCAAATTGAAATCGTGTCCACAATGGCTGTTCAAAATACTCTTGTTGTATCAACATATTACACAATTCATCGTTTTTAGCCTGATCTTCGTAAATTGTATAAATTACAAATTTTTCCATAGCGCTGCGCGCAGACGAATTAAGGTGTTGTTCGTGGTCTAGCGGAATTAAAATTCTGTTTGGGTTGTTTTGTTGAATTAACGATTGTCCCACTAGCATTTTAAATGATTTGTTGTCTTTTCCGGACGGTATTTTGAAACTACTTTTCAAAATTTTAAAATATTTTCCTAAATGATAATTACATATAAATGTGCCGTCGAGGCGAGAATTGTAAGCATCGGAACTGCACGGTGAACCGTAACTGTCACAGCGAAACAAATCCGAAATCACACCTTGAAATATACAATAGTTGTTAAGTTCACATCCGTAATCCACAATTTCCATAATGTGTATGTTTAACTTTATTATTGTATATAAAAATGCTACTAATCGATATTAAATTCCTTAAATAATGTCAGTCGCAAACAAAACTTCAATTTTTGAACAAGAATTAACGTACACTTTTGCTTATTCGCAAGATGTGTTGTATCGCCTCAACGATTGGTTAATAGCGAATATACCAATAGCGGAAGAATACGTCGAAGTGTTGGACAAACACGATGTTCGTACACGAATCGCAAAAAAATCGGTGTTGTGTTCGGTAAAAAAACGTGTTATTGAAATGAATCGATTAGTGGTGCCGGTCGATAGTGTTAATTTAGTGCCAATGATAAAACGCGAATGTCAAGAAGACGTTTATACAACTTGTAGCGAAGAAATTAAGCGTGTGTGTAAAACGCGCGTGTTCAAAACAAAAGATAATGTCGAAATCAAATTTGAACAAATTTTTTACGAATATAATTTGGGTGATTCGTTGGATCCGCTTACCGTGTTTAAACAAATAGCTTTGTATAATATTTTGAAACCGAATAATAGCATAGACGTCACAATAAATTCACATTTGGGGTCCGACGAAATATTGGCGAATTGTAGATTAGAATTGGAGTACGAAGACGTTATTAACGCTAACGTTTTGCAAAAAGCCGCTACTTTAATAAATTATATAGAAAGTGTGGTTTTAAGCGATGTAATTATTACGCCTTTTATTTCGCACACAAATATACTAAACGAAATATGTTATCGTTCGTTTGTTGATGAAAAATTGTTTGGTGACAATGTTGCGGATATAAAATTGTGGGCGTTAAAATTAAACGGAATACGCGGCAAAGGATACATTGTGAACGGTCACAAAATTTATATTCAATTGGACGACATGCAATTGTTTTGTGGACAACTGTATCAGAAAAAAATTAAACACGAAGCCGAGGTAAATTGTAATATTTTTAATTCGAAAAAATTGTCAATAAACTCGGAATCGTTTTCGAGTTCGTCTTTACCGTTTTTACATAATCGCATAGTAGGTTTACAAGTGGAGTATATAAAAACGTCAAAACGATTCTATGTGACCGATGTATTAAACGTTTACAAATACAAATACGACAATCGAAATCAATATGACATATCGCTTGGTGTAAACGTGGATATTTTTGATGCGATCAATTTTATGAATAAACAATCGCGCCAATTGTACTTTAAAACCGAAAAAAATAATCAATTTTCAATTATGTTTCAAAATTTTGAAACGCACATGAAAAATGTGGATATTGCTAAAGAATCAAACGATGGTTATGTGGGGGTGACTAATAACGGAAGTTTGGTAAAAATAAAAGCGCAAAAATCTTATGAAATGAAATACACAGTCGCCGGCACATTTTTGTGTTCGTTTGGAGAATTTAAAAGTGAAACCGCGGGAAAATGGCAAACAGATAAAATTTATGAAGCGATTATAATAAAAGATAAGATTGTACAAATTATAAAAGAAAGACCAGACCGATTAATAAGCAATTGAAGCAATGTCCGATGATGATAATAATAATGTGTCATTTTTATTAGTTATTTTTGAAAATAATAGTGAAAATTTAAACGAAAAAACAAACACAATGCAAGAAAACGAAGATGTAAAAAAAATTTCGGATAAAATAACTATTTTGAAAGCCAAGCAACCAAAATTGAGTTCAAAAAATGCCAGATTAAAAACGTTTGACACTTGGCCCGTGGGTATTGCTCAAACTAAAGACGAAATGGCCACCGCTGGATATTATTACACTGGCATTAGCGATGAAGTTAAATGTTTTTTTTGCGATGGCGGTATAAACGAATGGTATCCAAAAGACGATCCGTGGAAACAACACGCTCTATGGTTTGCCGGTTGTCAATTTTTAATTGCTTCAAAAGGATTAAAGTATATTGAACAAGTGCACGATGAAGAAAAAAATAAGATAGTTACCAATCAACAAAAAAATAATAATATTTTGGAAAATATGAAAGAAACTGTCCAAAAAGACGATTTAAAATGCGTTATTTGTTTTGAAAACCCTCGCAATATGTTATTGTTACCTTGTAAACATATAAATTTGTGTGGCCAATGTATGTGTTCGCTTGATAATCAAATTTGTCCAATATGTCGTAATTATTTTACACAATTTGTAGAAGTGTATATAAATTAAATAATACCTAATTCAAATAATACCTAATAAAGTTTTTAATAAAGACCAATCCATTCTTTGATAATTGTTTAATTCGTCTTGTTTGTGTTGTATAGGTCTATAATTATTAACGTGATTGTGAAATATCATTGATTTGTACAATAAATTATTTTTATACAAAATATTTTTATGAATTTGATTACGAGTTATTTCCTCGACTAGTTGTAACGGTTCGCCCATTTTTTCTCTGTACAAAGCCACCTCGACACGCTCGAATTCATATGGAAATGTGTCGACGGTCAAATAGTGTTTGGCGCATATAGGACAAAAAAGTATTATGAATATATTGTAAAAAATCCATTTAAAATTACTAATACACGACATAACCGTTTCTTTTTCGTATATATGTCTGTTGATAATTATGTCATCGGCTATTAAACACATTAAATGAATACTGTCCCAAATAGTGGTGAAGCTAAAAAGAAATTTGGCAGGCGCAAATTCTTGCAAATTTAATTGTGTCAATTTTTCTATGTACATATCTTTGAAAACGTCTAATTTAATATCGGAACCTACCACCGAAGCCCAATCTATTAAAACGTTAATTGATTCTTCTTTGTTGTCGTTGTAAATTATTAAACACAATAAATCATACAAAAAATGTACTTCGTTTTTTAATACTTGTTTTAATTCAGGCGATGGTGCCATACGTGTCATATCCAACATTCTGTACACAAACAACGCAAAACTTTGCTTGTATTTTAAGACGGTTTGTGTTTCAACCAACATTTTCTTATATAAGTAAAGTAATAGATTTTTGGTTAAACATTGACCAATAATTTTTACCAATGGAAAATACTACTTTAAATTTGTATACTTTTAAACCGTCCGCCAACACAATTTGTGATGATGAAATCGATAAAAGTAATTTTTTTCTACAAGGCGTTCTAGAAGCGTTGCAAGATAATACAAAAAGTAAATTTGCGTGTTTTTTGGAATTAAAACGTGAACAAAATCTGTTATTGGAAAAATTAAAACACGATTTAATCAATAACAACAATGGTAATTTTTACAGAAATCATGTGTTATTGGACGTGTTAAATTTGTACAAATTATATTGTGAGGAATTTACCGAAGAAGAAACCGCATTCGACGGAGAAGTCATTAAATTGTGTTATAATATGGTGTTGGTTTTGTTTGAATTGTTTAGTTGCACCACAAATATAGTGGTGTTTGTTAAATCTACCGCCAATTACGACGATATAATAGCACGCGCTCTCCAATCGTTACAAGAATTGGGTTATATAACTATAATTAAAACCGTGAGTTTACCATAATGAATAAATAAGATAATTCGTGTCCAAATAATAATTGTGGTTCAATAATTTAATAAAATATAAGATAAAACATGTGGGGAACTATTGTGCTATTGTTGGTAATTGGCGCGGTACTATATTTGTTGTGGGTCAACGATAAATTAAATTCTAATTCTATTAATCAGAATTCTAACGATTCGAGCGGTGACTCTTTACAGTTTACACCAGACGGTCGTGTAAATGTTAATTTTAGTAATTCCAAAGTAAAAAATGTTCGAATCTCGCACGGCGAAAACGATTTTAGCAAAGTAGGTGTGTTGGAATCGCCAGTACGATATGATCAAATAGTGGAACAAGGAGATCGTTTAGGTGCAAACACAGTATTTTTGGGTGTTTTAGAGGCGCCGTTAAACGGTGTTAATCAAACAAATCGTTCTACCAATAATTTTGTTATTAAAAAGTTTAAAAATCTTTTTATAGTTTTTAAAGGAGTGGATTACAACGAAATTGACAATAACAATTTAATGGTTCGGTACGAATCAAACAATATGATATACGCTTTAGTTGATGCTAGCAACAGTTCATTGCCTGAACTATTGAAAGATGTTGATTATCCAATATGTGTTTTAACTAACAATTCAAGCGCACAATTAGTCTTGAAAGAATGGGGTTACACACAAATAAACGATAGTGGTACTCTGTTTGTAAAAAATGAAAAAAGTTTCAGATTACAATAAATTTATTTAAAATAAAATAAATGTTTATAAAAAAGTTTTACATTATATAAAGTAAAAATTACAATAAGTCTATTTATTTATACATTTTATCATACAGTTTCGTCGACATTAGATTTAAATTTGGGCGAATATTGTTTAAAAAATTTTTCGTCCAATGAAATTTGCAAGTTGCTATACATTTTTGTGTCAGCGTTGTAAAATCGCGAAGAAGAATTGTATTTTTGTTTAAAATCAGAACATAACATTTCCGCAGTGATATTTTTTCTTTTTCTAAAGTTTAACATTTGCGTTACATACTTTTCGGCACATTTGATCGCATCTAACAATTTTTCTTCGCTAAACTCCTGAGCGTTTTTACATTCTTTCACATTTAACACGTACATCAACGCTTCAATTCTTGTATTATAAATGTACAAACATTTTTTATTGTATTTGTAACTGTTATCGCCTTGTAATATTGATTTGTAATACAGTTGACCATCGTTCGGGTTACAATTGTACATTAAAACATTGGCCAAAAAAGATTGGACAGAATTTTTTAATGTGTTAATAATGTCGCGTTCTTCGCAATAGCGCTTTTTTAGATGATGCTCGTAAACACTTCCGCAAAAACTTTTAATTTCTGGATCAAATTCGTGATCAAAATACATTTGACCGAGTCGATTACTGCACGCTTTATCGTAGCCGTCGGTTACAAAAATTTTATCATCATCGTTGTTGCATATGAGCGATTTAAATGTGCTGTTAAATTTTTCCATTACCCCATAATTACAACGCGCCGAATCAATTTTGGTGCTGTCGACAATACTTTTTAAATAGGCTTTACTAAACAATTGCGCTTCGTTCATCACGTACAACTGCGATTCATACAATTTTACTTTTTCATCTTTATCACTTTTATTGTGATTATAGTGTTCTTTGTCTTGTTTGTACACCAAAATCATTGTACTCAACAACTCCCATAAAGACGATTTACCACAATTGGGCTTTGACGATAAAACTATACACATTTTCTCGTTGTCTATGGGTATGGCGAGCGAAGCGCAAAAATTTATCAACGCTTTTGAGTTATTCGAATGAAAATTGGTAAACACCCGAAAATAACTAAAACCTTTAACAACATTTATTAGCTCTTTAATATTGCCGCTATAATCATTTAAAAACATTCGTATGTAAAAACGCGTTAACCATGTGTACATACTTTCGTTGTTTCGGTGCTCTATTAAAATATCCGACCACACATTATACTCTTTCAGTACTTTGTCAAATTTTTTGTAATACATACCAATATTTTTAACGACGCGGCTATATTCGTATTTTTTTTTATCGGGACTTCCCGCCTGATATATCACAGTTTTTACTTGTTCAAAAATGTCTTTTTCGTCGTATTCAATTCTATTTAATAAACGATGCATACTTTCGGTGATCTTTTTTTTATTGTTAAATACATCGTTGGATACCAAATCGCCAAAGTCATAATCGTCCAACCAATCTTCAAAATCTTGAAAAGAAGGCGATAGAAGAGCCCAAAAATAGTGGTCGATTTTGGAATTGGGCCAAATTAAATGACACACTATGGCTACTTGCAAACCAAACAAATCCACGGTGACAGGCAACGAAACAATATTGGTGATAGGTTGATTTAGATTATTTTTTAATTTTATCATAATAATAATAATGTCAGTCGCTTTGCTTTCAAGAACCCAATTGATCATTTCGCGCCATTTGATTTTCAATTCTTGACAAACCTCGTTCATACTTGACCCGATGGTATGACAATCTATAATATTGTTTATAATTGTGTAATAATCGTCCAAAAATTTACGCGCATGATATAATTTAAATAACAACAAATCTTTATCAATAGTCGCAAACAATCGATGAAAAATGGGTTTTTCTATATAAGTTTGATTTTTACTAATAAAATTTTTTTTCAAAGTAGACATTACTATAAACGGACACGGTTCTTTGTATATTTTTTTGCACACATCAAACAATCCTTCTTGAGTCATATAGAAATTGAGTGTTTTATTAAATAAAAGCTCCGATACCGTTGTTTCGGGACACGTTCTATAATAATAAGCAAGAAAATTATCTTTTTTGTTTTTGTAATTTTCGTATATACTTCCCGTAAAAATATAATCAAATTTGTTTACTTTAATTTTTTTATAAAAACCCATACTTACAACGTTAATATCTACATCAGCACTTTTAATTGTTGACGGTGTAATGCTCCACGTGTTGATTTTATAAAATATCGCCAAATGAAGCGCAAAATAAGCGCTGACTGCGTCAAAATATTCAGCAATTCCTTGGTCCGGAGTTACAAAAAATTGAAGACTATTCATAAAATTTTTTGCCATATTTTTTGTTGAAAAATAAATTAAATTGTCCATAAACAATTTATCGTCGCCTCCCACTTTTACACAAAGTGTTTTCACAAAATATAAAATATCTTCTATTGTATATTGACCGTGCATTTTTATAGTGTATTCACAATATTGCCACACGCTTATCAACAATATATAAAATGTAGAATATTCGTTATTTTTCATATAAAACGGTAGAATATCAACAATGTTTAGCGATGGTGAACTTTTTTCCAACATTTTATCATTTATTTCCGTTAAACATTCGTCTATTGTTTTTGTGAATTCCACCTCAAAAGTTGAACACGGTGACAAAATATCGTTCATTTTATTGTCTAAATTTGTTGTTTGCTCAATTTGAAGCGATTGTAAAGGCACAGTATTGTTCAACCATCGTAATTCATCCAAAAGTATAGTTTTGCAAATAAAATCGTATTCCGGGGCAAAATCACATTGTTTCGCCGCGTTGTTATTTATTAGATAATCGAACCACATTTTCGTGTTGGACACAAAAACATATTCTTTACCAAATATAACATCTATCGGTTCTTCGTCAAATGTTTGCAATGAAAAAACAGCAATAGAAGGCGTTTTATCCGTGTTGGTAAAAAGTAATTCATTGTTTCTAATAATTTTGCAGGAAATATCCAAATTGTTATCTTCGTTAGTCAACAAATTAAACGCGCCCAATTTTTTATGATTGTATAATGGAATAGAAGCGGGTAATTTATAATTTTCATTCAAATACAAGTATAGTGTCCATCCCAAAAAGTTTGCACTCATACCCGGCCAAACCATATAATCTCCTATGTGTTTGGGTTCGCTAATAATGTTTTTTCTCAAACCGATAAAATTAAATAAATCAGCGTTATTTTTGTTTAGATTAATATAATCATCATACGGTACAAACGGAACCACTTTAGTATTGTAATAATTCGGTATCATTGTCCAATCGTGCACCACTGTTTTTGATGTTGATTCAAACAATTTTAAAAGAAACAAAATATCTTTACATTCTCGTTTTACAATCTTGTCGCCATTGGTAAAATACCAATATTTGTGCGATACCATTTTTTTTTCCAACACATTTTCATAAGAATTTAAAATGTCTACTATAGACATTATTGCAGTGTTTATTTTAGGGTTAGCACTGCTTATTCTATTATTATCCACGGTCAACAATCCTCTTATTATTGTCGGCAAACGTTTAGTTAACGCCACTCAAGTTAACATCGGTCCTTATATCCAAGTGTTGGAACGAGACGGAGACCGTTTGTTTGTTGTCGAACCCGATCAAATAGTGTTGTACAACACGGCCGGTGCGCTGTATTATTATTTTGAAGGTGGAGCGAGCCGGCGTCTTTGTCCTAACACAGAATATGCTATTGTACGGTTCACAAATTCCGATATTGGTTTAATAAACGAAACAGGAACTTACAACATAACATGTACTAATACTAGCTCCTTAAGCTTGTACGAACACTTTATGAGTGACTCATATAAGTGGCAAACGCCCATTTTAAACCAATCTCATACGATAATTGATATTATTAATTATATCATAGTTGAAGGTTACGCACAAATCAATTAAAACAAAATAAATAATATAAATACAAATTTATTTGTGCACGCTGTCGTAGTGTGTTATGTAACGCACAATTTGTTTGTGCCATTTCTCCCAATCGTTGACGGGCACCGGACACGTTTTTAAATTGACAAAGTTATCATAATTTATGTTGTTATCGAACAAATCGTCCACCAATGTAATGGTTTTAAAAAAACCAACGTTATACTTTTCCAAATACCATAACACAACTCGAGGAGACTTGGGTATATTTTTGGTGTCGATTATGTCCAAATAGAAAGGGGTGCTTTTGTAAAACACATCATAGTGTCTATCCAGTTCTCCGCGCGTACCATATTCACCCACACGCCTACCTTCCGATAAAATAATGTCAAAATAACCGTTTAATTTAACCGCATCCAAACTGTGCACCACGTGCTCTCTATGTCCGTAACTCCACAAACACAATACACAATTTAATAATTTTAATTCATCTAAAGCTTTGTAAATGGCTGGATCTCGAATTTGCACATTTTCCTCCTCGGTGATTAAAGTGCTGTCCATATCGAACACAACTACATGCGGTGGTTCAAAATAAATTGCGTTGCGCGTCGATATTTTACAGATTTCGTTTACGTCATACACTAACCATTCGTTTAACAAATTATATGTGGCCGGACAAATGTATAAAGTAAATATATGACCCAAGTACGATAGATCAAATGCAGTTTTAAATTTCGCACGAAAATCTTGCATTTCATCGCGGGTCACTAAACATTTTTGTTTAAATTTTGTGTTACAAACACTTACAGGTGTCGAGAATCCTTGAAATATAATAAATTCAATATTGTTTAGTGTAAGCGGATCAACCAGACGCACATCCTCGTACCGGTTTACAATAAGAAGATGTCGTTTGACCAACGACCAGTTGTTGTGCAAAACGGTCCAACGACACTGCATTTATTCAAAGTGTTTAGTAAATTTAGACAAGAAAACAATTACGATGGTCTTGTCGAATATCTTATTACCAACTATCCGCAAAATGTTAAAAACCGCACTTTTAACTTTAACAACACCGGACATGTGTTTCATATGTTGTACGCGTACGTTCCGTCGCCGTCTAACAAAGAACGGAAACAAATACGTTTAGATTGTATTGAAAAATTGTTGCAAAACACCAAAAACGATTTTAAATTGTACGAGGATTTGATAGATTTGATGGGTGGCGGACAGAATAAATACAAATGTCCGTGTGAATTGATTTCATCGCGTCTCAACGACAACATTGTTTACAATGAACATTTGAAAAATAAAAATTTTGACACCAAACCGTGTAAATTAAAAAAAGAGCCGATAGATGCTATTCTTTTTAAATATTCAATTAATTGGAAAAATAGTTTAAACAAAAAACGGATTACTAGTGGCGTGGGTAAAAAAAAAAGTGGCGAAAAATGTGACACCGATAAAATTGTTGTAGTTGACAAAAACGCCATAACAACACCGTCTTTGTTATCATGCATTAATGGTTATACAATTAAACAGTGCGAACACGTTTACATTGTAGAAGAGCGTCAATTGCGCGCCGGCGATGAAGCCGTGTCTTTTGTAAAATATTGTAAAATATGCGGTTGTATCACCAAATAATAAATAGTGTTACTTTATAATAAATAGTTTTATTTCATATAATATATAGTTTTGTTTATTTACACATATTGGTTTATGTGATGTTGAATGCGGCTGCGACGTCTATACGGCGAACGAGATCGGGAACGTGATCTAGATCTGGACCTAGTTCTTGTGCGTCTATATGACGGAGAACGTGAGCGTGAACGTGAACGAGAACGGGATCGTGGGCGTCCAGGGCGGCGTCTATATACCATGTTGTTTTCTCAAAATACCTTATTTAGTTAGGATTTACAGACAATCTATATTTTTTTAAAGCAATTGGTGGCTGATTTAGTGTTGTGTTCACGGTTTTTGTGCGCTTTCTAATTCCCACGTCGCCAACCGCTACTTTTTCAACAAAATTATTACGTGAATTTTCACGTACACGATCCAAAATTCGAAAGCGTTTGTTGTAATCAGCCATATCAAATTTTATATTTTCCGCAGCACTCTGTTCCACCGCGTTTATAAATATATTATTCATACTGTTGTACACCATACGATTGATATCGCAATTTTTCTCTATGCTGGCCGCAATATTTTCAACAAGAATCGGATTGCTTTTAAACGACAATTTATTATCTACCGCGACCACATAATGCGAGGTTTTTTGAGCCACTAACAATTCAAATTTATCGGCCACAGCTTTGTACGGTTTCACCTCTTTTTCGTACACATTCACATTAGATATAAACTCTTTCACTTTAATTTGTGGATATTTGGTTAGTTCGTTGTTTAATGCGCGTTCAATATTTGTAATCATCAAAATCATCGCTTCGTAATCGAGACGATAATTTGTTATAGTGGTGAGATCGCGCAAATTGTCCAATATGAGAGCAGTTTTTTCGCCGTTGACAACCGGCATACATTCTTTTTCTTTTTTGAACAAAGCTTGTTCTAACAATTCATAAAGTGGTTTATATTTTGGTGTGTGCGATAAATACAAATACAATTTGACGACATCTTTAACGGTGAAAGGCGTCGACGATATGGAAGCGGACACAAAATAATTGGCAATTTTTTCAGTAAAAATATGATAGCGTTTTGTATCAAAAGGTTTGGTTGACACATGATTAGACACAGGCGAAACAAACAAACGTTTTGTCGCACTAGATACGGGAGCGTTGGCGTTTTGAATGTGCTGTGAAAATATTGCGCCGCCTTGTGTCAATATTAGTTGCTCGGCGGTCTCGGCCGCTTCGTTTATCATTTCGCCCAATGTCGACACATCTAAGCTTATTGTGTTGGTGTTTCCTAATAAAGGAAAGAATTTTTCCCAAAACGGATACGACATTTGTGAATCGTCCATCGTGTTTTTTAATTTTTCAATAATCAAAAAAAGTCTAGTTTTGGCGCTACTCATTGTGCTCAACTGTATACTCTTATCTCATCAATTGTAATTATTAACAAAAAACGTTATGTATTTTACGATTCCATCAGCTCTGGTTCGTTGCTTATAACAAATTTGCTATTTATTATACCGTACACAACTTCCAGAATTTCAACGGCGTCGTCGGCACCTCTAACCAACAATTCGTCTTCGTCGTCTTCCAATCCTTTTAATAATCGTTTTAAACTGCGCGTCTTTGGTGACAGCTTTTTTAATATATTTTTTTTTCCCGCAGAATTATCTTCTTTTATGTGTCGTCCAACGCCTTGCATTAACAATGCATGTAAAAGTGTGTTGTCGTTTAACGTTGCCGGCGATGAGTCCAATTGTGATTCGTCCGCTCTATTAAATAAACTATCCTCCATTTTATGTGACCCTTAACAAATCAATACAATCACAATATTAAATTTTATATAATATTAAACCAAAGACACCGTTTTTTGTAATAGACGACCGACGTCGTTTTTCAAATTGTATTTGTTAAACAAACGCACCACACACTCTTTGGGTACTACAAAATTTTGAGATATTTCCGCAAACAGTTCGTCTTTGATTGTCTTCAACTTTGTGATCGTCTCCTCAAAATCCAATTCGGAATATTCTTTGAAAAGTACCCGACACACGTTACGTAACTCTAATTCGGCCGGACTGCAAACGGCGACGCGTTTAGCACCTTTTGACACTAAGCGTTGATCGTTTCGTTTTTTGGCTTCCAAAAAAACGCGCAAGTAAAAACCAATAAATATTTTGTGTATCAATTTACCAATTTGTTTGGTACCAAAGTGTTTTTCCATAAATTGACGAAGCGGTGTGTAAATTTTTGTGTTGTATGTGCTGCTGTTTAAATTTAACAACAAATATTCCACGTTTTGCGCACCTAAAACGTATTCACGACACGATTCGATGAGTGGGTTGCATTTTTTAAAATTCCAAAATTGCGGTGTCGCTTTGTCGCTTAACAAATTGTAGAAAAATTGTAACAAAGTATTTGTGATAATGCTGTCCACGCTAAACACCTGTTCGTCCACCTCGCTCATGTTTGTTTTAAAAAGTGCGAAAAAAATTAAAGGTATACCGAGCATCGGTCGAAAGAATATATCCCAACCGTTTTGTAAACTCGAGTCTAACAAAGACAACGCTTCAGACATGTACGTTGCGCGACATTTTATACATTCCAGTTTTTGTTTAACAGAACATTCTTCGCAAAAATTTACATTAACACCCTCAATACTATTGTAATAACAGCGCACGCTTTTCATTATAGTTTGAAAACACGGCACTTGCGCTATAAAATCGTTATCGATAAAAAGTTTAAATATTTGTTTAACCTCGGTCTCGCTGTCCGTTTTTTCCTCGTAATCGCGTTTTATCACATCTATCACATATTTGTATTGGTTAAAAAATGTTAATTTATCAAAATTAAACAAATGTTGTTGATTAAAATATTCGGCGAGTAAAAACGTAAGTGTGTCTATTTCAAAAACGGTCAATGAACACGTAAACGTAACGTATGTGGTGTCGATTCCGCGCTCTTTGCACAACTTATAAAACTTTAAATTGTATTGAATTTCAAATTGCGTATTATTCATTTTACCGACTCCTTATATAATAATACAATTATGATAGACACAAATCCACACAACATTGCCGATCAATTAAACAAAGTGCCAGACGACGCTTTGTACCATGACGCTACCAAAACGCTAATGTTAAAAACGCTAAAAACTTTGTGGTGCAGTCGCGCCAATTATAATTATACATTGCTTGAACATTTTTTAAGAACATTGCGCGCTAATGAATTGGTGGAATTTGTTGAGAAAATACACATAAAACCGCCGCCACCGTGGATATTCGATAACACTTGTATTATTAATGAGCATCGTTCACGCGTTCCCCAAATGTTTGTGTATTTAAATACTGATAATAACAAAATAACAGACGAATTGTCATCGTTTATCGAGAACGTTATCGACACTTTGGGTCAATATTGTATAGACAAGACAAAACACATTTTAGAACGTATAGCGGTAAATTTATTTCGACGCGAATATATAAACGATCGACAAACGTTTTGTTCAATATTACGAGCCGAGTTGCAAAAAGAAAATTTTTTATTATCACCACCGCTAAGAGATGACGTTTGCTATAGATTCACAAAATTGTGCATGTTGCTTATACAAAAAGTACGTGATTCTATATGAATATATTGATATTTTAGAACGCGATCTACCGCCGCCGCGCATAAATTGTCGCACATCGTCGGCCGTTTACCCCGCCCTCCCCGCTATTCAAACTAATTATAATCTAATAAACTCGTATTGTGCTCGTATCTTTGCTCAAACCAATAAAAAGAGCTCAAAATAGCATTCGGAACACACTTTAATTTGAATTGTTTTACAATGAGTAACCCCTCCCAAGAATTGGTGACCGTGCGAAGTTTGACTCCGAAATACGAAAATGGCGAAGAAATAAAATGGGATTTGCAATTGATTAAACGGCTCAATTTGCACGCGACGGAAGCGGAAAAGAAAATTAAATGTTCAACCAATGATTTTGTGTCCAATATTGTACAATTACAAAAGTATTCGCGCATCAACGACATAGCGAATCATATCCATTACGATGATGCTATTGGAATTTACAAGTACAACGATAGCAAATTGCAAATATACAAAGTGGACAAATCCGAAAAAAAAACACAATATTCATTTGGATTTAAAACGTTAAGCAAACCGAGATTGTGCTATATGTGGGACAAAGCCCAGCTGAAACTTTGCAAAGGCGGCTTTGGTGATTTTCATATATTGACGATGGCAAACGAAGCGTCGCTGATCAATATAATGGAGCAAATTATGGGTGTGTACATGCACAAAATACAAAGACAAAGTGAACCAATTCCGTTGACAATGGAAGAAGGTTCCCTGATATCCGTACCCAAAGATATTGCAAACAAAGAAAAGTTTATGTCGCGTTTTTTTGTATTAAATTCTAGCGAAAACATGAAAAATATTGAAAATAATAATGTCGAAGAACCGATAATGTTGAATCGAATGTCTTTACAAGTTTACAACGAACTATTCAACATTTCCGACGATAAGAAAGTAAGCGATAGCCAAGAATTTATCGTTTGCACCGTTTTTAATGGCGTGGAAGAAAAAACCAAAATATTGCAGCCCAGCAAAGAATCACAATTTACATTTTCGTTGTGGTTGACGCCGCTTATTTTTATATACGTTAAAAATTAAATAAATATTATTACATATTATATAAAATATTTTATTTATATATCCTATAAACATGGTTATCGGAAAACACACACTTTTATACATAATTGAAACCGATCATCCGTTATGGTTAACAAAAGATATAATGGCGTATGTCGGCGGTAAAGATTTATTACAATGTATTGATTGGATAAGAAGCGGACGCAATTGTTTGTATGTAAAAAAACAAAGCGCCGTCGAACAAATTAAACAAATTCATTTTTTTTATCCGGACGGTACAATATTTTTGGCGCGAGAAAAAGAAAATAATAGTAACGTTGATGATACCAGCGACAGTGACAGTAGTCTTATTAGCCCATTAAACGAAAATTTTTATTTTGATTTTTAAATTCTATTGTTATTTCGATTTTTAAATACTATTGTTATTTCGATTTTTAAATACTATTGTTATTTCGATTTTAAAATTCTATTGTTATTTCGAGAACCACAATCCACTAATTCTTTATGATCACAATCTAATTTTGGAATAGAATATAATCTATCACCAGCACAACTACTATATAAAAAATCACTACCACAAAATAAATATTCCCAACAATTTTCTCGTGGAAAAGCGTATATATTTGATAATTTGTCATAATATGGTTTACATAAAATTTCAGCATTTGTTTCTAGAGTAGGATTGGGACGTTCTCCGCAATCCGTAAAATAATAATGTAAACATTCTTTACTTTTAACGTCAAATCTATGTTGAATACTACAACTTGTTAATATTCCTATATTGTTGTAATATTGTTGACAATTTGTCAAATCGGGTTCATTGTCTATAAATACAGTGTCAATATTATCATTATCATTATTTTTGTTGTTATCAATAAAAAATAAAATTATAATTATTACTAAAAATACAACTAATATATTTTCTAACATCATAATTAAATACAAGTATAAACTTAATTATAGATAAATTGTTTATTATTGATAAAATTGACATATAAAACATGTGAATTTGATTTTTTGCTTCATAACTCAAACGCTTTAAATACAATGAAGAGGTTTTGTAGCGAAGAAGAAATTTTTAAAAAAATCGCAAGAAATGAGCAATTAGACGAGGAATATTTAATAAACAGGGTGTCTTATTTTGTTTCAAATGAACCAATAATGAACACTAGTGTTAAATTAATTGTACGTGTCATCAACGACAACATGTTTACAACTCAAATTCAATTGGTGGAAGGAGATACAAATTTATTTGATATGAGCAACAAAGATATATTAAAATATCTTTTGCGTAAATACAAAAAACTTTTGCACAACACTCAGCACACCGTTTACGTTCTAATTTAGATTATTTACATATAAAACAATGTGTACATTTATTAATAAACTATTGTAACGTATAATGCTTTTATTTGCAACAATATCATTTTGTTTCCTTTTAATCGAAATTGTTTATTGTGTGGGTACATTGCATCCTCTCAACAGACCTTTGTATAATTTTTGTTTGCTAACCGATAACAATATACAAATTAGAGCAAATGATGATGTTTCTTGCAAAGTCATAGAATTTAACATACACAAATACGATAACAATTTAATATTAAATTTTATGAATCGTAATCGTATTTGCAACTATATGTGTATTGATAAATGCGGCAATGTTTATCACGATAGCGTGTTTTACACCGAAGATTGCAAATTTACTACGGCCGCAATTGAAAATATCGAAACGTTATCGGTATATCGGGGTAACTATTCGGATTTTTTTGCAGCCGACACCTATTACACAATACCATTGAGTATGAAAGCGGGCGATTCAATAGAACGATTTTATAATTATGTGGCGTTAAAATACAATGTTGTGAACAATCAACAAACGTGTAAACTTTTGCTGACGCCTTCGAAAACATCACGAACGTGCACAACCGTATTTGAACGACGCGGAGACCTGGAATACATCGATAGACAACACTATAGAGATTATTCTTTTTGGAATAAAATATTAATTATGTTTGGAATAAAACATTATGTAGTACCCAATAACACAACATTATTGTCGTACACAGAATATAATGATGAATAAATTAATTTAGTAACACAACATTTTTATTGACATGAACTCGAATTTATTTTATATTATATATTATCGCTATAATATAAAATAAATTCGAGTTCATTATATTGTAATATAGTCTAATTTATGAATTATAATGAGGAAATGTGGCTAAAAGCTGAATAAGTGTATTATATTGAGATTCTGGAACAGTTTGTAATGTGCTTGTAAAGTAAAATCTACGAATATCGTGGTCGGTGTACACACCTTCACCGCTAGGTCCCAATCCGTTTATAAAAAACGTTACAGGTACATCGTTAGTGTAATAAAAAGTGGGATAATTCCAAATGCAAACTTGTTTTACGTCGCCTACATCTTCATAATGTCTACTTTTGCGATAGAAATAACATGTGTTTCTGTATTTTAGCGTAACCCTTCTATTAGTAATACACCAAACATCATAACATAAAACACTATCATTACAATCTATATTTTCGTAACATTGACCTTTACCTGGTATTGGACAATGATCATAAGCGTTACGTAAATAATTAAAATTCCAATACCATTGAAATATATCTTTTATTTTGTTATTTACCGAAGCCATTACATAGGCGCTGTGTATTTGAAATTTTAACAAAAACGATGTTTCAACGTTTACATTAGGATGAGCGGTCAAACGTCCATACAACAAAACATGATACGGTTTGTGAACATGTCGATGATTTACTTGAAACACCATATCGGCGTCAGATTTAAGACTATTGCGAGCCCAAAACACTTTAATATCGCTTCGCACTTCATTTTTTTGCACTGTCAACGGTTTAATACAATAATTTGCAATCTCTGAATCGTTTTTAGTGTATTGTGCGTCAATCATAGAATTAACACTATAAACCGGATACAAATTTTTTTCTATATCGCAAATACACATAACTAAACGATCTTTGTCAGCACCTCCGGTCGGTTGGTACAAAACGTAACCTTCGTGTTTTTCGCCGGTTAAAGGATCAACAGAACACGGATCCGGTAAACAAACATTGGCGCCTATTTGTTGACGATAAACTGTATTAAAAACTGGATGATTGGCGGGTAAAAACCCGGATTGACACGGCGGACGATGATAATAATTTGGGTCTAACATTACATCGCGCATTACTTTTGGTCGACAATATGGAGTGTTGGTGTTGCTAATTTCGGGCACAAATCCCGTTTCACACAAACACACAAGCGGTGTAGTGTTTATGTCGGCAATGACACCGTGCGGTTTACATCCCACTGCAAATGTGCAATCGTCGTAAATGTTAAGTTGTGTCACTAATCCGGGCATATCGCAATGACAAATTAACGCAAAGTTATCGTTGTCCACGTGTCTCAATATCCAAGTACCCGTGTTTGGATTGCAACTACGCGCTCTTCTATTATCCAAAGCCAAACAATATCTTTCACCGGGATTTACTGTCAACTTTTGATTATCGTTTATCTCTAAGATAACGGTTTCATTAAATTCTTGACACGAAGCCAACCCTTCCAAACATAGCTGACAGTCTGCGTTGGAGGTGCATCGCGTAGGCGTCGTGTGACACGATAGATTATTTTCATTTATAATTATTTCTTTGGGTGGACTCACTAAAGCCACGTGACTATTATCGTACAATATATTATTTTCTGTTTTTTTGGTCACATTGTTGAACGTTGATATATTTAAATAGTGAAACAAAATTAAACTAAAAAGTATTAACGATACTATTAATAATAGAAAGCGTTCCATTTGCTTAAATTAAACAATTTGTATAACAAATAATAACACAACATGTATACACGAGAAGAATTGGAAAAAGTTTGGTTCGGTGTCGATTATAAAGAAGATCGTTTTTGGGCAATAATGAAATCCGATGGCACATGGCGCCACAGCGATTCTCAATACTCTAAACGAAAAACTTTTGCAAATTTTCAACAATTTGAAGAATTTGTTTGCGCCAATAACGCACAAGATATACATGTAAAAATGTTAATAGACGGTAGCCGTGAATGGGTCATAGATGTGGATCATAACGAACAAGATTCGCGAAAAATTACACTAAAAAATATGATTACGCACGCTACTTTTGGTGCATTTTTTGAAAAAAATTGTACACGCATTTTGTATTCAGGAAACAGGGGTATACATATATGGCTGAATCGAGAAGAATTTGATTTTAAAGCGAGCAAATTAGTTAGATCTTATTATTACGAAACTATGCTTAAACCACCCTCTACAATTGTAAAAACGTTTGTTCAAACCGGATCGTTGAACGATTGTTTTTTAAAAGCATTTGATAATATTTGGATTCGACGTGAAATCACCGTTCTTTATCCAAATATTAAACTCGATAACGTTGCGGCGCTTGTTAAAGAATTTTTTCCCTACGTGGACAAACAAATTTTTGTATCCACTAAACAAATACGCGCTCCCTACAGTTACAATACAAAAGGAAAAAAATTTAATCGCGACCATGTACTATTATTGGAATAAAATTAGCGATTATGTGTGGGGCGCTTCGAAAGATTTGTACCAACGATTACATGCATGCGAAATTAAATTAGATCTTTTAACCAAATGTCTTGAAAATTTGTATCGTTACAACAATAACAAAATGGAGGACACCAGCAAATTATGTGTTGGCTGCGGCGAATGTGAAAGCGAAATTGAAAATGACATTGACGAAGAAGACGACGGCTATCACGAAGATTACGATTCGGACGGGTCTAATTTGGGTGTGTTTATAAAAGCTCGTATTAACGACAACACGCAATTACAATACATTACCGGCAAACAGGATCGATACAATATGCGAAAAATTTTGTATTCCAACATGGAAAATATTGTGGATAGAAAAGAAGCGGCGCCACGGAAAAAAATTGATATTATAAACGATAGATTAAACAATGTGGGTTTTAAACTTACACATATTAGCAATAATAGTGTTATAGTTAACGGAAAATACGATGATGTAAAACGAATTATTGAAAATAGCTAATAAAACAATTATTAATAAATAAAACAATGACTAATTTTTATTATCACCTTCATCATTATCATTAACTTTAATGTTATTTGCAATATTTACATTTTGTTGATTTTCTTTAATCGATTTATCGTTGTCTTTTTCATTAACAACGTCTGAGGTTTCATTTGGTTTTAATTCTGACAACAATTCACTTTTTAAAATTCTTAACAAACTGTTAAAATCACTTAAAATATTATTATCTTTTGTCAACAATGTTTGTATTTCATCAATGGTGTTTTTAATTTTGGACAATTCCTCAATAGATATTTTAATTTCGTTCAACTCTCGTCGTGTCTCATCTTCAATTTCTTTTTGATCGCCAACAAACAAATCCCGAATTAATTGACGTAAATTTTTATAACTGTCGGTATCGCTTTCGGGTATCGAGCTCAAATATTTACAAATTGCAATCGCGTGCAAATAATTTTTACCATTGTTTTGCACTTTGTAAGACGGGTGGGTGGTATTCCAAATTTGGGTATTATTTACTCTAAGAAATGGCGACAGCAAATTAACCACTGCAGAAACTTCCGCGTAGCCATCAATGCCTTTTTCTTCGTTAGAAACTATAAACACCTCTATAGGTCCCGAATTGTAGTCAAAAGACATTTTCACCTTATTTAAGAAGATGTATAAAATTATAATCGCTATCATAGTAATAATATTGGTGATTGTTGTTGTGATGTTTGCAATAAATTCATCTCAAAACAACAATACTAATAATGAAACTGAAGCTGAAAAAGAAGCAGCATCGGTCGTATACAATAATCTCAATTCCTAAAGCATTATCTAGCCACACAAAAATAATCAAAAATGCAAATGATAGACAAATAAAACACCGTTGTTCAATAACATATTAAATTATATTTTTCACTGTCTACATACCATTTTAAATCAATTTCAAAAAAACAATGTAAATTATTGTTACAATATAAATTTTTTACGTCGTACACATAATCAAAAAACAAATTATAATTGCTGTATTTGTATGTTGACAATTGCCTATTTTCCATGTACGCAATGTATTTTCCAAGATTCATTACTTCGATTCGACGCACCAATTCTTGTGTGCGAAATTTTTGTCTCATCATATCCACCTTGTATTCGTACACGCTGTGCGACGATAAATTCTCTTGCAAACGAATATTGTAGCTGTTGGGTTTTTTTTTCAAATAAAACAATGTGCCCAATAAAAACGCCACATACATGACGTATTTATAAATTTTAGCGTTATCCTGCCACTCCAACACAAAAGGTTTGTTGTACACGCATATTTTGTCAAAAACAAGACCAGTTTCCTCTATAAACTCGCGAATCGCGGTTTCGTAGTCTTTTTCACCCACATCGTGTTTACCACGCGGAATACTCAGTTTCTCCACAAACGGAATGTGCTTGTTATATTTTAGATTTTTATTCACATTCTCATTATATGATTTGTTTGCTTGTAATATAACCGCTTTATTATCATTGGTTATTAACAACAAACCAGCGTGTTTTCCTCGTTTAACCATATGTGTAAGGTGGTCGACATAAATACAAAACTCGTTACCTTATTAAATATTAATTTGCACAATCCGATTAGGATCGTGCGAACCAGTCGTTATCCTTTTACCTTTGATAAAATCAACTTTGAGCTCTATATCGTTGCATAAAGTTTTATTATAAACGGCGGCACGTTTGAGCGCGTTGCAACGTCTGGAATTCAACTCTAACGGGTGCATAATGGGTGATTTTTCTAATGTAAACGAATTAAGACAACCGCCGTTTATTATCTCTAACATGATAATCGTATAAATAAAATAGAGAGTTTCGTAATCGTCATAATAAAAAACAAATCTATTTTTTAGACAATAATAATAAAATTTCATAGAATTGTATATATAAAATATTTTGTGAGTATGCAAATAGTTTTCAGTGTCGGTGACAAACACCACATTAACTAATCTATTATTTAATAATTGTTTAATACGTTTCAATATACACGCACTAGTCGCGTTTTCTTTTATCAAACACACATTATCTATCAACTGATTTGTAATTAAGTGCGTAAAATGGCAACGCAAAAGCGACAAAGTGTAATGCATATTGTTTCTTTCCAATTCTAACATTACATATGTTATATTATATTTGTAACGCTTTGTAATATCCGCCACCGATTTTATAGTGGACAATGCCTTTTCAAAATCTTTACAATTCCAACCGCGTCCTTGCAATAGACTATTATTGTTAACGTGATGTTTAAAATCTAGACCACTTTGTATTAGATTAGTGGTCATTCGAATGCTCAATTGTTGACCAAGTGTATAATTGTCTTCGTAGCTACGTTCCCATAAACAATTTTCAATGAATCGCAACAATTTGTTGTGGTCGGTAAGTTCGATTATCTGTTTAAGTCGTTTAAAATCACCTTTAAACCATCGGTCTTTCAAAATTAAACTTAAAATGGGCGCGGACACACATTCGGCGTACAAATCTAAGTCTTCGGGTGTACATTTGGTTAAAGCGTTCATATTAAACTCAACAAAATCGCACACATAACTAACAAAACCTTCTTTAACGTTAATTTGCTCGTTTCGTTTAATACAATTTTTTAATTTTTTACTATAACACCAATACACATTTAACTCTGGAAACAAATATTTAACACATTGAGGAAAATATTGAGATGAAATTGTATGTATTGTTGTAAATTGAAGAGATTCGCCCACCTGAGATTCTTCACTCCTCCACATTTTGCACAATAAACAATGCATTTTTCAATATATATATAAGAATATTTATTATTTAAACATACATGTCATCGTTAAAAGAATTGTATCACGAAATAATAAAAACACAACAAGACATCGCCATGACTTACGGTAGGGTGGTGTTAGTGGAAAACGAATTAAAGAAAAAAATTAGCGAAGATAATAAAAACAACGAAATTAATGAAAAATTAGATGATTTACAACAACAAATAAAAGATGTGGTGGATTTGCTTAAAGAAAAACAAGAACTAGAAAAATTAAACGAAACAGCAGTTATCAAAGAAAAAACAGAAACGTCGGACGATACAAACAAAAAACCAAAAGTAGTGTCATTTAATGAGACTAATGAAAATGGAGAAATTTCACACAAAATCTCTGAGGAAATTAATGAAAATAAACAAAATTTACAAAAAAACTCAGAGGAAATTGGTGACAAAAATTTACACGAAATTTCCGAAGACACTGTTGACACATCAAACAATAAATAAATACACAAATATTAAAATATTGTTTACAAAAGCGTCAACAATTTTACAGTATTATTAACAATTTTACAAAAACGTCAACAATTTTACAAAAGCGTCAACAAAACGACTCCGAGTTTAATTTAAAAATTGAAGTGAAAAATATTTTGCAAATTAAGTCGGCGTCATGTAATCTCGATGATATCTTTATATACTGTGTGTTTTGTATAATTTTACTCATTTGCAACATGGAATCGCTCGCGCCTTTTGGTTACAACAAAGTTTCTTTTAAGCAGACCCATCATCATTATTGTGGTTTTTACAGTCTAAACATTTTGGCCAATATAATTGACAACGTCGTTGTCGTGAACGGAAAACAATACCCGGTGTCCGATGAAACGGCAATCGATTGGGCATACGATGGCGTGGATACTATTGTGTGTGAAAAACGTTTGGTGTACACAGAAAGAGAATGGCCGCTGCACACACCCATTTACAATATCAACAATCAAATTGTGGGATTGGTAACGCGCGGTGTACAATTGTCATCACAAGAATATTGTTACGCGGTGCAAGACGGATTTAATTTGTACAACAATCATTTGACAGGCATGAATTTAATTGTGAGGCAAAAGAAAAAATTGATTGCGTACGCCGACCGAGAATTTGACAACAAATCGGAGCTAAAAATTTATATTGAAGAAACACAAAATAAGAATTGTAACATTTTAAATTACGGCGCGATTTTGTATCATGTCAATAAAAAGAATGCACAATTGATATTGCACAATAATGGTGTACAAATAAGCAACAGTCAATTAAGAAAAAGTGTTTTTGGAAATATATAATTTGACAATGATTATATATATAATATTTTTAATGTTTATATTTATTATGGTTTTTGTTGGTGTAATTTTTGTACAAACGTCTTTAGAAGAATTGGAACCAACGCCCATACCAAAACCTCCTTTACCTATACCAACACCACCAAAACCTGAACCCGAACCTAAACCAAAACCGCCTGAACCCGAACCTGAACCCGAACCACCTAAACCCGAACCTGAACCACAACCAACACCAAATCCAGAAACAGGACGCTACGGTTACAATTACCCTGATTATGCTTTAAAAAACCTTCAAAGTTTCTTTTTGTATTTGAAAAATAAATGTGAAAAAAATGAAAAATACAAAAATGTTAATTTTAACCATTTAGAATGTAAATCATATTATAGATATCATAAGTTTTATGAATGTCCTAACCGCGAATATTTTTCGTATAGTTTACAAAATTGTGTACCTTATGAAATTTCAGATTGTGGAATGAACGAAAAATTGTAACTTTTGCTAAACCCCGACTCCATACAAATAGAAACTAAACGTTACGGTTACAATTACCCTGATTATGCTGTAGAATCTAAAGACACCATTTTTAAGTATATCGCAATAAATGTAACGATAAATTATTTGAAAATACAAAATTTAACAACGAGGTTTTACAAGAACATTTAATATTTTTTAAATGTTTTTCTTTTTTTTTTGATTGTAAATATTCGTATACTTGCAAAAACACATTTTTTTCATTTAGTTTGCAAGATTGTGTGCTTTATGACATTTTAAATTGTGAAATAAATAAAAAATTATTACAAAACAATTTATTACAAAACGATTATATTATTAGCAAATATTAATGCATTTCGAGTTTATTTTAAATACAATTTTTATTTGAGCCAAACATTTTCCGGCATCACCTAGTGCGTAAACATATCGACCTTCGTTTGCCACATTCGTTTCATATCCCACGGGTTTGGTATTACCGCCGTCGGTGACAGCTCTATTCATTGACCGGCTCGAAATCCATTCGTATATTTCGATTAGCATTTCGGGCGCTTGCTGATTTGCTTTTTCCAGTTCATTTTCGTTCATGTCATTCTTCAATAGATTTAAATCGCCAATGCGAAATTGCATGGTTTTGCGGAGCGTCGTGTTAAAAAACCCGTCGAACACCACATTTTTTCCTACCAGTTTTACAATTTTTTCACCAAACCGGTACACGTTTAGGGTTTCTTCGGGTGTTTGGCAGGCGATTGTCACCGCCGAATCGCTATTCTTATTTAAATTGCACACGGCTTCCACAATTACGGGACTATTGTGCAAATATTTATAATTAAAACTGTGAAAAGGTACAGTTTGATTGTTGAATTTAACGCAAATAAAATTTGTTAAATCATGCATGTTGGCGGCGAAATGACCGGAAAAATGCATCCGCACATTTTATATAGCATTTGCGTCGGTAGTAAAAATAGCTAAAATAATTGATAATATAAATATATATGTAATTGTGTTATCCGATATCATATGGGATAATTTATTTGATAAAAACGGGTAATCTATTTGATAATGTTATTTTAAGTAAACACACGGAGTGTTTTATAAAATAAATTTTACAACAATAATAAATTGTGTAATATTAATACAAATGTTATTTTATTTTTATATATCACAAATAATTATATTAGCCTGTAAATTTAATAAACCTTCGACTAATTAAGTCGAAATGGCTACTGTAACCCAATTGGATATTTTAAACGCAGTACAATATCTTTCTAATCGCGACTCGTTGGCTTACATTTTAAAGTGGCGCAATAAATTTCCTCATATACTAATCGATTACAATATTCGTTGGGCCACCGATAATGATTTCTATGTGCCACCATCTCTAAAATTTAAAAGCGCTGTAATAGTACAAATAGCGTTTTCAAAAGAAGGATGCGAATCGATGTCGTGCTTTCCTTACACAGAAACGGGCGTTATTGATTATTTAAAAAGTCCCCTTGGAGGATATACGCAAACGTCAAATACACCGGTGCAATACAATCAACCGGCATGTTTTAATTTAGATCCGGCGGCGGCGACGCGCGATGGCAAAATTCAATCGGCCGAATTGCGCTATACAAAAAATAAACAATGTGTTATGGTCGATAGTTTTACAAAAGCCTGGATGAACGCGCCGTACATTCGTACATCAAAACACGTAGTGCGTGGTGTAGACGACGTGCCCGGTTTCGATGTGTATAACGACGACGACCCGGTGTTTCCCGAACGTATTCGAGGTCGATTCAACCAGGCGTATTGTCGTCGATTTGGCCGCAACGAACGTTCAAACGGTTGCAGTTTACCGTGGTACGAAACTATAATATCGTTTGTTTTGGGTGAATCAATATTGTCAACGTTTAAATTGATAGCGACCGGTGTAGTTAGTGATTTGCGCAATTATGACTACTCTCATCCGTCTCCAATATTACCTAGAGCGCCGGAACCTGGAGGGGTGGACATGCTTACAAAATGGTATTCGGTGCGCGACAAAACTCACGATATTGACAAAGAAAAGAATTTTTTAAAAAATATTTTTGATATGAAAAATAACGAGGAAATTGAGTATATTGCGAATAAAGGGTTTCGGGTCGGAAACGACATTCTAAAAAATTCGACGCGTCGACGCGAAATGATGGAAGAAATGTTAGCGCGACGAACACAAGTGTTGATCAAATTTAATAAAGAAAAAAAATTTATAAATGTGGTAAACAAAAACACGGGTGTCGATAAAAATAACGACAACACCGGTGGATATAGTTTAGAAGATATTATTATTCGTTTTTTGGAAGATCATGGTTTAATTTTGGGTATTTTGACGGATTTAGGGTTTAGTGTGCTCGAATCTACATTAACAAATATGCTAAAACAACTTAACAAAGTTTTAATACCGGCTCTAAAACGAATGCTATTGATGCAAAGCACACGAGTCACGGTGCGTTTATTGGGCGAAACATACAAGGCGGCCATGATGCATGCTTTAAATCGTGTATTTATATCCACAATAACTACGGTTGCTAAGGCTACTGTGCGATTGATTAGCGCGGCCGCTTCTATCGTAAATTTTTTATTAATATTTCTTACACTTGCGGATTTTGTTTTAATGATATGGGATCCGCTCGGTTATTCCAGTATGTTTCCGCGTGGATATTTGGACGATTTATCCAATGCGTTTTTAACATCATATTACGAATCGATAGGGTCCTCTCGTGAAATTATAGAATTTTTTCCTATACATTTTTCCAATTTGATTAACAACGATGAAGAAGAATATTTAGCGGACAGTATGCTACATTTGGCTGATTATTTGGGCGCGCTAGAAGTCAATAGCAACGGTCAAATGATTAATTTATTGGACGGGGACGAAATAAAAGATATAGACGAAAAAGATTTGGTCGGTGCGGGTTTAGCAGCAAACGATACGTGGGCCTATTTTAAATGGTTTTGTACAAGACACGACGCAATAGTTACCAAACCGAGTTTGTGGAACAATATAATTGTAAATATAGGAATTACGACATGTATAGGAGGATTGGTGTATTATGCTATGTACAATAAACGATTAAAATTTATAAAAAGAATACATTTGGAGATTTTATTTTTGTTAATAATAGTTATATGTTGTATTCTTGTGATTACACCGTCGTTACAATATTTTACAAAATTGATCAATCACAAAATTATCCTAAAACAAAACGACACAACGGATAATAAATAAAATTTTATGAGCACGAACTAATTTGCGAAAAATTTAAAATCTATATTTTACAAATTAACTCGGTGTCATTACCTATGAGCACGAGCTAATTTGCGAAAAATTTAAAAATCTATATTTTACAAATTAACTCGGTGTCGTATATTGTTAATAGTTTTACAAATTTATCAACAAATTGTTTACGGTTTTACAAATTTATCAAAAAATTGTTTACGGTTTTACAAATTTGTCAATGTCAATATAATTTTAATAATTGTTTGCCGCGTCACATAAGTAAATTTAAAAATGAAAGGTGTTTGTGTAATGGTAGGTGATGTGACTGGAACAATTGTGTTTCACCAGGAGAAACCAACATGTCCTGTGCATATAACTGGTTATTTGTATAATTTACCGTACGGTTATCACGGTTTTCATATACATGAATTTGGAGATACCACCAATGGATGTACATCGGCTGGTGAACATTTTAATCCTTTTCATAAAGAACACGGCGGACCGCATGATGAAGAACGACATCTTGGTGATTTAGGTAACATATATTCAGTTGGTGGTAATGCGACGCGTATTGACATTGTAGACAACATGATAAGTTTGTACGGGGCATACAATATACTGGGTCGTAGTTTGGTGGTTCACACTATGAAAGACGATTACGGTAAGGGTGATAATAAATCTAGTAAAATAACTGGTAACGCAGGTGGTCGTTTAGGATGTGGTGTTATAGGTGTTAAACACGAAAGTCAAGTGGCGATTTAATGTATAAAAACGGTTTGGTGTAGTCCGAACGGTTGTAGTAATGCTGTTGACGAAGAGTCAAGTGTACGCTATTGTACGCGAAGTGATAAATTATCGAAAATTCACGGACAATACAACAAATGTGACGTCTCACGTGGAGAATTCTTATTTTGCAGGTAATCTCCAATTTATTAAGCAGAACGCGGATCGTATTGTCATAAAACATTTGGAACAGCTGGACGTATCTATTGCTCCACACACAAATCGTCTAAATCATTTATTTAATTTGCCAACTTCTATAGACGCGGAATATAAATATTGTTTGAGAAGAAACAATGGTGGACCAAAGTCACAATAATTTAGAAGTTGAAACGCGTGAAGAGGAAAAAATTACAACTCGAAATTATTTAATTGATATCAAACATATTTACAACCGCGATTCGTTATTGGAAACGTTTAACAACAGCCATTTTAAGCAATTAATGTCGGATAAAACGTTTGTGGTGAAATTAAAACCGGAAATCGATATGAATGAAAAAAGAGTGTGTGTCACCAAAAAGAAGAAAACGACTTCGCCGTACATAATAAATTCGTTTATTATTTACACATCGTTTCTGAGTAAAGCCGACATTAAATTAAAAAAAGATAACAAATCGTGGCAAATGATGGGCGCTGTGGATCCTTTATCAAAAGCACCGCTTGACAAAGACGGTTACGAGTTTAGAAAATTGATAGAAGAATTGGAGGTGTTTCATAAAAAGTTAACATTTGACGATGGTAATAAAAAGAAAACCACTGCGTTGCGTAGAAAAATTATACTTTACGCTCAATTAATGTTAATTGCGTGTTACAAAGATGAAATTGTACCGAAACCGTATGTTGACGAAATTAAAAATGACGAAACGTCCAATGAACAAAAAGATTTGGAAGAGGTGAATAAAAACTTTTTAAAAGCCGGCGAAGAATTGTATAAACATTATAGTAATTTTAAAATAAAAACCGATAGTTTTAAAAAGTTTTTGAAGAGACATAAATTGTTTAAAAGTGACGATGAAAAATTTAACGAAGAGTGTGGTGGTGTTAAAAGAAAAAATTTATGTGTTGCGGCGAACGCAAATATAATTAATAAACGGCGATTGACCGTTGATATGGTAAACGATTATGATGACGACAACAGTATGTTGGAACACAATGTATAAAATTATGGAATAAAAATGTTTAAATTATATGTTTGTTTTGTTATTTCTGTTTTCTAGATAAAAATTACGCAACATTATAATTTCGTTTTGATCTTTAATTTGTTTTCTATGGTAAATTACAAAATAAAAAAGACTACACATGACGAATATTAACATGGCGCTTATAACAAATAAAATTACATGTTTAATGAGGGTTTGATTTTCGTGTATTAATGTGTCCAATTGGTCAAAGTTTTCCATGAGACTTACAGAAAATAATTGTATACCGGTGCGTGCACAAACGCTTTTCGGCTACCTATTTCACGATAAAATAATTCAGACGGTGGAACGATGGGTCGGTGGACAAACGGTTTGGGATTTTGTACGCTCATATTTAACGGTATCGGACCGGCGTTAGTGATCGCCACCCCTTCGTATTTGCAATAAAGTCGTACATGTTTTTCTTCGCCGTTGATATTGTTTAATTCGACAAAAACGTTTGGTACAAGTTTGTAGCGCAATATTAACGGAGTAAATATGTCGACTAATCGGTGCAAAGATGACATATCGTCTTTGTTAACACCTAATAGTTCGAGTGCGTCTAAAATGTATTTATAACTGGGTCGATTAATAATTGAGCACGTGTTTGATACACCGCCTCTAATTTGTCTTCTTGTCGATTCCCACGACAATTCTTTGTGTATTGTGGTCAATTCGTCGTAAGATAAATATATGCAAACGTTGGCGCGTGTTTGTCTCAGAGTGCTGAGCGCTATTAAAAATCGTTTAGTGTTTAGTATTTTGATTCCCATCGGCGTTTCTTTGTCGAAATGTACCAAAAATTGTGTCGACGCCGGCGAGATGGCTTTTTTAATTTCTTCGGCATCGCCGGCGTATTCACCTTTTAGACATACCATTTTGTTGTTGTAATCCACTTGCAGTGGACATTGTATATTTTTCATTCTTGTGTCGATATTAATTTCATGACAAGAGTACAAATTATCGCTTAGAACTACGTTGAATACCAATGTGTTGCCAATTCCGGTTAATTTAATTGGAACAATCGCGTTCCAATAAACGACAACACCTTCTTTAATGTTTTCGTCCTCCTCAAAACTCGATACATATTTTAAGACTCGTATTTCTTTGAATCCCATAGAACGTAAAGAATCTTTGAGTATGACTTTTTCGTCTGCGTACGTCGGTACAAAAATTGTAAGACGTGAATATATTGGCGCTCCTGCCGCGTCTGGTTGAGCAAGTACGCTGTTGTACGGAAAAAATATAAATTCATCGCTAATGTACACCTTAATTTTGGCGGAACAAGTCATCGTCTGGTGGTTGACCTTAATTATTTAAGTATAAATAATCGAATATAATTTTAGCGACATCATTAAACCAACGAAACACACGACATGCAGATCTTCGTAAAAACTTTAACGGGTAAAACAATTACTTTGGACGTGGAAAGCGCAGACACAGTAGCGACGATTAAACAAAAAATATGCGACAAAGAAGGCGTACCCTCGGATCAGCAGCGTTTAATTTTTGGCGGGAAACAATTGGACGATGAACGCGTTTTGGCCGATTATAATATACAAAAAGAAAGCACTTTGCATTTGGTACTGCGTTTGCGAGGCGGCGATGATTGGATATGTATTTGTTCGGAGGAAGGAGTGTGCATGACTATTAAAACAAGTTAATTTAATAAATTTTGTTTTTAATACATTATAAATTAAGGTCGTTAAAATATGTCTTCGATGTGTTTAAGTTGTAATCATAATTTAAGGTTGATAACTAAAAAAAAATGCCCACAGCACAACCGACATGTTTAGGTGTTATAAACAATATATCAGGAACAACCGCATTACTGTTTTTCTTTTTTATGTTTTTAGTATTTATAATATATTTGCTTAAAACACATATAAATTATTATGGTACCAATAATAAAATTAATCCACGTCCAGTTAATCCACCTCCAGTTAATCCACCTCCAGTTAATCCACCTCCAATTGAACCTCCTCCCACCCTCCAATTGAACCTCCTCCAGTTAATCCACCCCCAATTGAACCCCCTCCAATTGAACCTCCTCCAGTTGATCCACCCCCAATTGAACCACCTCCAGTTAAACCTCCTCCAGTTAGAACCTCCTCCAGTTGAACCCCCTCCAGTTGAACCCCCTCCTCCGGTCATTCACCCGAATCTCGAAGAATTGGAAAAATTTGAACAATGGTTTAAAACTAATCTTTCCTTGTCGTTTTCTCAAAAATCTGAAAAAATAGCAAATCCTACTAGACAATGGAACGATCAAACTGTTTTTGACGGTTTAGATCCATGGAATAACGTACCTCAATTTGGAACTGTGTGTCACACGTTAATCGGTTATTGTGTAAGATACAACAATTCTACGGACGCGCTGTTTAATGATGCGACGCTGGCGAGTAATTTGATAAATGGTTTACGCATAATATGTGACAAGTTGCCCGATCCGCCGCCGCGTAATAAAGCTCCGTGGGGTCCAGTGGCGGATTGGTATCATTTTACTATAACACTACCAGAGGTGTTTATGAATATTACAATAGTGTTAAATAAAACAACATATTACAAAGAAGCCGTCGATTTAACCGTATACTGGTTGGGTTTGTATTTACCGACGGCGGTAAACTCTCTCGGTTGGCACAGGGTTGGTGGTAATTCGATGAGAATGGGAGCGCCTTACATTTACAGTCAAATGTTGCGCGGTCACTTTTTAGACAAAATTAAACAAGAACCCGGTGTCAAAGAAGTGTTGGAGACTGTGTCGTTTCCGTACAAAGTAAAAGGCGACGGTTTGCACGTGGACTCTATTTACATTGATCACCTTGATGTGCGCGCTTATGGATATTTGATTAATTCGTTCTTTACTTTTGCTTTCTACAATTATTACTTTGGTGACGATACAATAAATAATGTGGGTTTAACAAAATCAATTCAAAATGTGGCCAGTCCCGAAGGAATTGTCGTACCGGGTGTAATGTCGCGTACCGGCACAATGTATTCCAATGTAATTGGTAATTTTGTTGATTACCCGTTAACGGTACACTCGGCTGATTATTCAAAAGTTTTAACAAAACTTTCCGACACATATTATGGTTCTGTGGTGGGTGCTACGGATAAATTGGCCTACTATGAAGCTGATCCCACTAATAATATACAAGCACCGTTATGGACAATGACACGACGACTATGGAATCGAAAAAAAAGAATTATAAATTATAATTCAAAAACCATGCCGTTTGAATCCGGGTTAATTTTACAAAGCGCCAACGGTATAATGTCGATACCGTCAACAACAACTTCTACACAATCGTTTAGACCTTTAATAGGAAAGACGGCAATAGCCAAAACGGACAATTGCGGCGCGATATTAATTCATGCTAAATACGCCGAAATGAATAATTTAGAGTTTAAATCTTGCACATTATTTTACGACCACGGTATGTTTCAATTGTACTATGATGTCGGTGTTACGCCGGACTCTCTAAACAATGTGAACAGCCGAATGGTCGTGTTGGCTAGAGAATCCGCCGTGGACACCGGTGACGAAACGTTTCAAAAACAACGCGAAAACAACAACAACAATTCGGATGGTACCACATTTAATGGTGTAACTTGTTACCGTGTTCCAATTACGGGTATTAATGTGCCTTCGTTGTCAGTGCGTTCGACGAACGGTGTCGATTTGGTGGAACAAATTATTAGTTTTCAAAATATGTATATTAATGCAGGGTCTGCTTGTTATAAATTAAATATAGAAGGGTATACGGATACTCTTCGGGCGTTTTTGGTTGGCGAAAACAAAAAAGTTTATGTAAACATTGACAACAACAGAAAAGCAATGTTTGATTATCCCTGGTTAATGGTAAAGGAAGATTCAAACGTCGCTTTCATGTCCGCCGAGGAACAAGATGAAATCTCAAATAATTACGTAACGGAAGTGTTGTCATTAGCTAACGAAAGAAAAACTGTTGTTCCTGTAAATTGTTCTCAAAATGGACAAGAGTACAAATTAAAAGATAAAACGTCGAGTTTACAATTTATTTTCACTTTAGAATAAAATTGTTTTAAATTACATTTTAGAAACATATTTACCCAAAGGTTCCGGTATAAATTTGTGTTCGTATAATAATCGACGCGTTTCTTGTCCTTTATTGAGTTTGAGTAGAAATAAAAATAGCACGCATAAAAAAGCGGCCACAATGACGACAACAATGGGTATCATTAAGTATGGAGACAACCGTTGACGCGAAAGAGTTTGCAAAACAATTGATAGCGGACAAATGTAGAACTTTAATAGAGGCGGAAAATATGTTGCCCGACAAGGAAATGGCTATTATGAAAAAAGCACACAAAGAATATACGGAGTCACCAAATACCGCAAATTTTAACAATATAAAAAAATTAATATTGCAAACAAAATATGTGGAAGAGAGTGTCGAGTACAAAAATTTTAACCGCGGCACTTTTTTGATTGCTATGAATCTTATTGTAAACAAGTGCCAAGATATATTTCCGAATTACAAAGGTTTTTTTGCAAACACAGCCAAGCGTCTCGAAAAAGTAGACCCCGACATGAAAGCCTCACCCAAAGATATGCTTAAACACTATTACGAGTGTATTGAGGAGATGGAGAATCCAAAATTGGACGATCATTATATGGTTTCGTATGCAAAATCGGTTATTACTAAAATTTTGTACGACACGGTGTCCGATATGACAAATTTGAACGGAAGCACTGTGAATATCGAAAATATAAAACCAAAAAAACTCGTGTTACACAAAACGGTATCGTTGGTGAAAAAAGAAGCGCCGCGCCAACAAAAAAATACAACAATTGCGCCGTTGTTTGTATTTAATTAATCGCTGGTGTCGCTTTCGCTGCTATCGCGATCCGTTCTCACAACAAATTCGTCTTCTTTGGTTAATTTTGTGGATCTATTTTTTATTCTTTGTTCTAACAAATCGCGCTCTTGCGGTAACTTTATATTCTCCCTACGTTTAATGAACTTTTTGTCTGTAAGATCTCTGTCAATTTGTTTTTCTCTTTTTTTAACCAAATTTATTTGTCGTTGCCGTTCTAAATTTTTTTTGTCTATCGCAATAAAATCGGGATCGTTTTCAATGTTTTGTAAATCTTGTAAATTTTGCGGTTCGGAATAACGCTCTATCACCGCTTCCATGTCTTTGTACTCTAAATAAGACCCCCTAGAAGTGGAGGGTTCCGAAAAATAAGACGATGCGACCGCCGATTTGTCTGTTAACGGTGTCGACTGTTGTATGGCTACTCTTTTTTTAGTGGAGTTTTGCAAATCGTCATTTGTGCGTTTTATACCGGCGGCGGGCGCAACCGTTTTGTTGCAAAACACCGATAAACTGTTTATAAATTCTGTTTGATTTTGTAAATTATTTAACACGTCATTAATATCAAAATTAAAACAACTTTTTAAAGTAGATAGTAATTTATTTAAAAACTCGTTATTCGCCGGCACCGAAGACAAATTTTGAATACCGTTTGTTACATTGTAAATTGTTAACATATTTTCATTCTCGAATGTCACCCGTTTATTGCTCAATTGACCAATATATACTAGTAGTCGTTTTGTTTCCTCATACAAATTGTGCTCGCTAGTAATATTCGTTAATTGAATTTCTATATTGGATTTTAAATTTTTGACAATCTCTAAATAATAATTTTTTTGTGATTCTTCGGTGTCGTTACATTGCGCTTTAATTTTAGATTTTTCAATTTCACAATTTTTTGCCGCCGAATACACATTGTCTTGGTACTCAGCCAAACGCTTTTTTATTTCATCGATGCACTGTTCAAAATTTGCCATTGGTGTCAAATTAGTGTTTTTCGAACAATTTAACGATTGATGCATTTTTTGTAAATTGTCAGTCAATTGTTGTAAAGCGTTCTCAATTTTTTGTTCGGTCACAACATTTAATCCAAACGTTCTACCTATTAAACCTATAATATGGGACGTGTTTGAGATGGACGTTGTGCTTGTCGTTGGTAAAATTGGCGCATCGGGAAAAGTTACATCTTTCTCGCGCGCTTTGATTTCACGCTCAATTCCAGCATACAATTCATTATGAACATTGATTAACTGTATTTGTTTTTGTTCTAGTTTTTTGTTCTTTTCTGTAAGACTTTCATATTGTTTCATAAACGCGGTGTATTTTTGTTTTTCGGCAGACAATATCTTTTCATAATTTTCTTTTTCGTTTTTCAACAATTCCTCACACCGCATCTCTGCTTCTTTGACCAATCTTTTGGTTTGTTGTTTTTCGTTATCCAAATCTTTCGCGTTTTTATTTTCACTTGAAGTTTGACCTGCTAACAAACGCGTTATTGTATTTTTATTTTCCTCCAATTGTTTGTTTAATTTTTCGTTTAACATTTCAAAGTTTTGTATCGCTTTTAACGACTCAGCCTCTTTTTCTTTTATTCTATTATACTCGTTCAATAAATTACTAAATTTTTGCTCACATACTTTTAAATTTTGTTGTAAATTTTCTATTGTTTGATCGCTTTCGTTTAAATTTACATTCTCCAACAATAAAGTGTATTTATTTTGTAAATTGTCAAAATTTTTATTTGTTTTCGTAATATCATTTTTTAATTGATTAATTTCTTTTTTGTTGGCAGTCAACTCTAAATTTTGCCTTTTGATTGTGTCATCGAATTGTTTAATTGTGTTCTCCATTTGTCGAATAATGTTCTCTGAGCGTTTCGATTCGTTTTGTTTTGCTAAAACCGCGTCGCGTAATTCCCTTTTTAATTTTTCATTTTCAACAACCGGAGTATCTTGAGCTAAACCGTAATTAAAAGCCAAATAGCTAAAATCTTCATTCAAATATTGAAGGCTAGGATTGCAAGCGATTATTGTTCTGCCCATTTGCAAAATAAACTCGCGTACAGATTTAATGTCCGTAAAATTAGGACGTTTTGTAAACAATCGTTTGGTTTCGCGCGTTACATTATTATTTTTGGATACGCTAACAATATTACCCTCGTCGTCATAAATATTTTCATCATTGTCATCGTCGTTTGTTCTGAACCTCATATTTTGTTCGTTCATCGCTTTCAACACCTTTATTAACAACTCCTCGGTGTCCATCGCGTTTAAATCGATTCGTTTGTCCAACCATTTTCCTCCCTCTAATTTTAGACCACTGTTTGTGATTAATAAATTTCTCAAACGTTTTTCTTTTTCTGTACACTGATGTTTTTCAATAACCCAATTCGCTACAGACCTCTTCATACTTATAAGAAATGGAGAAAAACGTGGACATTGTTATTGAATCGTTTGAAGCGTGGACGCGTTGTTTTAAAGAGAAAAATAAAAAAGAACGACTTGTGTGTTTAATGACGGAGCAAATTGAAGAATTAGTATTAAATTTTTTGGATCAAAAACGTAAAAAATACATAAAAATCGATAATATCAATAAAATATTGTTTGGGGAAGATAAAACTTTAGCGTGACGCAGTATACCATGCAACTCTGTTTCTTGTGTCTTTCCATAGACTGGTCGTGGGTTCGTCAATACCGTTTCCGCTTAAAGGAATAACACCTTTTAATGTAAAATGATAAGCGAAATCAGTGTTTTGATTAAACAAACTGGGCGGACATAATAATTTATTTTTGTTAAATTCGCTAACAGGAGTATCGAGCGACAAACATTCTACTCTAAAATTAAATTCGCGCTCCTCCTTGTTCAGTCTATTTGTTACTCCCGCACATTTACTGCTTGGATCATTTTGATCAACGTGTTCTACGCGCGTTACATTTGATGCGCCACATTCACAAATACCCTTTTCAAAATTAGGTTTAACGTCTCGGTGTATCCATTGTGTCGAAGTGCAAACATTTGGCAAACATTCAATTTCGTTGTACGGATTTAAAAACATTTGATTGTGATTTTTATCTAAGGCACCGCATCGCACTTCGAATCGACGTCGTCCGTCCTCCAACCGCTCGTCCCAGCTATTTCTGAACGTATTCACCGCCGGGTTAACTTGACGATTCAACCGATTGTCCCACAACACAATTTTGTTTATGTCCGAAGAAAGTATTTCGTCGCTGTGCTGACGACCCGCCACCTGAATCAAATTGCCCTCGCCCGCAAAATATCTCGGGTCTTCCGCAATACAAGTCCACTGATTGACGCTGTACAAAATAAGCGAAGTTTCGCTGTTACAATTGCGAGGTACCGAATTCATGGTGCAATAGCCGCCGCTGCTTAATCGTTCACCGTTCACAATATACATATCGTTGGTGTTCACAAAAAAATAAGCGGCTCGCTTGTCGTTGCACACAGCCGAACAGTCAAATGTTCCCGTATTGGTTGTTGTGACAAGAGTTGGCACCGAAAAACAACTGCTGCTACCTTCGAGTGTGTCGAAATTGCTGTGCCATCGCACCGTCGGTAATGTGTGTAGCGGTGCATATCGACGATTTTGCATGCTTTTTCTGAGGTCGTCATCGTTTAATATAATGTCGCGTTTTGTTTTTTCTTGATAAATTTGTGTGTACGTTAAATGTAAAGGTACATATAAAATAAAAATGAACAAAACACTCAATATTACAAACAGAAAATACATGTTTTGTGTTTCTTATTTATAATGTTATGTTAAAAATATAGGTACGAACACCTAAAACCTCGATTTTATAACTAAATTCATTGGTTTTTACACAATTGACGGGCGCAATCGCTTTGGTGTTTGGTTCTAAAAGTTTTACATTTGTTATATTAACATTTAAAATTTTATTTTCATAATTGTCATTATCATGACTTGTGTCTGCCACCGCTAATTTTTTTTCTAATTTATCATACATGTACACTATATAATTTGTATTTATCTTATCGATTAAAATGTAAACATCATCAAAAACGGTAATATTGTTTTTAACGTAAGTTATATTGTCAATGTTGAGACTCTTGGAATTTAACAATATGATATATTCTAAATCAACATTGTCTTCCGTATATGTAGCTACAATACTTGATCGACCGTTATTGTGGGTATGAGTGAGTGTTCCCTGATACGAATTTATTTTACACACAAGAGTATCGTTGTAAAACGTTTTTGTGTTTCTGATTAAATCAATATTATTTGATTCGCCTTCCATAATACAACATGTGTAAGGCGCGTTGTTTTCTCGTGTAATTTTTACATTGCTATATTTTTGATAGAGTCCTGTCGGTGTAACAATACTTAAAGAAACAAAATTGCACACATTGTCAATTTTACAATCGACGAATAACACTCCGCAATTTTTTAATACCATACACGTGGAAACAGCAAACGTCGGTGTAAATCTTGTAGTGGTAGTGGATGTTGAACGGTGTAAAGGGATCGGAGCCCACACTCCCGGTTCGTTGGTAACAACTAAATTGTTTTCGATATATTCCTGATCGTGAACGTTGTTTAAATACAAACGTTTAGAAAAAAGCCATAATCCAGCCAAAGTGTTGTTCAATTGATCAGATTCATAATAACTAATTTGATTTCTTTGTCCCAATATACATAAAAAAAACACTTTGGTTTTTATTGTTAAAATTTTGTTGTTATCACAACTAAACAAACCGTCCGAATATTCGTTTTGTGTAATTAATTCATCGGCCATGTTTTTAAATAAAATACGTCCGTTTCTAGAAAAAAGAGCGGGATTTACACAACCATTGCGACTCACAACTTTATTTAAACATATATAGGGGTTTTTATACGATATGGATAAAATGTAATTATATAACTCAAAAGTATACAAACTGTTTCTCAAATATCCATAAGCGCGTACGTTTTCATGATCAATATAACTTAAATCCACGTTGATTCCATTACCTGCCACTGTTATTGTCATAGTTACAGTGTTTACGGCTACATCGGTGTTGCGACTATTTAAAATTTCTTTGATAGTTTTTTTATTTAAAATGTTGTAATAAATAAAATTGTAAAACATTTTAAAAACGTTACCGCTATTACGCGACCATCCCATCGAAGTGGTTGGTGTAGGTAAATAATTGTTGCCCAAATCAATAATCATAAGTTTAAACATGTCGTTGCGTATGTGATTTACTTTATACGCTGCGTACGTGTACAAAAAAGTATCCATCATAGTCATTGTAAATGGATACCAATTGTTACCCCATGGAAATTGTTGATTTGGCGGCGGTTTAGGTAATCTATTATATATATTTAATAAAGAATAATTTATGTTTTCGTAAAGTTTTAAATCGCGATAATATTTAGAGTTGGGATCGAAATACAAATACACCCATTGTTGGATGGCTTCTAAAACAAGTTGAAAATGAATTGCGTCGTTGAATGGATTTAAATTATTAATGATTGTAATGGTATTAAATGTGTCCGGTTCGTATATAGACTTTTTCAAATCTTTAGTTTTATACACTATACGATCAATCTTGTCTACATCATCATCATTCGTACAATTTGGAAGCGGCGTATCAATAAAATTTAAGAATATAAAATACGTTAATAGTACCGTAGTAACGATAACTATAAAAATTATTAAAATTGCAATTATCATAATGTTGTTTAATAAAAGCTTACAACATATAAAAATACCACCATACGAATTCATCCATATACAATGGTTTTTTATTTAACCACGGCTTTTTCTCTCCGTAATAATTGATCACGTACGGTTGTTTTCCGTTGAGAACATCGTATTCGCCCGCGTTCCATACATACAAAAAAGATAATTGTGTCAAATCGGTTTGTATTTCGAGAAAAACTTGCGCCAAAACCACCTCTTCAAAACCGTTATGAAATCTATTTTGGTTCAATATTTCGTTGTCGACTACCAAACGTTTGACGATGAGTTCAATAAGCGCGGTGTTTGGCTCGTACACAATTGTGCCTGTGGAAAAAAGAAATTGGTAATTGTCGTATATTTCTTTCAAATCGTTGTGGTAAACTTTATTATTGTTGCATTCAAAACGTTTAAACATTTTGCAGTACAATTCGTTGAAACAAACGGCGGGTGTATTAAAAAAAAACAAATGATCAACGTTGCGCAAAACCAGTTGGTCCGCGTCCAAATACACACATTTATCGTACATTGTTAATTGAAAACAACGCCATTTTGTAAACGAAAAATCTATCCATTTGTTGTACAATTTTTGTTGGCGTTCAGTCGTCATTTTGCCGCATCTAAAATATAGATAGGACACTTCGATTACTCGCGTAAAAACCTCAATCAATTCTTGTGTTTGCGTCACATCGTTTGTCACCAAACACACTAATTCATGATTGGTACCGCTCGATTTTAAACTTTTTGCCAGCGCAACCGCACCTTTGACATATTTGTCGCCGAGCATAACCAATGTTACATATGCGCACCTCATGTCTTATAATGATTATGTTGAAGTTGGCTTGTGAAGGATTTGTGTTTAAAAAAAATGTCGGTAACAAAAAAGTGGTAACTCATAGATTTGACGTTGGCTCGCCGCGATACAAACGTTTCCTTGTCGACCAAAACAATTATTGGCCCGACAAACACAATATCACCTACAGTTTATTTAAACACACTATACCGCCGACTCTAAACATTACCGCAATTGCAAACGAGACACAAAGCGCTTTCGAATTATGGCAAAATGCAGTTTCGTACGACAAACGCGATAATATTCTTAAATTTGTTAACGCCGGTGACGACAACGCATCGTCAAACATAAAAATTGTGTTTGCAAAAGGTAATCACAACGATTCGTACAATTTTGACGGCGCAAACGGAATATTGGCGCACGCGTTTCCACCGCCGCACGGCGAAATACACATAGACGCCGACGAAAATTGGTTGACACTACAACAACACAACAACACCAACGGCACCAGTTATTATAACACGCTCACACACGAAATTGGTCACGCCATAGGATTGTCACATTCAAGCGTTAACACTTCTATCATGTACCCTTGGTATAAAAGCGGCAAGGTTCGTTTGGACGCGGACGATTTTAACGGTCTAGACCAATTGTATGTTCACAACGATCGCTTCAAAATATTGTCACCGTCGTTGACAACCACAACAACAATTGACCCGCCAACGACCAATACGGATTCGTTACCCAATTGGGTGTACGAGTCTATGTCCAATTCTGTAGACGAAATTTGCGATACAATACCCAAATGTGTGGCGTGTATAAGAAACGAATATTATGTGTTTGGTGAATCTCGCTATTGGCGCTACAAAGATTACAATTTGACACAATTGATTGAAACTAGCAACATAAAACAAGGTTTGTGGCCAGAATTGTGTCGGGTGAAAGGCGCAAGCGGTTTTGGTGAAAAAATAATTTTTGTCGACAAATATTTGTGGTACGAATACAACGCAACCTCGTTGGATAAAGTTTTGGTGATGAACACAAAATTTACCGTGTTGTTTGAAGAAGCCGGCGAATTATACGGTGTTGCGCAAAAACACAAAATATACAAAATCAACGATTTGTCGTCGTCTTCTATAGAATATGTGGGAAAGGTTAGCGATAAATTTGTGGGTATTGAGGAAATGGAGTGGATTATAATTAAAGGTGATGATGTTAGTGCGGGTGTGGGTCGGGGAAAATGGTCGCTTCGCAAAAAAAAATTACGCGACGCTATTATGGGAAACGTGTATTATATCACGGGTTCCGTTGAGCCGTTGATGTACAGATGTTGATTATATGATTGTATTTAATTGATATTTTTTATTATTATCAAATCATTTTTAATCATGTCTTTGAGCGCTATGAACCTAGAAAATGCCGTGCAAGAATTGTATAAAAATTTGGAAATTCATAAATTAGCAATTGAAACTCTCAAAAGGGAAAATGAATTAATGAGACAAGAAAAACTTCAGCTCAACAAAGAATGGACAAAAGAAAAAGCAAACTGGTGTCAAACTGAAAAGCAGCACCAGGATGTGATAACTACTTTAGCGGAACAATTGAGAACAATGGATAACGATATACAAAATTTAAATAAAATAAGACAGGATTTTAGCGAAAGTCGCAAAGAATTATTGGAGCAGAGCAAAACTTTTTACAACACCAAAAGGGAATTGCTTGAACAAACAAAAAAAAATAAAATACTTAAAAAAAAAATTAAAAAATTAACGTCGCATATAAACAATTGTAACGAAGTGTTGGACAATGTTATTTGTGATGGTGATATGTTGTTAGAGTAAATAAATAAGAATTTAATTAAATATATTTATTGTTTTATTGTACAATTTTATTTAGCAATGATACATTATTAAACAATGATACATTATCAGGTGACACATTTTAATTATATACAAGTTGACGACAAAACACCGCCGCTACACAAACATTGGATATTGGTGTATGAGTGTACGGATGGATTTTATAGAATTTGGCGTGGTACACAAAATGAAATTAAAAAAATTACAAAAAACACCAATGATTGTTTAGTGAATGTTGTTGGAAATGTGGATTGCGTGTGGAATTTTTCAATTGATTCTAAACATATAATAACGTTGGTGGGTATTAAAATTTATAACAATCACGATATACAATCGATTATAGATAGAGAAATAGACAGAGTAATTAATTTTGACGATAACTACACCACAACTAATCTCTAAAAATTTTGTTAATCCTACTATTCATTTATACTATACAATTTGTAACTATTGACAGTTTTATTTAATAATATTGTGGTAATCAAAATGTTGCATTTGCACAAAAAATAGTACAATAATCGTAAAATTTGTTGGTCACGTGTCACACAATACAAATGAATTTTATTATAAATTTCGTCGACAAACGGTTTGATAATTTTTAGCTCTTTGCTATTCAACTGTTTGGCTAAAACAAAAAAGGCGTTTTTTTTTGCGAAAACCAAATCCATGTTACGTTTCGCGCGACAACAAATCATCAAGTTGCGCCACACACTTACTCTCCATGTTATAAAACTTTTTTAACGCGTTGTACACACATTTATTCTTACATTCGGAACACTGCAACTGTTTTACAATCAAATAATTAAAACTCAATCTGTTGCTATAGCGTTTCGATCTCACTCTGATACACAAATTTTTAAACGCCTCTTCGCTTTTGCGCGCATTGACGCCCGAATAAAACAATTTTTTGTATTTTTCAATTATCATTTGTCGATCGTGCATGAACGGCAAAAAACATACATTTTTTTTATTTTTATTCATAATAATTTCGGTTTCTTCTTCTTCTTCGAAATTTGGCGATTTTTGCACCAACATTGGTAAAAATTTTCCGGATATTATAAAATATCGTCCGCCGGGTAAAAAGGCACTATTGGGTCCCACTTCGTTCCAACGTCTCAAAAATTTATCCACCTTGTAAGTTTTTGACGTGTCAATAGGAATTCGAGGGTGATATATTTCGTAATCCATAGTGTTGTTCACAATATCTAAAAAAAACGTGCACACAATATCAATGCGCTTTAATAAATAAAATTATATTGTTGGGTGATATAAATAGATTGTGGGTTTTTATCGAATTGGTGTTCGGAAGGGATACGATAACCATGCTATATATACAAACAAATTTCTTCAGTTTTATTATTAACACACAATGTTTACTTCAACCATAGCGCACGTTTATTTTAAACGCGTACACATAGCTTTGTGGTCTTTATGTCAAGAGGATTATTATTTGTTTTTGCAAGAAAAATATAAACTTGACAAAAACGTTATTAAAACGCTGCATCAGCAGGCTATCATAGAAAGCAACGGAAAATACAAATCTTGTTCATTGTTTCGGAATGGATGTCCAAAATTTCTAGAACAATTGGAATGTGCCCCTTTTGAATTTGAAACGCGACATATTCAAGAATCGTTTGCTGACCATCCTGATTATGTGTACGTGATTCAGGCTGCGTTTGGAATGTGTTACACAAGTTCCGTAACTGGAGGATCAAAAAACAACCAAACGATGACGTCGTTCTATTTTAATTTTGCAGAGTTGCCTGTTTTTGGTCAAACGGTGCATTGTTTTACTGTTAATAACGAAATATGTTCTGAATGTATACATTTTTACAAATCGTTTGATATGAATGATTTTTTCTATAAATATTGTAATAAAAAGAAGATACTAGAAAATCGTCATAAAAACGATTGTCGCGAAAAAGTGAGGCGAAGACTTAATTTTGATTTGTAATATTATAATAAAATTATTAACAAATAATGTGTTTGTTTCAATCTAAATAATTCCAAACGTAAACTGAACCGAGATCCGGCGATAATTGGTGGTTAAATCTAATAGTGGCCAATGGTGGTTTTCCGTTTTGGTGCAAAGTTTTGTATACTTTGTCGTGTTTGTCTAGCATATTTTCTATAGTTTCACTTTTTTCGGGCGCTACAATTGAACACACTTCCAACAACATTTTTTTTACACATTTTAATTCATATTGTGTTTTGTCGTATTGATGCTGAAGCTCTTGAAACTCCTCGTTCATTCGATTGTATTTGTTATTGTAATTTTTTAATAAAAGTAAAATGTCTGCGTGCATATTTAAAACTTATTTTAATAGCATTCTTACAATTAAGATTTGTAGTAAATTCTACTATATAACGCTGCCGACGCGTTGGGAATACAAACGGGTATAGTTCTGCTAAATGCACCCGATAAATACGAAAATTTAGTAAAACCCGCGTTACACGTGCAATCGTCAACATTAAAAGGGTCTTTTTCCAGATTTAATTGCATTTTGCCGTTTTGACATACGTACGGTCGCAAATCACCGTTGTCGTCTATAGCGTCGCGATACATACTTACGCACAATTTTTCAGCGGCCAAATTACCAATTGCATTTAAAACTACAATCAAGCCTCGATTGGCGTCGCATTTTTCTATATCATCGGCCACGTACCCAACGCCTCTGGAACAAAAACCACCTTCGTTACAATGCATAAGCAAACCGTTTATACAATTGTCTCGGCATTGATCATTCGCTACACAAAGCACGTTAACTGAATCGCAGTCTAAAACGTTGTGTTTTTCAAAAAAAATTTTAACTCTTTTATTTGACATAATTTGTTCTTGACGCAACCAGCGTCGTAAAATTATCGTTAAAATAAAAACAAATACCAATATAAAAAATATGTTCCACCACATAAGTATAAATATGTATTATTTGATACACGAAACAAGTTTATCCTCTTTGGAATTAATACTTAAAAGTGGATATATTTTTACAAGCGGTAAAACACAAACTATAAAAGAAACTAAAGGACAGGGTTCGAAAAAGAGACGTTTAGCGACAAATCCTGCAACATCTTTGTTGGATTCCGAATTTTACGAACATTACGATGAGGTAGACGGCGTGTACATGCGTTTGCAATCTAAAACGGACAGTGTTCGACTTAAATTTGTCGATTGTATAATGTTGTTTAATATGTCGCTTCTAAAAACCAATAGATTTGTAATAAACACCGAAGAAAATTTTGGGTTTATGATAGACGAAGAAGGCGTTGTTAACGAATCTCAGTTTAGCGGCGAACCGGGATTTTCTATAACATCGCTGTCTAATTTGTATTTGTTAAACGATTTAATAAACGCGCCCGCAAGCGAAGTTCTTCTATTGGACGATGTTTCAATTTTGTATTTGCGCACAATATTTTTTAATAAATTGCCCCCACAAAAAATAATTGATTATTTGCAAAAAATTCGCGTACCTTTTTTTAACATCTCATAAGGGGAAAATGCATTTGTTTAAATGTGAATATGACGATTTGTTTAAATTTGAATGGCCCGTTTTACTCGAAGAGGACACATTAATTTTGTGGTTAGATATTAATTGTTTAAAACAAAAGGGATTTGAGTTGCCACCAAATTTAAACACTAAAACATTCAACAACACAAAAGTAACTAGTCACAGTATAAATTTAAACGTCAAAAAACAATCCCTCTTTACCGAGTCAAAAAAAATTTTAATTAAAAATAAATATGAATTTTGCGAAGCGCACATTTTACAAACTTTGACTCTTTCTCGATTAAACGACAACTATCACACCGTACTCGAACAATTTTTGTATCAACAACTACCCTATTATTTACAATGTTATTTGAACGATTTAAAACTCACATCTTTGTTTGATATTAAAAATTATTGGGACACGCTTGCAAATTTAGACAATGTACGTAAATATTATTTGTTTAGATTGAAAATTGTGACATTGCAATATGAAAAAGCAAAACATACAACAAAAATTGTAGAGAAAAACGTTAATAATGTTGACAACAATACAACTAATAATGTTGACGACAATACAACTAATGTTAACGCCAATACAAATAATGTTGACGACAACACAAATAATAATGTTGACAACAACGCAAATAATTTTGACAACAACGCAAATAATGTTGATGATAACGTAAACGATGTTAACGAAACAAATATAATAAACAAAGCCGAGTTTATTGATAAAAAAGTAAGCGCTACAAAGAAACCAAATAAATTGGGATTCGTGATAAATAAAACCGATTTTGATAAAAATATTTTGTGTGACAGTATTATTGATAATATTACACTGCAACTAAAACATTTAGAAAATTACAACAATATAAATAAAATTCATGTTTATTTAAATTTTAACAAATTATTAAAGGGATCCGTGGGTTTGTTAGAAACTTTGTTAGAATGGAAATAAAAAATTTAGTATAGTTAATAATTTTATTAGTTATAAATTTACATAATTAGTAGCGATTTGGTTATATATATTATTAGTAAATGATCATACACAATTAATAGGACAGACACAAATAAAAGGGACAGACACAAATAAAAGCCAATTCTATCAATTATTTTAACATGTTATGTTTTTTTAGTTTTTCGACATTGATTTTCATAATATGCTATAGTTTTTAAAGCTTGGGTTAATTTTATATTTATTTCTTTTACACACCTTTTAGATTCATAAAAAGCGACTGTCAATTCTTCAATATGCTTTTTGGTGTTTTCTTGATTTTTAAGCTCGTTCATAGTTTCCACACGAAATCTTTTAATTTTCTCATCCAATATTTGTTCAACGTTTGGACGCTTCAATTTTAACAATCTAATTTTTTCTTCATTAATTTTTTTGTTTTCATTTTCCATATATTCATATTGCTCTTTCAAATGGTTAAAATTATTAGTTAAAACATCCATTTTATTTTGATATTTTGTTTTTAACATTTTTGTATCACCTTCATGTTCCAATCTAATTGCTTGTATTTTTATTTCTTTTTCTTCAATAAGTTTGTTCAAATCGTCAATTTTTTTTTCGTATTTTTGTTTTAATTCTTCTTCGGTCACCGCGTTATTTTTATTTATTGCGTTTTTCTCAATTATTGCATCTTTTTCAATTATAATATTATCTTTTTCTTCAATTATTTTTTTTAAGTTTGTTATAGTTTCGTTTAATTTTGTTTGTTCTTTTTTCATGGTCTCATTTGATTTATCTCGTTTGGACACTCGTTCTTTTTGTTTTTGAATTATATTATTTTGATCATTGATAATATTTTTGTGTTGTTGTATAATGTCGGTTTGGTTTTCAATCATGACACGCAATTTTTCCACGCTCACGTCGTTTTCAATTTGATTCGTCGTTTCTTCAAATTGTTTTTGTGAAACTATAGGTAAAATCATCGGTGGTATATTGTTAAATTCGTCTAAATTGGGCATATTACTATGCGATTCCAAAATCGATTCAACCGCCAAAGCTGTTTCGTCGGCAACAATAATCTCATCAATATTAGATTCAATTATTATTTTGGATTCGGCATCTTCAATAATATCGTTGGATGTTTGCACGAATTTCATGGCGCTGTCTTGAAAAATACCTTCATCGCTCGTTAGAACCATCTTGTCTTCGTCACTAGGTAAATATTACTGAAGACGAGTTCGTTTTAAAGCTTTATTTATATAAAAAGATAAGATAACTTGTTTATCAGGTCAAGATACAAAAACATGTTGATAATATTAATGTTGAATAATTTTATCAAAGGTTACTAGATTATTTGACATTTAAAATGTATTTATAATTTTGGCGACAACATAGGAAGGACGATTCGTTTGCTACTGACACAATTTTCGCTTCCACAAAAAACTTTTTTAATATTCAAGGTTATCAGTGTAATAATTATAATGCAGACGGCGTACAGGATAAATTTGAATTCCCACCACCAGTTACCGAATAAATTTGAATACCAATTGGCATTTGAATTGTTATCAACGTTGAAGATACTTAAAACAGAATCGGCTTGTTCTTGCGTAACCAAATGTTTTAAATTGAAAGTAACATCTTTGAGTGTGTCAAAATCTAAACTTTTAACTATTTTACCATTATTAATGTAGTCAGATGGCAAAACAAATTGTGAAAAATTAAAATAAACTACGGTAAAATTGTCTTGCTCATAGTTTGAAATATGTTTGCTAATTAATATAGTTCTGGATGTTCTCAGTTTGCAGTATTTCATAATAGTTATTATACCCATACCCTGTAACACTAGTTTTTTATCATAACGTCCCGATCCGCAATTCATTTCTGCGTGAATAGGCTTTTCGTTGACCATGTACAACCATTTATTTACGTTGTTTAAACTGTAGAATATTTCATTGTGAAATTGAGTGGCGTGCACTTGACAATTATTACGCTCTAGTCCGTTAAACAAACGCACATCACAATCGGGTGAATATTCTATTTTTTTGCTAGTTATTGAACCGTAACACAATGTCATGTTGTCGATCAATGTGCAAACGCTGGTATCGTCCAATCGCACGTAATGTTTAGGCGTCGTTCGCGCTTCGAAACCAATGTACCGGCTTTGTGGTACCAAAAATTTACACATTTTATTAACATCACATTCAGGAATAGACACGGGTTTGTAAAGAAAAAAAGTCGATTTGTCCATTCGCGGAATTTGTATAACAAACATTAGTTCGTCGCGTGGATTTATAAAAACGTTACATTGCGCTAAGCGCATCACGGTATGCATCTGGTCAAATTGCGGCTTCACAACCCATTCTGTTTCTTTGTCCCATAAATTTGAATCGACAGCGGTCATTTCCGCGAGCAAAATTTGCGGGTTAATTATTAACGAGGATATTCTTGCGTTATACAACGCGCTCTGTATACCTATTATTAATTTGTTGTACGTTTTTTCGATTTCTTCCAAATTATCTTTTAAATAGACCAATTGTCTTTCTAAGTAATGACAATTAACCTCATTTTCAAATTTGTGTCGTATACTCTGCAAACACTCGGCAATGTGTAATGTTTCATTAGTCAACGTTTTGACCCGATAGTCCGTGTTGTTTGTGTGATTGGCAATCTCGTATAGTAACGCGGCATCTTTATCGTCCATTACACCCATAGTGTATTTGTAAAAACGACCCATAAAATTAAAAGCACCGCCAAGAAAACCCCTTTTGGTACGACGATTTTTTTTTGGCAAACGTTTATGAATCAACAGGTACTCTATATTGTTGTGTGTATCAAACAAATTGGCAATTTTTCTGTTGATCACATAATCAATTTCGCGTTTATAACTATTGCCATTCATTTCGTTCCAAGTACAATTAGACAACACCCCTCCTTTATTAAAAGCCATTTGTATTGTTTTGGAAACGTTTTGTAATTGTAACAATCGATCTTTAAGTATAGTGTATTCAACGTTTAATATAAAACTCCAGGTGTTTACGACAAAACCCAAATTACTTTGAAATTCATAATGAAATCCAGTCTGATTGATTGGTGTTAATTGTACTGTTTCATCGGTGGTAATCAAAGACGGAAAAGTCAACATGAATAATAATAAACAAAACATTGAAAAAAAATAAATATTGGTATAATATCATTTATTTATTGAAAAAAAAATTTACAAAAATACATATTTTATTAGCAATCATTGTACACGCTGTTTATATTGTTTTCAACAATGTCATATTTGCGGCCACACAAATTAGCAACGTTTTCAAGACATTTTTTCAAATCATCATAATGCACATACCTAAATCGATTTTTGGTATTTTTGTATTTGTAAAAATAAGACATTTTTTTTATTTCTTTCAGCAAAGGCACATGTAAATTAAGCATTTTGTCACCCAAAAAAATTGTAAATGCAGGATTGAAAAAATACTCATCTTGTTGGCCACTTTCAACAGCTGTACTAATAATTTTTGGTTTACTTTTTGAATTAACGTAAAAAGCCAACACACTTTTATTCTCCAAACGAATGTTTTTATAATACACGTGCATATACGACAATGTATATTTTTGTGCACTCTCTTTTTTCCATTTCACCGTTTTAGTTGCGGTACACTTATTTTTGATTTGTAAAAGTTTATTTTTCAAATCTTCATTTTCTACAGCCTCGATTGCTTCTTTTAAAATTTCCACAATTTGATTTAAACTTATCGTTTCAGCAGGAAACATGTTGTTTTCGGTGGTAAAATAAAATATTACTAAATTAAAATCACAATCACATTCCAATTATATATATTTTTTGTCGCCCAAATTTTTATAATAACAAATTAATAATAACAAATTAATAAAACGTTAACAATACTCGATATAAATCACTTAAAAACTAGTTGACTATATTTTGTTAATGATAACATGTTTATTGTACGATGTTGCGTGAGAATCTCTATACCCTACTGTGCACATCCTATTTCTATACGAAATATAACAGATTGTTATATTCGCACATTTCACAAGTTTGCAAAAACCTGTGCCCTAACATTCACACAACAACCATACAATAAATGTTAATACACACTAAAATCTTAAATTTATACAAATAAATTACAAATAATATTTAACTATACAAGTCTTCTTGAATAAGATTTTTTTTTTCAAATTTTTTAATAATATCATTTTTAATTAATTCTAAATCATTTTGGTACGAAAATGTTCGCACATTTACTTTTTTTGCGCTATACATTTTAACAATATGATCTCGAGTACAATCCCACAAATTTTTTAAATCCGTCGTCGATAAATCGCTTTGCTCGATCATACATAAAAAAATTTTTTCGTTTACAGTTTTCAACTTATTACGCAAATAACTTATAGCGCCGTATTTGTACGTTATTACATTGTCGTCTTTAATTAATACAATGGCTTTGCGTCTCGACTTTGTAATAGACGAAGTACGACGTAGTTTTGGTTTTTTCTCATCGCATACGGGTAGCGAACTCATACTTTTTGAACGTTTGCGTGTTCTTTGTTCAATATTAGACGTTGGTTCACGTTCAACACTTGATGTTGAACCAGGAGTTAATTCGCGTTCAATACTTGGTGTTGGTGAGTAGTTATCGTTGATTGATAGTCCAATATCTTCGGTTAGTTTTTCAACACAAGATTGTTTATTCTTTTTTTTTTCATCGCACCGTAATTCCGCGTCGATAGGTGACGATTGTCTTATTCGTATGTCACTTTTTATATTTGTTGGGCTAGGTGTTCTCAAACGTTTAGTTCTAATTATTTTTGTTTGTTCCAAATCACCGGCGTCTCCATAATTGTAACGAGGCGTCGCCGGAAACGTCTTCATATCGAACGGTGTTGGTTTTGTTGGTGCTTGACTAGGCGATGCACAACTAAAATCTAGTTCAATTTCTTCTTCAACACTCGGTTTATACCACGGCATTGATGTCGGTAAAGGTATTGGTGAACAAGGTGTTTTTATAGCTTCACACAATTTAAAATTATCATTGCTTCTGCCCCATCTTCTAATAGCTCCGGCGGCAATAAAATTTACTTCACTGCAAACGGTATGGCGTTTGTGTGTAATAACTTTGGCTTTGGATACCTCCGCTTGAGCACGACAAGCTTCTGCTTCCGTTTCGTACATGTCATTAAAATCATTTGTCAATAATTTTGTCTTCAAATTGTATTTATATTCTTGATTGGCCAAAAAAACTCCCTCCGACAAATCGTTTAAATATCTGGTTGCTTCATCGAATTTTTCCAGGCACACCGCTTTGTAGGCTTTCACAGCTACGTACAAAAAATGACTCGGTGTTTTTACCAATGCGGCGGGACAAGTAAAATTTTTACTTTGTACAAAATTAATAAGCTCTTCTAAATTGTTTTCGTAAGAAATCATTGTAAAGTTTTTAAAAAATATTTGCTATTTACTGTGCGACTTTATACAACACAATGATGAAACCGAGTTCGAGTTTTTATTATATACCCCGTCGACCCGTCGATTAGATTACAACAATGCAAATTGTATGTTGTAGCCTCATTAATTTTTATCGTTTGTAACCGGTCAAACGAGATAACAAATTTTTAGTGTAGATAACAAAAAAATTATTGCTCAACATTTTTCGACTCGAAAAAAATTAGACAAATCCAATAACCCGACTTTTGTCGTAAATAACGCGGTCTGCATCCTTTTTAACTAGCAAAGTGTTCAGTGCGTCTTGTCGGTTTACTGACTTCAAAAAATTTAATATTTTTCGAAACGAAATAAGTTAAGTGTTAGTAGGATGTTATTTTGTTTAAACAGGAAAGGTCGGGTTATAAAAATAAAAAACAAATGGCGTACGTGATCACCTTGACAATATGATAATCACAAAGTGGCCTACGTGACTGTCCTCTATTATTATCTTGTTGTTTTTAAAGATATTAAAATTATCTTAATTACCCTATAAATTATGTTTATCTTGACGGGCCAATCTAAATTATTTTGTTTGCATTTTGTTATCTTATATTGACCAAGTATATAATCAGCAGTAATCAAATTCGGCTTCATTTACACAATTGCATTGTTATTTGAAACTTGCATCAAGGTGCATTGTTATTTGAAACGCATCAAGGTAAAAATTTTCTATTCTATTAATTTTTATATAATATTTTTAATTTGTTTAGTTTCATTATATTATTTATTTATGTTTACTATATATATATATTTATTTTTATTTACAGATTAATCACCATGGCTACAATTAAAGGATTTTGTTTTGTTTGCACCGAAACCTACGAGCAAAGCGGCGATTTTATGGGTATGTTTTTAACACCGAAAGAATGCTCACACCCAATATGCTATAATTGTGTAGTTGGTTTATATGCAAACGCTGAAACACAAGTCCGTTGTCCAACGTGCAGAGTTGCTGTTTTGCAATGGGAAATTTTTACGAAAAAAAAATCATTAACTGTAAAATTTGTAGTGCAAAATACAGAAGAACACCACAATAATTACAACGCTCATATTAATTATGTGTTAGAAAATATGGCACCAATAGATTTTGATACGAGCAATGATGACAACGCAAACGATAATAACACACTGATTGAGTTGCTACAAAACCAACTTAAAGATGCTAAAAATTTACTTGATAACACAAAAAAATTTTTATCACGAAATATTATAAAACAACAATTAGAAATTGAAAATTTGCGACAGATTATTTTTGATTTGAACAGCGAACAAGAAAATTTGAATAGCCAACAAGAAAATTTGAGAAATCAAAACAATTCATTGACGCGAGAGTTAAAAATGATAGAGTGTGAAAATTTTGTATATGAAACTACAATTGATGAGTTAAACAACCAATATAAAATTTTACAAAAACAAATTATTTATTTAAAAAATTTTAATAAAAATTTAGTGCAAAAATGTAACGACTTTGCAAATGATAAAAAAAAAATTGCTAATTTACAAATTGAATTAGAAAAAACAAAATGTTTAATGCAAAAATACAAAAAAAATGCAAAAGTCAACGAATATAATTGCAACGTAGCTTATAGAAAAATTAAACAATTTCAATGTTTAACTAAAAGGTATATCGAAAATCCCTAAATGATTCATAATAATTTTGATTAATTTGTAATTATTGTTAATTGTAAAGATTGTTGTGTGTTGTATTTAATATTGTATTATTTTTTTGGTAATATTATTGTTAATAGTATTGCTAATATTATTATTGTTATTTTGATTTTTACATTATTGTGATTTACATTTGTGAACTTATTTGTACATGTATTTGTAAAAAAAAATTTACACAAAAGCGTTGTTTAATATTATAACTAAAATTTTTATAATAATTAAAATTAATATTAATTTAAAATAATATTAAACTGTTGTCAATGGCGGCGTTGTTGGTTCATTTAACAAATCTAGTATGGCGTCTTCTTTTTTACTAATAGAACATAGCAAACGCGAAGTTCTAATTTCTTGAATAATGTCTGTTAGAAATATGTTAGCAAAAGCGTTGGCGCACTCAGGCAAATCGTTGGATACCATGTTATCTTTTAAACAACCGCGGTTAATTAGCCAGTTACAGAGCAATCCCACACCGAGCGCTGTTATAAAACATTTTTTGCTATCGCAACACGGATCGAGTTGTGTTTGTATAGTTTTTTCGCAATCGGGTAAACATGATAGAGTTTGCGAAGAAAGTTTGAGAATTCGTAGAGTTTCATCGGCACCCACCCACAAAGTCATATCTACAAACATTAGCGGTACATTGATACCGTCAAATGGTTTGCAAAAAAGACACGAGTAGGACATTATAAATTATACTTATTTATTTAGCTTTTATTTGAACGTCTTTTAATAATTTTTCAAAATCATCAGTATAATCGTTTAGACGTTTTACCTCTTTTTGTAAAGAGTCTAGTGTGACCGCCACGTCTTGTGATAAATCGGACGACGGCGATGTAACATTTTTTACGACGGGTTTGAGTAAAGGCACCGGAATAGACGGAATTGGGAATCTAGTTTGATCCCAAGTGGCCGATCCCCATTGAGTAATTACACCTTCGGTGAATATATTGAGCGCGTTGATGATATCGGCGAGAGCGGTTTCAATGTTGGGTATGGCGGCTGTTATGGTCGACACGTCGTTTTGAAGAGTTACCAGAGCGGTATTAATAGCCGCCACGGCAGCGTTTAGCAAAGAAAATTGGTTGTCCACATTTGTTTGCAAATTTGTTAAATCCACACTCAACAAATTAATACTAGTTTGGAGAGTGCCCACCAAATTGCTAAGATCGGCAATAGCGTTCAACACAGGTGTTAAATCGACGGTGCCACCCCCGCCGTTATTTAATATTTGTTGAACATCGTTGAGTATGGTCTGTAAAAGAGTGGTATTGTTTTGTACACTTTGGTAAATTTGAGCTAAAAGTTCACAACGATTGTTGGAACCCGGTCCCGGTGTGGGACAAACGCCTGTGCTGTGTCCAGGCGGAATCATACATAAAGGGTTGGTTGCGCTACACAAACTGGAATCGAGTATATAACCAGCGATAGTATCAAACATACGCTTGAAAGAAGCCCAATTACACAATTTTGTTTTGCCAAAATACACTGCAAATCCCACTTCGGTGGTAAACAATTTATTGGCGGGATACGTTGTATCGCCCGGTGCCAGCTCCTGCCATAATTTTGTTTCGCTACGAGGAAATTCCTCACAATGAGTTTTGCTGTGACCCAATATACTTAACAATTCGCTAACTCCAACATAGGGTTTGTCACCTGCTACACCACTGTGAAAAACAGGCACGTCTGTGCCGTCTACGCGTGTCGAAAATATCAGCCTGGACATTATTATATAAATTATCTTATCTTAATTGTTCTATATTATATTTAAATAAAATTACAATACTTTACTGGATATTAGAAAGGTTTTATTTTTAACGTTTAGCCCTCATCTTATAAGATAAATTTAAATGACCTCTATACCGGCAGATTCTAAAGCTTTTATTAAACCTTTTGAGGGAACCGACGTAATTTGTTTGGTAATAGATGTGGTGGCGTGGTTTGGTGCCGACGAAATTGCGTCCATACTAAACCAAAATTTGCGCAAAGTATTTAAAAGTTTACCCGCGTCACAAAAAGCGCTATGGAAACAATTGGAACCGCAAATCAACAGCGAAAAACAATTTATTAGCAGTTTGGCTGTTAGGCTTTTAATTGGAAACAATAAAAACAATGATTTTGAGGGTCAGAATAATTCGTGTTTTACACCGTCATCGTGTACCAAACCGCGATCGTCGTGTTTTAAACCTTCTTCATCGTGTTTTAAACAAACTGATTGTTTTAATGAACCTAAATGCTCATTAAATTCCTCTAATTCGGTAACTACATACAAAAAAGAACGTCCCAATTGTAATCAATCGACGTTTTGTCCCAAATTCAAGATCTGTGAATCGTTACACAATTTGGGTAATATATTTATAAACGAAGCCATTTACGATGTAAGAGCTTATCCTCAGATTGATGAAATCAATTGTAAAATAAATCAAATTTACAACATTTTGTTGCAACAAGAAATTACCAATTAAAATACTATTAATTTAAAAAACGTTTATTATAATTGATTAACAATATTGTTAAAATAATTGCGCCTCAATTCTTCAACACGCCGCAATGATTCTTGTGGATTTTTTTCCAATTTTGCCATTTTTTCTTCGTGATAAATTTTACGTTGAGCCTCCTGTTTTGTGCGGTGCAAATTGTCCAATTGAATTTTGAGAGATTCGTTTTGTTGGTAATTATTACCATTGTTGTATAGTGTGTTCATAGCGTTTCCAAAAGTATTATTCATTATATAAAACAATTATTTAATATTTTCAATTAAATAATATATTCAAAACTTTTCTGAACTGTATCGAAGCTGTATAAGCACTTGAGTGTGTATGGTTAGCACACATTTTTCTTTATATACCAACCTATAATTGTTTTATTATGATAATATATTGTATACAAATGGATTGATTAAGAATTCACGATGTTATCGCTAAGTATAAATGTTCAAAATAATATAATTCCAATTTTGTATGTCAACGATAAAATATATTTTGGTTTGACCGAAATTCAAGAATATTTTAATCTTACATACAACAATTGTTATATTGATAGCTTTAAGTGTGGCGATATTGTAAACGAAACAACAAAATTTGACAACAACAAACTATTTATCACCGAAACGGGGCTAGTTTTATTGTTAGAAAGAAAAAATATTCATTATAATTGTTATTGGTTTATTATTTCTATAGCAAAAAATGTTATAAATTCGTTTAATAATAACGAAAATAACACTTGCGACGATGATGCTGTGATTTCAATTTTAAAAACTATAGATGACAACGTTAAAATCATTAAAGACTATGTAACGGTAATGCCTGTTTAATAAGTTATATTAGAAATGAGCGAAACAAATATATTTTTAGTTATACGCCAAGATATTCAAAATGTAGCGGATCAGTGTACGGAATTGAACACAGCAATTGATAAAACGTCCGTGGACATTAATCAAATAAACGACGCAATAGCCGCCGCCAATACGAATATTAAATCGTTGACGGACAGAGTAGCCGCCAACACAACCAACGTTACAACGGCTATCGGAAAAATTAACGATATGAACACACAAATTAACGCTCTTACTGTGTCGGTCGCAGCTATTTCAACCGATGTCAGCACGATATTAAAAATTCTAAGACCAATAAAAATACTCTAGTAAAAGAAACGTTCTAATATTAATAAGACTTTAAATATGGCCTCACTATTTTCGGGGCTGCGACGTACCAACAAAGTATATCCAAATGTAAACAGTTTTGCAATCGATCATAGCACATTTATTCGCAACAAATCTCCGCCAGGTTTTAATTTAAATAATCCCAGCACATTGACCGGACCTAACGGACAAGTTATACCCGGCTATACAATCAACAATCGTTTTGTGAGTAACGCCGACGTTAATTCTGTATTGAGAAACAACGATGTTCTTGGTATGCGCGACATATTTCCCAACGTTACAAATAACCAAATGAATGGTTTGACAAATTTAAGACGCGCCGACAATATACCCGATTCGAGTTTAAACAGTTTACAAACCAAAAAAAATAATGTAAAAAAATCGTTTCCGGAAACAACGGTACGAGATAGAGACGGTGTCGAATACGTGCTGAAAAAAAACCCTCGTCTTTCCACATATTTAAAAAGCGCTGGTTATGTAACGTTGGTTGGTGCCGGTGTTTATTTAATAATTAACGTTGCCGATTTGGTGGGTTCTATTGTAGATGCGATAAACCGCACTGGTGGTAGTTGGTACTATAGAGGTCACAATGGTGCCGATAACTTTGACAATATAACAGCGTGTGTGCTTAGGTACCGCTCTTGTGGAATGAAATTTGAAGATATAGAAGAATCTCTTTGTGTTTTAGACCCACACGACCCCAATAACGTTGATCCTTTAATGTCAATCGAGGAAGCGCGTGTTTTTTGCAACGGCTACAGCTATGTTAGGGAAAAAAGTGTTTGTCGAGGTTCCGACACCAAAGCCGATCCGACAAGTTTACAATATTTAGATATTAGTAATCTCGCCACCAACCAAACGATTCAATGTGTGGAACCGTACGATTTTGGCGACTTAATAGGAGATTTGGGATTGGATTGGTTGTTGGGTGACGATAGTGTTTTTGCTGCTAGCTCAAACAGTATTGGAAGTTTTTCCAATAATTTTTTTACAATACTTTTGTTGATCGGCGGTGTTATATTGCTTGTGTTTATAGGATTTATTGTTTACAAAGTAGTAACTACAAAACGCTCGACTACCTAACAACAATAAATTTGGTTTTGCTCGCATTACAAAATCCACCATATCATCGCGTTTGCGCGACAAAACTAATATGAAGCCGAGTTAAAAACGAAAATTTTTGTGCAAAATATTATTTAAATTAACTCGGCTTTATAAAATTTAACACGAAGCCGAGTTAAAAGTATAAATTTTGTGCAAATAATTTTATACTTTTAACTCGGCTTCATGTTACACATAATTATATTGTTATATAAATAGTAAATTTTGTAGTAAAGTAAGCAATTCGCGATATGGATTTGAATAATAGCGACGAAATTTTGCCTTTGGCGTTTATTCACATGTATTTTCATTTAGACGACAACAGTATAATACCCGAAGTTAAAGATTATGTAAATAACGAAAAAAATTATGAAACCATAATAAATTACTTGTCCGAAATTGGTTTAAAGTTTATGGTGGGCGAGGCAACACCCGACACTTTTAAATATATTATGCCTCAATTTCGATTTGAGTGTAACCGCGATTACCAATTAGAAATTGTTAAATTTGATTTTGGCAACGTTTATTTAAAAAAAGGAGCTGTGGTATTTGCCACAAATTTGATGGTGACCAGTCCTTCTGAAACTTTTGATTTTTTAATAAAAAAAATGCCGGAATTAACTGATTCGTCTACTTTTGCTATAAAAAGCGAAGTGGGAAACAAGTTTTACATGTGGAACGGCACCGATGGTATTGTGTTTGCTCGTCCTTATTTCGATTGGATGGGTATGAAAGTGTGCAACGGTACACCGTACACAAATAACACACATTATCGTATGTATATAATTGGTGATATATTAGCAAAAATATTTATTGATGCAAAAATTGAAATAAATACAAGTGTGGGAAACGCCGTGTTAAAAAATTATTATAAAGGAACGCCGTTAAAACGCACCGAAAATGAAAAATACGTGATAAACTACAAAAAATTTACGACCAACAATTATGATGTGGTGTTTGATTCGTTTGAAGAAGAGTTTCGATCAAAAATAGGACCGATACATTTTGTGCAGCGCGATTACATTTACGATGCTAAATTTCCTGCTGATTTATTGGAAGAATTGCAAAAACATTGGGTATCCGACACGTCTGTCTATAAAATAATTAATAATTTCACGAAAAACACAACAGTGCCCGACTTAAACAAACAATTTATTATCGATAGATATTCGGTAAACGGCTACCGAAAAATGATGGTTGTCAACGACAAATATACGTTGCCCGTGAATAAATCCTCATCGGTGGAATATATTTTTGTCACCAACGATATGCTTCAATTGCGCCACACTTTAAACGCTGCATTTGTTCCTAATCTCGGTATTGTTATATTGGCAACGCATGTGTTTTTTGGCGCTAGACGTGTTCTCAATTTTGAACCGCACCAAGATTTGAGTACATTTGTCAAAAGAAAAGTTGAAATAAAAGAAGACAACGTGTTTTACCATGTTGGCGGTTCGTATTTTTTGGAAGAAACTTTTTTTAACGCCAACGATGCGCCAATTTTTATATTGGTGCGTGTGGAAGACGATTTAATAGTAAGACATAATTTAATAAGAACTTCTCGTAAATTGAAAGACCTAAAATATAATTGGGTATTTAATACTATTTTGAGTTTATTTGTAAGAAAATATTAAATGGACACGTTTAGAGGACCCACCGGTACAGACACTGGCGTCACACGATCAATAGTTGGTATCGAACCCAATATTCTTATGTCCATACTTGTTGTGTTGGTCATTATTATATTGTTGGTACTGTTGTTTAATATGAGTAGCCAAAGTGATAGCTCCGGCTCAACACCGGGAACTGCACAAACAAGTTTCTTCAATCCGTTAAACGCCGCTATGCGTAATAACACGGTGCGCAACACTCCCGTTGTAACTACAGCGACAACAACGACTCGCGCTGTGTAATATAAGAAATTACTACGGCAATGATTATATTATTAATGATGTTTACAATGTTGGAAAGCGTGTTTGGTCACGGATATTTAGTGTATCCTTTGGCTAGGCAACGATTTTGTTATAACCAACAAGATTATTATTGGCCAACGGACGGAACCGGTATTGCAAACAGCGGATGTCGTAAAGCTTTTCAACACGTTTACAATAAAAACGAGCAAAACAGCGCGATGGCGCAAGCAATGTTTAATCAAAACACCGAATACGCGGCCGTGGCGGGTGCTGATTACCGTAACGCAACACACATTAAGCGTAATGTTGTACCTCATACTTTGTGTGGAGCGGGTGCTGATTCCTATGATCATCGTTTCGGTGATAAATCGGGCATGGACATAGCGACAAACGAATGGTTTGTAAACACTATGACATACCAACTTGCAACCGATCTGTATTTTTGTCCCACCGCTATACACGAGCCCAGTTATTTTGAAGTTTACGTATCAAAAAAAGAATACGATCCTAATGAAGCGGCGTTACTTTGGTCGGATTTAACTTTGATACACAGAAATGTATCAAAAATTGTGCAAAAACAACTCACAAATTGTGAGAGTAATCGAGTGTACGAAATAAATAATGTGCAATTGCCGTATCGAAGCGGTGCGTTTGTGATATACGTTCGTTGGCAACGCGAAGATATTGTAGGCGAAGGATTTTATAATTGCGCTGACGTTATTTTTAATCACGACGAATTATAAAATAAAAATAATAATACATAGAAAATAAAATAAAATATTGTTGTAAATATTGATAAAAAAGTGTGCGCTACACCACAGTGTTTTTATTTTTTACACATTTTTTTTTGCATAAATATTTTATATATTTTTTTAAACAACATTTTGTCGCAATCACTACAATCCAAACACCAAAAACCGTGTAAACTTGTTTAGTTTCGTTTTGCACATCTAATCGTTTTAAAATTTCAACAAACACCCTATCCATTCCGAGTGTTGTATTTCTATTAAAATTACTATCGTCCATTTTCTTACAATATTGCCGACGAAGCGAATTCATTCATAAGACCACAAGAATTTATGTTTCGTTGCACTCTCAGATATCCCTTTTCACCCCATTCTTCACCCCAACTATTTTTCATTATCCAATAAGGAATATTGTTGTGTACTCCATAACCCACCAACAAAACGGCGTGATTTAAGCCGTTCATATTTTCGCATATGTCGGTAATACCTTCTTTGTAATCGATTACGTCAATAATATCAACAGCCATACTTATAGGCCCATTTGCTATCAACAATTCTCTTAATTTATTTTCATTTTTCAACACATAACGCGTACAACCACTAATGGACACATTAAATTGTTTGGGTTTGCACACGGCATCTAAACCATAGTAAGGTTCATCTTTTTCAGAAACAATACCGCCCTGCTGTAAAATAGTTTCCAAAGCCCAATGCATTAATCCGCCGCCACAACCGTTGTTTATAGAATCGCAATTTATCAAATGCTGTTCGGACAAATCTAACTCTTTATTGTGCTTAATGTTATACAAACTTTCGATGTTGGCAATAGCGCTAAACGCCCAACAAGATCCACATTCCAATTGGTTTTTAACGGGAGTGACTCCGTGTTTGTCGCGCCAATCAAACGATTCCGGTAAAATAATTTGCGGTTCACTTTTTATTACTTGAACGTTGCACTCTTTTGATACATCAGGTGTATAATATGAATTTTTTTTTAAACCCATACGAAAACCGGTTGTGCGACGCAGCAAATCGTTTTTATTTAAATCGCTAAACGCATTAATATCAAACACCGCGTACTTTGAACCGTTGTTTTTGTCGTTTATCATTTTTAAGTTATTTTTAAAATTTTCGTATTTAATCGCTCTTTCTTGGTCGGTGGCGTACGATTTATTATATTTTTTGATAAAATCTTCAAAAATATTATCACTATTTTCTAAATTATATGTTACAGTTTCTCCCAAATGGCACAAAGTTAACATTACCGAAAAAACACACATTAGGGTTTTCATTTTTTTTAACATATACTTATAAATGCTAAATGAGAATATAATATTAACGAATAATTAAATTAATTAATTAATAAGTGATTATTGGTATGATATTAAAAAGTATTTTTGTGTTGTGTTCTTTGATTGTGTATTGTTATGCAAAACCGGGAGCACCTCAAATCAAATGGGGCACACACAAATATAGTTTAGTTGAATTAAACGAACAGGCGGTGTCCTACAACAATTTAATTGTCGCTAACCGCGACAGTGTTACTGTTAATCTAGAATGGGATGTGTGGAGCGGCACCAAAGGGACTAGCGTTCAATTACTTGCAAACGGTGTGGTGGTGAAAAATGGTACCGCGCAAGAATTACAATCCCAGAAAATCGGATACAAAACAAACGAGGGTGGAAATTTTGAAGCGGCGATTAGATTGTGCGATGATAGCGAATGTAGCGATAGCGCTTCAGTCGTGGTGAGCGTGGCCGATACAGACGGTTCGCATTTAAATCCTATAAAATATATGTGGTCGGAAAACAATGTACCGTTCGAAAAAATTACCGATAATGTTGTGGGCGCTTACTTTGTGGAATGGGGTGTTTACGATAGACAATATCCCGCCGACAAAATTCCCATTCCTAATCTTACACATTTGTTGTACGGGTTTATACCAATTTGTGGCGGCGATGGTGTAAACGATGCGCTTAAACAACAAATACCCAGTTCGTTTGAGGCGTTGCAAAAATCGTGCGCCGGCCGAAAAGATTTCAAAGTAACCATTCATGATATATGGGGAGCGCTTCAAAAACCACAAAAAGGTGTCGAGGCCTACAACGAACCGTACAAAGGAAACTTTGGACAGTTAATGGCGATCAAGCGCCACAATCCAGATTTAACAATATTGCCATCGATAGGCGGATGGACGCTTAGCGATCCGTTTTACCAGTTAAACGACGTCGAAAAACGAAATACGTTTGTTGATAGTGTGCGCGAATTTTTGGAAACGTGGAAATTTTTCGACGGCGTCGACATAGATTGGGAGTTTCCGGGCGGTAAAGGTGCCAACCCGTCGCTGGGCAACGCTTCAGTGGATCGCAAAACATATACAATACTTTTAAAGGAGTTACGCGAAATGCTCAACAAATTGGAAAAAAAGAGAGGTAAACGATTGCAACTAACTAGCGCTATCGGTGCCGGTTACGACAAAATCGACGTTGTCGATTATACAGACGCGCAACGCTATCTCGATTATATATTTGTAATGACCTACGATTTTAAAGGCGCTTGGTCCATGGAAAATTTGGGTTTTCAAACACCGCTTTACGCTCCTTCGTGGGACGTTAACGAAAATTACACAACCCATTTTGCTATTAACAGATTGTTAAATCAAAATGTCGATTCGACTAAATTAGTAGTAGGTGTGGCTATGTATGGACGCGGCTGGAGCGGTGTGCATCGAGTCGAAAACAATAATCCGTTTACAGGAATAGCTAGCGCTCCCGTTAAAGGTACATGGGAAAGCGGCGTAATCGATTATAAAGATATTGTAAATAGGTACGACGAAAGTGTACAATTCTATGATAACATTGCACAATCTCCGTACGTCTACGATAATAATGATTTAGTTACGTACGACAACGATCAATCGGTGGTAGCAAAAGGTAAGTATGTAGTGAGCAAAAATTTGGGTGGTTTATTTGCGTGGGAAATAGACGCGGACAACGGTGATCTTTTAAATGCAATGAACACCGGTTTGGGCAATATAAAGAAATATGATGGTCCTTTGTTAAAAAGTATAAATTACAAAAAATATGTTTGTCCATTAAAAACGGCTATAGTGTATGCAATAAATGCTATGTGTAAATAAATGACATGTGTAAATAAAATTAAAAATTTATAATATAAAAATAAAAAAAATATTGTTTTATAATATATTTATTAAAAATATAACAATTGTTTAAAGTAATTTATTTAAATACGCCGTTATACGATCTCGTACACTGTCCATTTGTTTTTCTATAACATCAATCTCCGCAAGCAAAATTCTCATCCTTTCACATAAAAATTTTTTTTCTTTTAAACGCTCCTCACAAACTGTCAACGACGTTTGATTTGTTTGATTTAAAATTTTTGTTTGTTCATTGTAATTATTGTTCCATTTTTCTCTGAGTCTCCTTTGCTCTGCGTGCAAGTCCACCAACGAAACCATTGTAACAGCAAATAAACGTAATTCCACGCTACCGCCAGTTTTATCTTTATTCGGTGACCTTCATAAGTTTATAATGAACGTGTTTAATTTTTCTTCATTAATATTTGTATTATTTATCGTGATTAAAATTATTATTTATCACGGAATGAAAAATATACAAAAACAAACTTGGTTTATGGAGCGTTTATGTGTCAACGGTTATTACGGTAGTGTTGCTGATCCGTTCGAATGTGATGCTTATTATCAATGTCCAGAAGGTATAAAGTTTTATTGTCCAATTGGTAGTCAATTTGACGGAGATAAAAACATTTGCGTTCCAATTAACAAAAATGACATCAACGGGTGTTATGCCACAGCCTCTCGGCGCCTTCTCGATTAGATAACGCGAGGTATATAAAGTGGCATTCGCCAAATTTTATGTAGTCGAGTTCGTATTTTTGATCAACCTAATCGCGCCGTTGTTAACATCTGAAGTCGGAGCTGTCACAAGCAAACTATGTAAGTAATTTTTATTTTTTATTTTGTAATTTAAAGCTCGCATCAAATCGGCCGGTATAAATCCGCTAATCGCACAATTTATTTTTTCGTATTCTTGTTCGTGCACAATAATTTTTTTTAACGGCACCGCCGCTGGCAATTCGTTTCCGCGTTTCACACCTATTACGTACCAAAATTCTTGATGTTTTGTTGTCACCACTTTGACTATATTAATTTTTGTATGATTGAGAATATCCGGTATCAAATAGGGCAGTCTAAACATACTCATAACAAAATTGTCTGTGCTTATTGGATTATACCCACCAAAAACACAATTTATTTGTCTATTAGCATCTAATCCGCTGACAAGTTTTGTGCGTGTCATTCTCGGTGTGTCTATAAATTTGTAAGCAAATTGCGTCACCGAATTTAATGTATTTGACATTTGAAACACTATATTCACTTCGTCGTTTGAATTAGCTCGACCTATTTGAAACATTTTTTTGTTTTTTTTTACAGGAACACCGATAATATTTACTCGAATATGGAACAAGAAGATTGTATAGACGATCCTATAATTACAACAAATGAATCAGAATACGAATATAGCGAAGATGAAGATCAACAACAACAACCGCCACAGCAAAACAAAATAATTTTGCCACACTGTTCGTCAATCCCGTATTGTACAATTCAATATGCACCGCCTGTCAATAGTAAATCTCACCAAACAATTAGTGAAAAAAATATACTTATGGAAGTGGATAACAATGATGCGGACGAAAATAACGTAGCGATTTTGGAGAATTACAAATGGTTAAATCGTTTTAGAACAACAACGTGTCACATGTTTTTATGCCACTACAACGGTGTGGAGTACGTGAGAAATGAAAGATTTCCAGCGGACGTATACATAAAAACATACCACCAAAAATACGGTAACGCGTTTGAAGTGTTGATTAAAGATTCAAAATTTTATATTACCACTAATTTGTTGCAATACAATAAGGCTAATTCTGCCTATTATCCGCAAGAACATGTGACTAAACATGTTGATTTAACAAAAATTGCACCTATTTTACAATTTAAAATGAAAGACAACGCCACACTTCATCAACATATAGTCGAGGCTATGATTAATACGTTGTTTATCGGTGTGTCGCATCGCGACACAATATTGATAAAAGAACGTGTCAAATGTAATGAAAAATGCAATTTAATTAAAAATCAATATAGTTGGAAAAGTGAAGATAGAAAAATTAAAAATGTACCGAGCCCAATACAAAAGCCACATAGTCAAATTGAACATTTATTCAAAATATTGTATAAAAATAATGATTATTATGTTTTTAAAAAAAATTTAGGATCACTTGATCATTGTAAATATCTGGTTGATTTTCAACATAATGTAAACCAACTGAAAAAACCCGTGACTGGATATTCGGATCATATTAGCACTGTTAAAATGTTAATTAAAGATTTAACTATATTGTTGTACCAAAGTAATAATGATGACTTGCAAAATTTAAAAAATATTGAGGGCGGAGAAGAAGATGTTGACGAATTTATGCGAACCTCTTTAAATTACCCGAAAGGCGATGTAATTTTTAACATGAAAACCAAAGATACCAATAGTCAACGCTATAGATTGAATTGTTTTAAAATAGATTCGGTGTATATTTGGGTAAACAGTATGGTGTACAGTAAAACAAATAAGTTTAATTTAGAATCTATGATATCGAAATACAAATGGGGAACTCATTATATTTTAAGTTTTGACTACATGTATAATTCATTTATGAGTAAATTACACTCTGAAGTTGTAAAACTAGTACTTAGATATATTGTATCATCACGGTCGTTTGATTTACTGGAAAACGATATAAAATGCAATCCAAAATTATTGTATAAACGTTTATTATATTAATAAATTTACAAAATATATTGCTTGTTGTTTTATTACAAATTTGTAAAAACGTCAATTTGTACGAAGCCGAATTAATTTGAGAAATTTTTTAACATCAATTTTTCTCAAATTAATTCGGCTTCGTACAAATTGACGTTTTTACAAATTTTTTTGTTGTTCACGCTCGTAGCTGTCTTTAGTGTTTTGTAACAGTTGACCTATATTTTTTAATATTTCTTTTTTGTTTTCTTTGTTAATCATTTCTGTTAACCCTTTGATTATAGTGTCGATTAAATTTTTAATGACATCGTCGATATCTAAATTATTTTTGATATATATGTGTAAATCTTGCAATTTATTCCATTCTACTTGTTCTTCGTAATCAAAAATGATATCCATATTTTTTGACTTTCAAACGGTGTACTACAACTTTGATGAAATTCTTCAATTGATGATAAATTATAATTTTGAGCGTGCCGACAAAAAAATGTTGAATTGCAATCGGCTCAAAATTATTTGCGCAAATGAACAAGTATATTTTACTAACGGTACTAATATTGACATAAGATTGGTAAAACACGATGAGTGTTATGTGTCTTTTGAAGGAATCCTCGAATTGATGGATAGCAACATGTTTGGTGAAAAAGACACATTTGAAACGCTATTGGTCAATTGTACGTTTCGTGTAGTTTTACAACCAAACCATCCTTGGTTAAACAATTATATTATCAAATTGCAATCACGCCTAAACGGATCGTTTGAATTTTATTTTAAAGTTTTGGAACAATACATGTTGGCTAATCAACCGTACGTTTCTAAAATTGGTCCCACTATAAATAAATTAATTGCGACGGCCGAAAAATACAAACAATGTAATCATTATTGTTCGTTGATTGAAGCGTGTCACAATTTTGACAAAGCTAGCGCTTTAATGTTACAACATATCTCTTTGTAATGTATTAAAATAAAAAAAACAATTTTTAAATAAATTATTTATTAAATATCTAAAAATGGATGTTTTATTATATCGTTGTACGAGTTTAACCTATTGTTAAAATTTAAATCAAGCATTTTTGTAACAAAATCCATTGCCGTGTTTGAAATATTTTTGATGGGCTCCAAAGGTTTGGAATACAGCGGCAACATATCTTCCGGTTCGATAGCGTTTAATTCTTCTTCGCTATTTTCATTTATTTCAAACGGATAGTTTGTTGACAAAATTTCATATGAAACTACACCCACCGCCCACCAATCAAACGACGGTTCGTACGGACATTTTGTTATTTTTTCAGGGGAATAATACACAGTGGTGCCGTCGTACATAGACGGAGTACCGATGGCGCGCACCAAACCGTAATCACACACATACAGTCTCTTTTTTTTTCGATCAAATAACAAATTCTCCAATTTGATATCGTTGTGTATAAATTGTTTTTTATGGAGTTCGTGCAAAGCGTTCACAAGCGTGAATATAATTTTGCGACAAATTGATTCTTCTAAGCGATAACGTTCGTTGTCGTGTTTCACCAAATCGAACAAATCACCGTCGGGTATATAATCCATTGTTAAAACGACATCACCCCGTTTGTTGTACACAAAGTTGTGTATATTAACAAAGTGTGGATTGTCGTGCATCAAAAGCGGTACGCTTATTTCTAGTGGATTGAAAATTTTTTCTTTTAAAACTTTACACACGTACCGCTTGGGATCTCCTTTTTTTTTACATAAAAATACATTTCCATAAGAAACTTTATCAGTTTCGCCTAAATTTTCCAAGACTTGAATATTTTTCAAATCTTGCACAACGCGCGATATGGATTTACTGGGATTCATGAAAGAATTTAATTTTAAAGCTGATGCTCGTGAAACAATAAAACGAATGAAATGGAACAATAGCTTAAAAAGAAAATTAAATACGGAAAATTGCGATAATGATACGGTAACGTTGACAACCGAAGAGGTTATAGAGTTTTTGGAAAGTGTTTACCAAATGTTTGTAAAAATTCGCGCAAAACCAACAATTATAACCGAAAAAAATTTGTCAACTATTACGCGTTGTGACGTTAAAGATCAATCGCGCAGTTTTGAAGTTTTACAAAACAACATGCAAGGTGGTGAAACAAAAACTGTTTCGGAAACAAAATCACCCGACCCACCGTTTACTCACGTTGATTTTAATTACATAAACACCGAATCGAAACTGGTGAACACCGAATCTAAAAATACCGATGATTTTGACGTTTAATAAGCGGGACCTGTGTACAATGGTACATCGGGTGCGAATTCCTTGATCTTGAACAAGAAAGATACTTCGAGTAAGATTTCTTCGGTTTCGCTAGAGGTGGTACCGATGTAGACGAGTGGTCTGTGGAAATATGGCCATAGTACATCTTCAAAGAAAGTTTCAAAGTTGTCATTGTACACGGATTGAAGACACATAAGCGGGAAAGCGAAACCTTTTTTCAGATTGATGCGTTCAATATTGTTGGGACCAATGTAGTAAGGGTCCTGGGCGCGAATAACGTCATGGGGAACGTAGTCGGGGTGAGCGCCTAAAGCGTATTGCATAGTAAACTTGTAGCAACGGTTAGGTTGCATTGGTCTACATTGAATCTCGAACCACAAGTCCATTATTTGTTGGTCGGTGGTGATTGGGAACTCCTCTGAGATGAAACGAGTCCACATTTCGCGAAGAAATTCTTTACCGCTCCAGTTGCACACCAGCTTCAATGTGTCGGGTTCGACGCGTCTACATTCTTTGAAAAGGGTAATCCTAACATTCTTTCCGGGACCACGGAACGGATCCTCGGTGACCATATATTGGTCGGCGATGTCTAAAACGGGTTCAATTTCGGCTTCGCGCAGACGATCCTTTTTATGTTTGACATCTTTCAACACAGCACCCAAACTCTTGTAGTGTTGGTTGTCAATTACGCAAGTGGTACCTTCGTGTTTGCTGTATCTTAATGCTCTATTATATCCCAT